ATATTCAGGTGCTGCACTACTACGACAAGAGCAACAATACAATAATGCGACCTGGCATGACATTCACGATTGAGCCGATGATTTCACTTGGCACATGGCAGCACCGCATGTGGAACGACGGCTGGACTGCAGTGACTGCAGACGGCAAGCGGACTGCGCAATTTGAACACACCGTGTTGGTCACTGAAACTGGTGTTGATGTATTGACAGGTGGACCAATCACCAAAGGGAAAAAATGAGAGTATGGATTGACCAAGATTTGTGTACGGGGGATGGGCTATGCGCAGAAATTGCACCAGATGTATTCATTATGATGCCCGATGGTTTGGCATACACAAGAGAAGGCGAAAAAGTATATGCCAAATCTGTGGGGAACCCCGAAGGCGCAGATGGTTTAGCATCTTTTGCCGATGATCGGTTGGAAGATGTAATTGAAGCCGCCGAGGAATGTCCTGGCGAATGTATCTTTATTGAACCTTAAACCCACAAACAAACTTTGTTAGTACTTTCGGAGCCACCGTGGTATAATGTAAAGATGTACGAATACCGTGTAAAAAAGGTTCTTAAGGTTGTTGATGGCGATACAATTGATGTGGACATTGATTTGGGCTTTGATATCTCCTATACGCAACGGGTAAGACTGGCTGGAATAGACACCCCTGAATCCCGCACAAAAGACGCACGAGAGAAGGCATTGGGGCTTGAGGTAAAAGAGAAACTTAAGAAAGCCATTGATGCCGCCAAAGATGTGATTATCGTAACCGAGAAACCAGACAGCACCGAAAAGTACGGGCGCATCTTGGGTTGGGTGTATTTGGACAAAGCTGCCAAGTCAATCAACGAACTACTCATTGAAGAAGGCTATGCATGGGGATACATGGGCGAAACCAAAATCAAAGACTTTGATGCCCTTCTCGCCAAGCGCAACAAAAAATAGTTAGCGCCGAGCAAACTTTCTTAGTACAACTTTTGCCACCGAAAACAAAAGAAACCCGATGACAATGTAGCGGAAGATCTCCACAAGAAAAATAAAAGCCAACTGAGTCATCCACCATACCCACATCATAAAAACTACCTCAAATCTTTCTTAGTATCCTTTTGCGCCACGATGTCATAATCATATCGGTCATCATCTGAGGTAAGCCATTTCTCCCCATCTTCAACATCCCAAATTTTTTGATTGATCAACCTTTCAATAAGAGGTTTATCTTTCTTGGTTGTATATGAAGGATCCCATAATCTCACCCGATTGTTCGGCTGGATAGCAAAATTACCATCAGCCCTTTGAATCACATGCCCGCACTTGTGCTGACCAGGATTAACCGAATAGCCTGCGTCCAAAATATTGATATCGGGAGAATGCCAGTCCAGAGTGAATAGATACTTGCCATTTACTTTATCAGCATGACGATCAATGTAAGTCATTGCCATACCCTTCATGTGTTGAAAGGAGGTAACGGTAATGTACGATGAAAAGCTATTCCACATCACAAGGTCATGTAGATCCACTTCAGGACTGTCCTCAGATGCGCAGAAAGCATTTATAGGGGCTCTCCACCAAACACCGCCATCTTCCATTAGAAAATGGAATACGGGCGCTCTGTCAGGAATGGAGGCAACTCCAAAAATAACACAAGGGAACTTTAGGTCATGGCTGTCTAATTGATTACGCAAAAAGTTACCACGGACATAACATTCAATTGGGGGGATGGAAGCATTTAATTCTGGCATATTGTTTTTATGGGATTTGACCCACTCCTTGTCTAAAGTCTATGTTCATTACCATTCTGAAAGGAGACTGTACAGGGCTGGAACCCGCATGGAGGGTGCTCCCGTCAAATATGATAGCCCTACCCTTCTTGGGGTACACAATGTCTTCTTCATTCCAATTTTTATCAAAAAATATTGTTGGACCATCCGATTCATTAATGTAGTATATGCAAACCATATGATCAATCTTTGTTCCATCGTCATACCCCAGATCCACATGCGGGGTGTGAGGCTCGTATGAATTATATGGTGGGCATGGAGATGTTAGATTTACCTTAGCTCTGAACAAAGTAATATCTCCACACTCCCGAACAATTGCATCAAACAACGGGCGAATAATTTTTAAATGCGGGGATGCCGCTTTTTGATCGTGCATAAACAAATGATGGGTAAGTTGAGTAGGGGCATGAGCCCACGGCTTATCCCCTGCACTAATATTGGTTGGATGTAAACGCCAAACAAATTGATTGGAGCCAACATAGTCCAACAACTCATCTTGTTGTTCTGCAGAAATAAAGTTATCTATAATTTTCATGGCTGGCGAGGTAGGGTTTGAACCTACGACCCACGGATTAACAGTCCGTTGCTCTGCCAACTGAGCTACTCGCCAGAGTATTACTTAATTAACAGTATAGCAATTGTAATTGCGTGAAGTGTGAAATACACTGCATGTGTGATTTTATCTTGTTTTGACATTATACCTCCATTTTTAAAAAGAATAGTTGAATAAAGAAATTTCTTGTATACAGTGCTCTTCAACCATTTCCTTAATTGTATCAGAGTAGTACTCCTGATAGGGCACATTCACTGGGCGGTAGCCCGATTTTTCAAATATATTGGATATATCAATATCAATTGATATGTCACTAGATATTGAATGCAAATCTTTTTGTAAATCTTCATATTTTAAAATACGATCAACAACTATATTATTGTTTATTGAAAAATATTTCCAATTAGAAATTATTTTATTATCATAAAATTCTTTTACAAAATCATGAAATGAATTGTATTTTTCTGGTTGAAGATATTTTTGCCAAAAATAATGACTAACCATTTTGTCAAATGGGTTCCGCACTATTGAGAATTTAAAATAATGGTTAAAAATTTTGCTCCCGTATCTTTGCAGTATTTGTGCTGGAATTTCATGACCGTTCTTATGGTATACATCGCTAAAAGCTAACGAAGGTTCCAAGGCGGTTTCAACGCTTGAACCACCAGTCTTTTCTGACTTTATAAAAATAAACTTATTGGTATGTGAAATAATCATAGAGCCCCCTCTCGGGATTGAACCGAGGACCACCTCATTACAAGTGAGGTGCTCTACCACTGAGCTAAAGGGGCGTTAAATTTCAAATAAAAAATTAATTACAATCCTTCTAGCATGCTTAGCGGGACTGCTTCCCGCATGATGAGTACTGCCATCAAAAAATACAGCAGAATTTTTTTCTGGAGATACTCTGCATATCTCAGTTGACCTATTGCCAGCGCCGTAAAAAACAGTATCTCCATCGGAATCATTAACATAATATATAATTACAAAATGAGGTTTATGAGAATCAGTATGCGGTGTAAAAGTTTTTGATTCATTTGAAATTTTTGTATGAAGCCCCATTCTAATTCTAGTGACTTTGTTATATTCAAAACTAAATTTTTCTTCAAAAAACGGTATTGCCGACACTATCAAATCATGTGCTGGCTTTAATGATTTTTTTAAATCCTCATTCCAAGTAGAGCTTGCACCCTCATGATGAACCATATGAAAAAACCCGTGCCCATCAGTGTGAGTATTTTTATTGTTAAATTCAGTATAGGTAATGTCGTTTAAATAAAACCAAGGGAAATTATTAGCATAACACATATTTAAAATGCTATTTGCTAAATGTTCAGGAAGGACATTGTTTATTTTTACAATATCAGCCATTAGTAATCCTCCGCTGAGTCAAGGCGTGTCTACACATATTTTATCCTGCTGGACAATGCATACTTAAGAATACCATAATTAGGCAGCTTAATATCTGCAGCCATTAAAGTATAGTCGTGCAAAATACTATCTATCTTTCTTCTATTGTAGGCTGAGTGAAATTCAATCAAGTACACATCTGGTTTGATAAGCATATTTTCCAATATTTCAATTTCAGCACCTTCTGTATCAATTTTTACAATGTTTGCGTTTGGAAGTAAACTTGCCGACATTACGGAAACTTCTTCACCTTCTTCAACTTGCTCGTCACCATTTATAAAGCTACACTCGCCAATGTTGTGAGCTCCGTAGTGCATTCTTCTAGTTTCTGTTTTTGATCCTATTGCAACATTTGATATTACAATATTATCTATACTTTTTGTATTTTCTTTTAATAAATTAAAATTATTTTTAATTGGTTCATATGAGTATATTTTTGAATTAGCCCAGCGCTTGTTAGCCCATAAAGAAAAACCACCAATATTCCCGCCGATGTCTAGAATTACTGGGCTTGGATTTCTATATGCAATATCGTATTCACCTTTAAATATTTTCTCTATGTGTTCAGTCATATTTTTTGGGATCTGCATTTTCATAATTTTGTGCTCTCACTGGGACTTGAACCCAGAAACCTTTCGGTCAAGGGTTTTAAGCCCTCCGTGTTTGCCGATTTCACCATAAGAGCATTATTTCTTTTTGATTACTTTCTTTTTAGCAACTTTCTTTACAACTCTTTCCTTTGGCATATCTGGTAGAGGCATCCACTTCCCTAATGATTCTGAAATGGCATCAATAATCCGCTCAATTTCATAATCCAAGACATTAACTGTTGTTTTCAAAATTGCTTTACCTTTTGGATCGTCATCTTCTACTTGTAGAATTTCTGAAACAACTTCTGATAGGTGAGCCATATGGCAATGAAGTAATTCATGAACAACTGTTGCACGAAAATCTGTTGCGGTATCTTTCCTAAAATCTTTGTGAAGATACATCTTCGCTAGGTGCTGACCGTGAACAACTTCTGTCTCACCAAGGGCATCGGGGCTGGATGGTTTAGTCTGCATAAGAATTGTCCAATGAGAAAGACCCATCATGTTCTTTAGCTTATTAACATAACGAACTACCCATGCATCCATAGGCGCAACGACTACACTAGGCTTTGTCATCAAAATCCCTCTCGCTTGGGTAAACTCTCCAGTCCAAGTCACCGTTGTTCCAAAATGGAATCTCTCCAAGAACTCTTGCCATCTTGCCAATCAACGGATCTTCTTTTGGAGAAAAAATATCAAGATCGTACATCCAGCTTGCGCAATACACTTCTTCAGAGAACGCCTCCATAACAACTGGCAGGGCTTCTTGGATAAGATCTTTGAGCAGTATATTTTCTGCTAGAAGATTTTTTATTTTTAGCTCTTTAAGTTCTTCTCTAAAAATTGAATAATTGAACTCATCATCATAGAAATTATTGTCACTCACCGTCATCCTCCCTGTATTTGGTAATTACAGTATATCCAGTTAATGGACAAGTTGTTTTGTTTTTTATAGAATTAATTTCTTTACGCACAACAGTTCTTTGCACCCATCTATCGCTACCATCATATTTTGCCTGAAATGCAGTTCTGCCATGAACAGTAATGTTATTATCTAAAACCAGTAAATCTCCAGTTTTTAAAAAAACAGTCTGCGTGTTTCGCTCAATAGCCTTGGTGAAAACATTCAAAGCCATTTGAGCCTCTGTGGTTGTTCCAGTCATAACTGTTCTATCATATTTCATAATATACCTGTTGTTAATATCTCTACTAATTATTGGCATTACAACAGAGTGGTCTTGCTCTCCATTTAATCTAAAACTTTCATCAACAGATGTTTTAAACAAATTCTTTTTTAATATATTTAAAATGCCAATATGTATATCTTTCAACACATCTGACAACAATGCGTAAGTTGTCCCCGCTGTTTCATCACCACGCAAACACAATAGCAACAAGTGATCTGGTAAGTGGGGGTGGAAAGCTGCTTCTGTATGTAATTCTAAATTTACTTTAGAAGATGAAGATATCTGATGCTCCGCCTGTCTCCTAATTGGAAAAATGTTTTGGACAATTCGCCCACGCTGTTCTTGTAGATACCCAACTGGATGCCCAAAGCCCTTAGCGTACTCTAGCAACAAGGAGCTTGCCTTGTTTGTATTAAAACTCTCAAGGAGGTTTGATGGGGTTGGTGGGATATCACCAATATCTAGATTTCTAAATAAAATCATATCCCACCGTAGCCATGATTAAATACTTACTCGTTCTTCTTTTGGATTAAGAATTTCAAAATGTCCACGCTTTACTTTTTTAAAGTAACCACGATTGGCATTATAGAAATTATAGAATGTTGGGAGAGAGATTTGTACATCTGTTGCTAATTGCACAGGGGTAACAATCTTTCCAACATTTCCATTCAAGAAATTAACAATATTATCTTGCTTTGATTTTCTTCCAGTCATTTGTTTCACCATCCTTTCTTTAAAGTTAAACATTTCTGCATATTGCTCATATTCATTTTCTGAAACATTATAATATTTCATAGTTTTAACTGGGGACCAGTTTTTATAATGTCCATATATTACTGATGACGCTACACGGTGATTATCTGGCTTAACTAGTGAAATTAGTTTTTCATGAAGTTTATGAAAATCTGGTGTTCTAGTAAAGTCATTATCTTCTTCTTCAAATAGCTCTTCTGTCATAGTCCCTCTTTTCGTAGATGTTGAATAGATATTATCACTTTTAGAAAAGAAAACCCCTCGTTTTTAGAAATTCTTTTGGGAATATCAAAAGGGCGCCCCCCGTATCTATAATAACCTTTCGGAATATCATAAATCAGGAAACGCCCTTAAAATTATTTTTTGATAGCTGGTGGGGTTTTTAGATCGCCATGTTGCTTAATATGACCTTCAAGCTTGCTATCCACTTTTTGAACATCTACATGAAGTCCTTTTAATAAATCAGCAACAATTCCATGATCAGACTTATTCTCTTTCCTACCCGCTTGTACGAGGGCAGCCAAGACAACGCCTACTGCAGCAATTACCGCTACGGCAACAGCTTCCATGTTTTTACTTTGCCATCAAAAAACTGGCAATTACATCAACATCAATGTCAAATGTGCCATAGGCGGCTTCGTGAGCCTGAAGGGTCTCAATCAAGCTTGACTTGCGAACCTGTTCTGGATTAAGAGGAACTTCTTGCGCCGAAGGCTTAGAGGATGCTGGTTCGCTTGTTGAACCAGTATCGCTACCTGTAATAGATGCGGCTGGTTTGGTGGTTAACATGAATGTTACATCCTTAACTGACTTACTTAACATATCAATTTGACCTTGATGATACGATGCTGTTTCAACAAATTCTTTCATTTGGGCAAAAGCAGCCTTAGCCATATCGTCATTTTTCTTTTTTAGAAAAGAATGCTGATTAATCATTGCTTCTGCATTGTCTACTGGAATTTTAATATAATTCATATACTCTCCTTGTATTTTAGATATACCTAATAGCATATCATATAAATAATTCTACTACCTTGTTTTTTAAATAATCAATCATGGACTCTTCATCGTCCATGCCATCTTCGGAGTCATCTTCAACAACACCGTCTGGAATGATCGCAAATCTGCATTTACCTTCATCCTCTACTTTCTGAGCGATGATCTTACAAACACCATTACCCTCATAAAGAACGCAGTTTGAACATTTAACCCCAATTTCTTTAACATCATTTTCTTCGGGGCTATCATAGCCAGCCCAAACCCCAGTCTCATCTTCGTTAAATTTACCGTACCGAAGGGTGATTGCAATCAACATATCAGCCAACACCGCTTCCTGTTCATCAAGGTCATCCGCAATTTTGTTTACAAATTCTTCTGATTTATTCACAACCCTGTAGCCGCCGCCTCGTTTCTTATATTCACGGACAAGCCATGCATTAGCATAGGCTGAAGGGTACACATCAAATTTTGCTTTAGCCGCCGCTTTTACTCTGGCATATAATTCTGGGTTTGTTGGAACATTACGAGATGCTTTTTCAACATCTGTTGAAACATTGATAGGCTTTTTACCCTGCCTGGTCTGTGACGATTCCGCTGTGCGCTTACGCCTAACAGCAGATGCAATCTGTGCAGGTGTCATTCTGGCAGCACGAGCGGCTGGTACGCACTTTGGATACTTGCCTGACTCGGCATCTGCCCTACCACATGGCTCAAACCCACCGCCAGATTTGGGTCTTGAAATATCAACCCATCTTTCTCCAAACCATTGCGTTAAACTTTTTTGAATATCATCAATAAATTTCTTTTTTTTCTTTTTTGAACCGTATCCTCGTTGTGGGTTCTTAATACCAGAACCCATTGAACTAGTAGTTACTTCGTTAGCCTTTTCTTCATAGCCATTTACCCGTGCAGCAACGCCCTGCATTTGAGCTTTTATTTTTGCGGCTTCCATGGATTTTTCATCGCCAGCGGTATACAGGTAGCACTTACCGCTATCTCCCCATTTGTATCCTGGCTTGTCTCCATCTGAACATGAACTAATTGGCATAATCTACAATGTTACCATGTTACTGATAAATACTCACAATATCAGCCTGCTCCCATCTCTGGACAGGAAACTCAACTCTCCAAAAGTAATGGGCGGCATCCTCTGATGAATATATAATTCGGGCGTATGCCTTCTTAGCCCCTTCATCATAAACCGAACAATTTGCAAATGAGCAAAAGTATAGAGCTTTATATTGGTAGCTATCTTCTTGCCAATGGATTGCGTTAACAACAACTAAGTTTCTATTGCAATAAGGGCAAATTCTAATTGGGTATGGAAAATCTTTAATTACTTGTCCGAGGATCATCTCTTTCATCTCCATCATCATTAAATATTTTTTTTCTTAAAATATAATTGATTACTTCATCAATTTTACTTCTTGCTATTTCTACACCATCCATCAATGCATTAAGTTCTTCAATAGACATTGGATACTTATCATCTGGTGACATGATAACAAAGGCTGGAACAAAACTATCTTCAAAAGGCACAGCCTTAATAATAATCTGGAGAGACTCTATATCCTCCAATTCTATATCTGAGTTATAGCTTGTTATTCTCATCTATTCCTTCTATTGTTAGAGTTAGGCAATTTAACAGGTACTTTGTTATTCTTTACTTCTTTAAGATTTTCTCTGGGTTTAGTATCAGGTGGTTTGATTAATCTAATCCATTGGTATACCAGTATTGTTATAATACTAGTATACAAAGTTATATCCTTGTTTAATAATTCATTAAACGAATACCTAAAACCAAATGATGCTACAATTGTCCAAACACCCCAGAAAAAGAAATTTGTCATATGCAGAGCATATCAGAAATTTATATTTTTTTTTACTTTCGCACACATTTTTTTATAAAAGATGATATGCTTACGCATGCAAGGCGTACTAGCATACTAAGCATACTACATATACTTATAAACTATATATAACTATATACCTAGTATACTTAGCATACAGTTTTCAGATAAGAAGAAAAGTGATATGGTGGATACATGAAAATAATTGCAATTGTTGAGTCTGATGACTATGGACCAGCAGCAATCATTGACCCCGATCATATTAGCGTAATGAAGTTTGATGACTTCTATCTAGCAGCAACAAGGTGTGTTTTTACCAATATGCCGATCAGTATAGAAATATCTGAAGAAACCGCTCATGATCTTATTAAAAAAGGTGTAAACTGTCTCTCTATGTCTTCCGATACAACCGTAATGGAAAATGAGAAAGAGTAACCTTTTTAATGAAAAAAATTAGTTGGTTTAGTCTTAATCATCAAGATGCATCTGGCGAAACTTGGTACAGCCAAGGATACTACAATGCAGCCATTGCAACTATCAAAGCTCTTCAGGCTAAAGAGTGCGCAGTGTTTTACACTCGTGAAGACATTCCCTTTCATGTTAGCTTCTGTCCCCCAACTTATTACCAGATGAAGTCTAAGTATAATGTTGGATATACGCCTTGGGAATCTACAAAGATTCCACCACACTGGTTGGACAATATGCGTAAATGTGATGAAGTCTGGGCTACCTCGGATTTTATTAAAGATGTCTACATTAAAAATAATGTTAACGCTAATGTATTTACTATACCACACGGCATATCAGAAGATTTTGCTGTTCTAGAAAGAGAACTAACTGGTAGATTTAATTTCTTGCATGTTGGTGGAGATTCAAAAAGAAAAAATGCACAGATGGCTGTTGATGCTTTTCTTGATCTGTATGATGGGAATGATGACTTCAGGTTGGTACTGAAATATAACAAGTTCTGTCTAGCAGAAGTATATCTAGATTCTAAACTTGTACCAGCAACCTATCACCCTCAGATTATTGCTATACCAGAGAATTTCAGTACAGATGACCTTGTTGCTTTGTATCACAAATGTCACTGTATGATTTATCCAACAATGGGTGAAGGTTTTGGAATGATTCCTTTTGAAGCAATCGCAACAGGTTTACCAACAATTGTTACAAACCTTACTGGTTGTGCAGATTTTGCAAAATATGGTATTCCACTTGAGGCATCTTTTATCAAAGCCGACTGGCAGGATCATTTGTATGATTGTGATACTGGTGAATGGGCAAGTCCTGATTACCAACAGCTTTTGGATTTAATGGAGAATGTTGTTAACGAGTATGATGATTTCAAAAAATACGCTTTAAAATCTGCAAAAATTTTGCATAGTGAGTGGTCTTGGGCTTCAGTCGCTGATAAGATTTTGACACGATTAGAATTTTACGAAAATTCTTTGTTGTAGTCCTTAGTATCAATTTTTGACTCGGGTTAACCCGTAGTCTAAACTGGATACTCTTATCTATTGGAGGTATTGAATGTCTTTATTGTCACCTGAATTTATTGCTAGCTATGGATCTAAAACCCCACCTTGGGGCTTTGGCGGTCTTGGAGAAGTTGTTTTCCTTAGGACATATAGCCGCAAAATTGAAGGGACAGACCAAACAGAATCATGGGTTCAAACCATTCAAAGAATTATAGAAGGTGCTGCTGATATTGGAGTTCCATTCTCTACCGAAGACGCAGAACATTTGTTTGATCATATGTTTAACCTACGGTGCGCAGTGTCTGGCAGAGCCCTTTGGCAACTCGGTACGCCTCTTGTAAAACAGTTTTCGGGCACTTCATTGAATAATTGTTTTTATACAAATATTGAGAAGATTGAAGATTTTGAAATGTTGTTTGATTATCTCATGCTGGGTGGTGGAGTTGGATTCTCGGTAGAGAGATCAAAGATCCATGAATTGCCTAAAGTTAAAGCTGTTGCTTCAATTACAGCCGAGCGCACAAATGATGCAGACTTCATTGTTCCAGACTCAAGGCAAGGTTGGAGAGAACTACTTCATAAAGTACTTGAATCATATTTCAAAAATGGCAAATCTTTTACATACTCAACTATTCTAATTCGTGAATTCGGTACACCACTCAAGACTTTTGGTGGAACAGCTTCTGGTTCTGGAGCGCTAGTTGACGGGGTTGCAGACATTTGTAAAGTTTTAGATAACCGTGTTGGTAAGAAACTTCGTTCAATTGATGTGCTAGATATTTGCAATATCATTGGGCGTATTGTTGTTTCTGGCTCATCACGCCGTTCTGCACAAATTGCTATTGGTGATCCTGATGACATTCTTTTCCTTAAAGCAAAAAATTGGGGATCGGGCAATGTTCCAGCGTGGAGAGCAAACAGCAACAATAGTATTTATGCAGATGCCTATGATGAAATTCTACCAGAGCTCTGGAAAGGGTACGATGGAACAGGTGAGCCTTATGGTCTTGTCAATCGCAAGCTTGCAAGAACATACGGAAGATTGGGTGAAAAGTCGTTAGACCCTTCTATTGAGGGATTTAACCCATGTGCAGAGATTGCTCTTGCCGATGGTGAGTCGTGCAATCTTGCTACTATATTTTTACCAAATGTTGAAAGCCTTGGGCAGTTGTTGGAAATATCAAAACTTTTGTACTTAATCCAAAAACAAATAACTCAGTTATCATACCCGTATGAGAAAACAACAAACATTGTTAGAAAGAATACTCGCCTTGGTCAATCAATTACTGGCATTCTTCAGTGTGATGAAAAGCAAATTGGCTGGTTGTCTCAAGCCTATGATTTCTTAAAAGATTTTGATGCTTTCTACAGCAAAGAAAGAGGTTGGAATCAATCTGTCCGTCTAACGACAGTTCAGCCATCAGGAACTTTATCATTACTCCCAGGTGTAACTCCTGGAATCCACCCAGCTTTCGCTCCGTATTATATTCGCAGAGTTAGGTTTAGCTCTGTTGACCCACTAGTAGATGCATGCCGTAAGCGTGGTTATAAAGTTACATGGGATATGGGCTTGGATGGAAGAGAGGATCATACAAGGTATGTTGTGGAGTTCCCGTGCAAATCACCAGACAATTCAATTCTGGTTGCAAACATGACTGCTCTTGAGCAATTAGAATGGGTTAAGAAAATGCAAACAATCTGGGCTGACAATGCAGTTTCTGTAACGGTCTATTATCGTAAAGAAGAACTGCCAGCAGTAAAAGAGTGGTTGTCTAACAATTATGACTCGTCTGTTAAGTCAGTATCTTTTCTGTTACATGTTGATCACAACTTCCCATTACCTCCATATGAGGAGATCACTAAAGATCAATACGATAAAGTATTCTCTAAATTAGACTTTTCAACTCCAATTCATCAAAACGCTGCCAACTTGGATATTGATTTGGATGATTGTGCAACAGGTGCATGCCCTATTAAGTAGCTATTGAACAATTTGTGTACAGCAATAATCCCTTTTTCATTAAAACTGGTGTATACTGAAACATATGTCCGATATTGTAAAGAACAAGCGCATCTGGGTTCCAGATAGAACATTTGGGGTTTGCATTTGGATATTGCCTGATGGACAACCTTTGTCTGATGGCGATGGATATTTGTCGGCAGAAGGTTTTATTGGTGACAAAGATATTGAATCAAGAGTTGAGGCTGCTGCAAAGTATTGGACTGGCAGTGAAGAAGGCGAGTTAGCGTGGGTGCATGGGGCTAGAAAAGTTTCTAGTTCAGAGAGAGATGATCAAGTTGCAAGATTTCATGATGGTCTGATCCCAGACCCACTGGAAGACGCTTTTGACGGATTGAGGAAAAATGGAAAATAAAACAACACATATGACTGATCAAGCCGTTGAAGAAGAAATTGATGATTTAACATATTTTGGATTTGACTCATCTCCAACTAATGATGACCCGTTTGCAAAAGTTTCTTATTCTAGTCTTTCACCAAAAATGAAAAGAAAAGTTTCAAAACTTGCAAAAAAGTTTGAAGGCATAGACGGTGTAGCCAGTAAGTACATTGACCCAGAAACGCTGGATGGTTATAGTCTTTATGATATTGTAAACCCTCCATATGATTTAGATACGCTTGCTGGTCTTTACGACTCTAGTGCTATTCATAATGCCTCAGTTGCTGCAAGAGTGATGAACACTGTTGGTCTTGGTTTTGAGTTTGTTGAAACTATTAAAGCTAAAAGAAGATTAGAGAAAGCCGCTGGGGAACCAGAAAGATTAGCAAGAGTGCGAAAAGCTATTCAAGATGAGAAACAAAAACTTGAAGATATTTTTGAAAATACTAATAAAGAAGAAACTTTTAACGAAACAATGATTAAGATTTGGCAAGATGTCTTAACTGTTGGAAACGGATACATGGAAATCGGCAGAAACAATGCTGGCGAGATTGGCTATATCGGTCATATTCCTGGAACACTAATGCGTGTTCGCCGTAAAAGAGATGGGTATGTGCAGATTGCCAAGAGCAATAAAATCTCTGCTGTATTCTTTAGAAACTTTCAAGATTTAGAAACAGAAGATCCAATCAATACTGATTCAAACCCAAATGAAATTATTCATTTTAAAACCTACTCCCCCAAGAATACTTATTACGGTATTCCTTCCGCAGTATCTGCTGCTGCTGCAATTGTTGGAGATAAGTTTGCAAAAGAATACAACATTGATTACTTTGAAAACAAAGCTATTCCTCGCTATGCCATTATCCTTAAAGGTGCAAAGTTAAGTAATAAATCAAAACAAGAATTGATTAATTACTTTAGAAAAGAAGTCAAGGGTCGCAATCATGGAACCTTGGTTATCCCAATCCCAGCATCGCTTGGATCGGATAGTGATATTAGATTTGAAAAATTAGAAGCTGGAGTTCAAGATTCATCATTTGATAAATATCGTAAATCAAACCGAGATGAAATTCTTGTTGCAAACAGAGTTCCTGCCCCCAAGGTCGGTGTATATGATAATGCCAACCTCGCAGTGTCTAGGGATGCTGATAAGACATTTAAAACACAAGTGATTGGTCCAGATCAATCGGTTGTTGAAAAAAGATTGAATCGTGTTATTGCTGAATTTAGCGACATGGTTGTATTGCAATTCAAGCGGATTGATTTAATTGATGAAGACATTCAATCAAAAATTAATGATAGATATTTGAGAACAGAAGTTATTGCTCCAAACGAAGTTCGTCAACAACTCGGATTGCCAGAAAGGACAGATGGTGATGAGCCATTACCTTTCCCAACAAAGATTAAAAAAGAATCCGCTGGACCAGGAGCTCCAGTAGGAAATTCTAATAATATTACTTCTCAGCCAAGAAATGCAATATCAGATACTCGTCAAGGGTCTAGTGACCCAAGAGATTCTGGAGACCAGGCGGAGAGGGGTCAAGCACAAGATACCACAGGAGGTTCTTAATGGGTTACGGAGCTGGAATTATTTTTTCCAACACAGCAGTGACTAGTACGAGCGGCGCATCTGGCGTTGTATCTACTAATGGTCACACTAAATGCATACATTTTTATAATACGCATGCTACAACAAATGCTACAGTTAAATTGAATGGTGGTCCACATCAAGTGGTCATTCCAGCAATTAATAGCGGTGGTGGTTATGTTGAAATTGAAGGTGATTTTACAACTTTTCAAGTTATGACAGCAAGCGTTACACTTGCTGTATATGCAGTTGCATAATTTGCTTGCATTATAATAATGTATTATACTAGGGTTCACTATCTTTATGGACAATCTTAATTTTTCATTTCCAATTACAATGATCAAGACAGAGCAGCGCATTGTCTGCGGTATTGCTACAGCTGACAATGTTGATAAGTCTAATGATATTGTTGATTTCTCAGCATCAGAGATTGCTTTTAAAAATTGGCAAGGCAACATTCGTGAAATGCATGCCCCTATTGCTGTTGGAAAAGCCATTAGTTACAAACCTTTAAAGTTAAAAGGCGAGGATGGTCAAGAGTATAACGCTATTCAAGTGGAAGCTTATATCTCCAAAGGTGCCGAGGCTACTTGGCAAAAAGTTCTTGATGGAACACTTCGTGCTTTTTCAATTGGTGGTCGGATTACAAAGAAAGAAGTCATGGAAGGAAAGATGCATAACGGCAGACCAATTTCTATTATTAAAGAATATGATCTTGGTGAGTTAAGTTTAGTAGATAATCCAGCAAATGCTATGGCAGTAATTGATTTGGTAAAAATGAACAATGTTGGGGATTTAAATTACGCTCTTGATTGCGATTTAGATTGCCAGATTGAAAAAGCAAAACAACCGTTAAAAGATCCAAAGGGCGGATTGACTGCTGCTGGCAGAAGGCACTTCAAAGAAACAGAAGGCGCAAACTTAAAGCCAGGTGTTCGTGGAGCCGCCAATACCCCAGAGAAAATGCGCCGAAAGGGTTCATTCCTTACAAGATTTTTTACAAACCCATCTGGTCCAATGAAGAAGCCAAATGGCGAACCAACACGACTTGCGCTTTCAGCTGCAGCATGGGGTGAGCCAGTTCCTCAGAATTCCTCAGATGCTGCTGCTCTTGCAGCAAAAGGTCGTAGATTATTGGAAAGATATGCAAATACTAAAAAAAATGTTTCAGAAAATAATTTTGACAAAAATTTGCTGGATGCCATTTCAGAACTAATGCAAGATCAAGAGTTAATTATTAAAGTAACAAATCTTGTTTCAACACTTCAAAATTTGATGGCAAATGTTGTTGTATTTTATGCATCGGCACATAGAGCGCATTGGAATGTTGAGGGTGTAGACTTTATAGAATACCACGAATTGTTTGCAAACATTTATGAAGATGTTTATGGATCAATTGACCCAATGGCTGAACTTATTAGAAAACTGGGAGCATTCCCCCCATCGCTAGATGAAGGAAATGATATGGCTAGCATTGAAGATGACTCAGCAACTTCTGACTCCAGAGCATTAGCTATTGATTTATATATGAAAAATTATGGTTTGATTATAATGCTTAAAAATGCATTTAATGTTGCAAACGCAGAAAACGAACAAGGTGTTGCTAACTTTATTGCAGAAAGAATTGATATGCATCAAACATGGGACTGGCAATTAACTTCATCATTAAAAGTATCTGGTGTTGAAATCCCATTGCTTGTTGAGGATGGTGATGAAACTAATATAGAAAATGCTGGAGGTGTTGTGAAAGTAGAAAAATCATGTAATTGCGAAAGTAATGTGGATAAGGGATTGCACAATTTAGAAAAATATGATATTGTAAACCCTATGGATAATTCTTTGACAGATAATAAGATGTCATTTATTAAGAAGTTTATTAATTGGGTAGGTCCAATTGATAATTTAGGACTGGAAAAGTCCGAGCAGGATACAGAAGCTTCAGTAGAAGCCGATGTGATTGTTGAACAAGTGGAGGAACAAGATATGGATATTGAAGTTCTTAAAGAAGCCCTTGGTTCAGTCATTGATCAAAAGCTTACCGACTTCGCAACTTCATTTAAACTGGAAGTAGAAGCGAATGTTGATGCTAAAATTGAGGCTGTAACAAAGAGCGTTGAGGATCAGAAAATTGAATTGGCTGAGAAGTTGGAGACAACTGAGAAAGCCTTAGAGGTTCAGACAGCAAAGGTTGAGGAGTTTGCTCAAGCAGGCGCTGTCAAAAAAAGCGTTGACCCAGAAGATGATGAAGATGGCGAGGAGCTAGTTAAGTCCGCACCAAAGTCATTCTGGAGCAATATGTATTTACCACAAGAGTTAATTAGCTCTTTGGGTTATAGGTCATAAGGGAGGATCATCATATGGCAACACAAAATGAAATTTTAGCAAAAGCTAATGAAGTAACAACGGCAGTGGTGAACTCGGGTAGCGGTGTAAGCTCTATCGGTGGTCTCCTTAATGCAGAGCAATCAAATCGGTTTATTGATTTCGTGGTAGACCAATCAACTTTGATGCAGAGTTCAAGAGTTGTGCGCATGCGTACACCTCAGGTTGACATTGACAAGGTGTCAGTCGGTACAAGAATTATGGCAAAAGCAACAGAAGCCAGTGATACTGGTTCAAACGCAGCGGTAACTTTTTCTAAAGTTTCGTTGAACAGCGTGAAGCTTCGTTTGGATTGGGAATTGAGCACAGAGTCGCTTGAGGACAACATTGAGGGTGCTTCGCTAGAAGATCACCTTGCACAAATGATGGCTCGCCAAACAGCAAACGATCTTGACGATCTTTTGATTAATGGCAACACATCATCAAACAATGGTCTTTTGAAGGCTCTTGATGGTTTCAGTAAGTTAGCTCTTGCAGGTGCAACTGTTGTTGATGAAGCAGGAAACAATGTTTCCCGTGCAACCTACGACAGAGTTCTTCGTAACATGCCAAGCAAGTATTTGCAACGCCGTAACGAATTGCGATTCTTCACAGGCTCGGCAGTTGTGCAAGACACAGCTTTCAGCTTGCAGAATCCTAACTCGGCAACAGCTGCAACATCTGGAGCACCAGCCCCAGCATCAACATATGGTGAGCAAGCATTCTTGAATGGTTCAATCCGTGGAAACGGTGGTCCAGGTGCTACTGGTCTTTCTCCTTATGGTATTCCATTGGTAGAAATTCCACTCATGCCAGAAACAGTTTCGGGTGACTATTCATCCGCTGCTGGTTCACATGGTTATGTTGAATTAACATTCCCAAACAATAGAGTTATTGGTATCCATCGTGACATCACCCTCTACCGTCAGTTCCAACCAAAGACTGACACTATTGAGTACACACAGTTTATGCGTGTTGCAAACAACATTGAGAACCTCGCTTCTTATGTTCTTGCAAAGAATGTCAAACTGCGCACTCTTTAATATAAATAATTAATGTAGAAAGGGTGGAGTGTGAGCGATCACTCTCCACCCTCTCTCATGTTATACTGGATATAAGAATTTATAGAATAGGATGGTTTATGGTAAACAGAGACAATGTAGTTACAACTGAAACAGCAGCCCCTCGCAAGAAGGCTCCAGTCAAGAAAGCTGCAGTTAAGAAAGAAGTGATCCCTGTTGATGGGGATAATGATGGCTTGGTTGATGACGGAAAAGAAACGGAACGGTCTGTTAAATTAGCAGCCGTTTCTAGTGATACTGAATCCCTTGTAATTTATTTTGAAAGTGGAATAGGTTATACAACGGGAACAGGAATTAGGTTTACAAGAGAATCTCCAATGAGAGAGGTCTCTTTTGCAGAAGCAAATTTACTTTTAAGACTTTCTAATTTCAGATTAGCTAATGACGAAGAAAAAGAAATGTATTATAATAACTTGGAGGGCTAATTTATGGCAGGGAATCTTTCAGACTATCTAGAGAACAAATTGCTTGATCATTTCTTAGGCACAGCCACATATACTAAGCCAACCACTGTTTATGTGGGGCTTTATACCGTTGTTCCAACAGACGCTGGTGGTGGAACTCAAGTTACTGGCGGCTCATATGCTCGTCAAACAGCTACATTTTCTGCTGCGGCAAGCGGAACAACATCTAATACTGCCAATATTGACTTTGCAGGAATGCCTGCTGCTACGACTGTAGCTATTGGTGTGTTTGATGCACTTACCTCTGGAAACTTATTGTTGTGGGGAACTCTCACAGCCAACAAAACAACAGATGCTGGGGATACTTTAAGAATCGCAACAGGCGATCTTGATATCAGCATTGACTAGGAGATTAGTATGCTGAGAAGAGATTTTACTGGTGCAGCTACAAGAACGGTTTTAACTGCTGGGGTTAATAACTCTGTAACTTCGCTACCAGTAGCAGATACTACTTCTTACCCTTCTGGCAATAATCCTTTTGTTGTTGTTGTTGATAGAGGAACTCCTGATGAAGAAAAAGTTTTAGTTTCTTCAAAGACATCAACTACTTTTGATGGCTGCATTCGTGGTTATGATAATACTAGCGCAGTGGCGCACAGCACCTCTGCATTTGTTGATCATGTTCTAGACGCTTTAAGTATTCAAGACATGAATACAACTACCTATGATAATGAAGTTTTAATGTGGATGGGGGTATAAATGGCTAACTTAGTTCCTAAATCGTTCTATCTTGGGAATACAACTGCTGCTAATGTATATACAGTTGCTAACACTGTTGGAAATTACTCAATTATTAAATCAATTAACATTTGCAACACCAGCGATACGGCAAATGCTACAGCGGATATTCATATCCTCGTAGGAGCAACTGCTGCTGGAGCGAATAACAAGATTATTAGCAACGCCGTTGTTATTAAAAATGATGTTTTGTATTACAACACAGCCATTGTGATTCCAGCAAATAGCAAGATTTATGTTGCATCTAGCAATAGCTCTTTAACTTTTAATATTAGCGGGGTAGAGTATGCCTAGTTTAGTCAATTCTGGTGGTAGTGGTAGCGGTAATGCTTCTGGAGCAGCAGTTACTTGGGATCCAAAAATTCATGAAATTCTAGATGGCGCATACTTTCATGGATGGCAGTTTGACCCTGCTACTGGGAGATTAACAGTCCAGGCATTGTCGGATACTGATCCGATTCAGATTCCAGACTATAGAAGTGGTGACGGAACACTTGTTGCAAATCCCGATGGTGGTTTTAGATTTGTTGGAAGAGAAAGTCTAGCAGCAAGTTTGGCAAATTTGGTAGCAGGAGAGGTTTTAGATTATAATAATACTAGTGTTTATGTCAACTGGCTTACAAGTCAATCTGAATTAAGCTACTCATGGTATACTAGTAATAAATCGCATTTGATTTTGGAGGTTGCGTAAATGGCACAGGCAATAGATTTAGGAAGATTAAGGTTTTTTCATCAAGGCGTATATGCTGGTGGCACTACCTATGAATTGAATGATGTTGTGTCCTATGGGGCAAAATCATATGTTTATATTAGCACGACCTCCGCTGCTGGTAACTTGCCAACAAATGCTACTTATTGGTCTTTGCTGGCTGATGGACAGGATTTTAGAGGAACTTGGGCAACATCAACCGCCTATAAACTTGATGATATTGTTGTGCGTGGTGGAATAAGTTATATTTGTTTAGAAGCGCACACCTCTGGAACTTTCTCAACTAACTTAGCTGCTGCTAAATGGCAAGCTTTTGTTAGTGGAACTAATTGGAGAGGTAACTGGGCGGGGACAACTGCTTATTTGGTTAATGATCTTGCATTCGTTAATGGTAACGCATATATTTCAACAAGTGATCATACTAGTACAAGCACTTTTGCAACTGACTTGGCAGCGCCATACTGGGCTCTGTTTTCCCAAGGCGGGACTGGAGAAATCCCAGCACAAACTGGCAATGCAAACAAGGTATTAAAAACTGATGGTACAGATGTTTCTTGGACAAATACATTGTCAATTGCTAATGCAACCGTGTCTGGCACGGTACTCGCAACCACCTTAACTGCTAATACATCAGTGATAACATTAGCTTTGAACGCAACTTCATCAGCAACTGTTGGTAATGGTGCAAGCGCCTTTGGTGGTACATTAACAAACCCAACTTTAACTGTTCAATCAAATACAACAGATTATTCCCAAATTGCTTTTAGAAACTTGGGAACAAATGCAAACAGCTCAACAGATATTATTGCGTATGCCGATGCAGGCACTGATGATGCTGGTTGGATTGATATGGGTATTACATCGGCTAACTTTGCTGATGCCTCATTCACAGTTACTGGTGGTCATGATGGTTATATTTTCATGGAAGCCCCAGCAAACACTACAGGCAAGGGAAACTTAATTCTTGCTACTGGTGGTAATGGAACACAGAATAAAATTATCTTTGCGGCAGGCGGTTTGTTAAGTGATAAAACTCAAATGGTTATCACTCCAAACACATCTGTTGCAATCAATATTGCAACCAACTCTACAAGCGCAACAACTGGTGCTTTGACTGTTGTTGGTGGTGTTGGTATTGGTGGTAATGTGTTCATTACTGGTAATACAAGCATCACGGGTACAATCACTGTTGGTGGTGGAGCGTTCTCGTCAAATAACTTGACAGTTTCTGACCCAATTATTTTCATGGGTAATACCAACTCTGGTGATTCACTAGACCTTGGTTTTGCTGGTAAGTATACAAGCAGCGGCACGAAATATGCTGGTCTGTTAAGAGATGCTTCTGATTCTGGTAAGTTTAGATTATTTACTGGTCTGACAGAAGCTCCTACATCAACAGCAAACTTTGCTGCTGCATCAAACGCTAACTTGATTGTTGGTAATCTTGAAGCAAGCGGTCTTGCTAATGTTGCTGGAATTGTAACTATTTCTAATACCACGGCTGCCTCAAGCACCACGGCTGCTGCTCTTGTTGTTACTGGCGGTATCGCTACTGCAAACAATGTGCATGTTGGCGGAACATTGAATGTTACTGGTGATGTAACAATTACTGGTAATACAACGGTCAATGGTCGTTTAACAATGGCTGAAGTTTCAGAAGTCGTTGCATCTGCAACAATAACCTCCAATGTTTCCACCGTGTCATATGCAGATACATTAATTTCTTACTACTCTGCACCATCAGCTAACTTTACTATTAACTTAACAAATGTTCCAACAACTAACGATAGAATTATTACTTTCTCAGCAATCATTACACAAGGCGCTACAGGATACTACCCAAGCGCTTTCCAAATTGATGGCGTTGGTCAAACAATTAAGTGGTCTGGTGGTAATGCAGTTGCTGCAACATCAAGTTCTGGGAAAATTGATATTTATACATTCAACCTTCTCCGAACAGGGTCGGCTTGGAGTGTGTTTGGCGCTGCAAGCGTCAACTACTAATTACGGAGGATTATGGCTATCTTTAGCAGTGTTAAAGCAAGTGGAGCATTTGGAGCAAAAAGACTTACAACTAAGTTGAAAGCTTTTATAGACAGCTTTACTGCAGGAGATAGCGCTTTGACCCTTCCTCAAACATCAGCTACATGGGTGGCAACAAGTGGTACATGGGGTATTATTGGAAATAAAGCCTACTCAATCACTGCAGGATCTTCCTACCCAGTTGCCGTTGTAGACACTAATACTAAAGATGTTATTGTTAAATCAACTTCCACAACTGCAACAAATTCAGGTCATGGTGTTTCTTTTTGGGTGACAGATGCCAACAATTGGTGGGGAGCGCATAGTCAAAAATCCACCTTCACTGCTGCCCCGTATAGTTGCCCAAGCGGTGGAACTCTGTATGGCACTACTTGTACTATATCAAGCCCTGCGAGTGGTGGACCATACGGTGTAACTTCCTGCCCTGGTGGTGGAAGCCCATTTGGTTGGGGTTGTTTCCAATGCTGTTGGGTATACTCGTATGCTGCAACATACACTGTTCAGCCTGCCGCATATAACTGCAACTCCTATCCTGGACGAACACTTTCTGGATCATCATGTGTGACATCATATGGTGCAACAGCATCAACTTGGTATCGTCATCAAATTGGAGTGGTTAAAAAAACAGCAGGTACTGTTTCTACTGTTTCAACGGTGGAGGTTGCAAATACATTAACTGCTACTGATTATGTTGCATATGTTCAAGCCAACACTCAACCAGCAAGCGCAATCATTACTGCGCAAATGAATACTGGTGGAACTGTTGCAAGCTATACAGCAACTGCGGGAACCCCAGACAGAGCGAATAAGCACGGAATGCTAACTGGTCCTTCTACTGTAAGCGCTCATACTGCTATTGAATCTTTTGAGTATACACCGAATTAAATATGAATAAATATAAAGAAATACAAGATTTATCGTTACTGAGAATGTCAATTTGTAGAGACTGTTCAAGTTTCTACAAGAGCACAGCAACATGCTTAGAGTGTGGATGTTTTATGAAAATTAAAACTTTATTGAAGAGCAGTCAGTGTCCGTTAAATAAATGGGAGGCGTTAAAAGATGCGTAGTGATGGTAATGTAAAGAGTGTAAAGATTTTTTTTGAAAGCGATGATGCAACAAGAGCCATCCTTGAGTCAATTTTGTTTTATTTACAAATTTCAAAACAAGAAATATTGAACGAAGAATATGGCAACTTAGGTAGCCCTTACATCTGTTCAATTGTTGATTGCATCAATGTCTTGCGGGCGGCAAATTATATTGTTGAGAGTGACACCATTCCTAACAATACAGAGCACTGTGTCATTGACTGGATGGAAGTTAACCCCGAAAAATATAATAAAATGACAGAATAAATACACACCCTGTGTGATATGCTTGGTTTATGAGAAAATTTAATAAGCCAAATCAAGTTAAAGAATATGTAATTCAGTCAACCCTACATGGTCCATGCGTTATCATTGACAATGAAGTTTTTTTTATTTCTGACGGTCTGCGCTTTAATGAATTAATTGACGAGCATCCAAGTTTGATTTTTGATATTCATCAAGCAATGATTGATCAATTTAAATTTGAAACTGATATTATGACTAAGGCTATGACTGAGTATCATAGGCATAATCCATCAAAGCTTCGGGACTTCCTGGACTCTATTTTGGTCTACAATAGGTTTATATATCAAGACTATCCTGATTACCGATCAATGATTACTAAAACAATCACTGGTGAGGTGAATCATGAAAATGTTTATGAAATTAACCCAGATCATATTAATAAATTTTACGAACTACTTAATGGAGATATTGTATGAAATTAAATCCACAATTTAGCGAAATGCTTTCGTCTAACCATCCGTCAGTAACGCTGGACGATGTTTTTACAGAAGAGGAATGTCTGCGAATTATTCAGATTGGTAAATCTGCAGGTTTATCAGATTCCGCACTTGTATCAACTGTTATTAATGAATCAATTAGAAAATCAAAAAATAGTTTTTTGGTTCCTACTGAGGAAACACGATGGATTTTTGAAAAAATAATGGGCGCTTTGGAATGGGCTAATGAATTTTATTTTCAATTTGATTTGTATGGGTTTGCAAATATGCAATACACAGAATATGGTCCTGATAATAATTACTATGACTGGCACTGCGATATGGAGTTTGGGCAGGCAGATGTTCCAGTGAACATGGTTATGCAAAATAGAAAACTTTCTGCGTCAGTAATTCTTTGCAATAGAGATGAATACATCGGCGGTGATTTGTATGTTGTGAGGGATCATGAAAATAACCCAGTCAATATTACTCCACAATCTATTGGATCAATGGTGGTGTTCCCATCGTATATTGATCACAAGGTCAGCCCAGTTACGGAGGGGACTCGTAGCTCCCTTGTTGTCTGGGTGCTCGGTCCGAAATTTAAATAATGAACCCCTCATCAGAATCGGTTGTTGTGTATTGGGCTCCGTGGTGGGATCCCCGTGAAGATTTTAACCTTGATTTTTTATTTCATAATCCAATTCCTTGCTATCAAGATTTGTTGCAACATTTTCATCCGCCAATTGTTACTAAAAACTACATGCAGTGTCCCGCTGTAAAGAATGAGTTAGAGCAGATATATTTATTTTTAAATCCTGCATTATCCGAAATGAAAGTTTCTGTAAATGAGGAAGGTCAAGTAGGGATGTTATATGGAGATACTGAGTCCCATACGGTAGTGCCTGGTATGCTGCGACATGCTCCAACATTAACTAATCACTCTTTAATAGAGTATCAGCTGTCGTATATCTTTTTCGCAGAAGAACCACTTGAGGTGACGATGACTTCTCCATATTTTCACAAAACCAATTATACTAACTATGCATCAATAGTGCCTGGAACATATGATTGTGGGCAATGGCTTAGACCATTAAACTTAGAAATGCAATTGTGGAGCGGGAATGATTATCTAAAAATTGAAAAAGATGAGCCGCTGGTGTATTTTAAGTTTAACACTGATAAAAAAATTATATTTAAAAGATTTAAACCAACTGTTAGATTGCATGATATATCGGCATCAATGGTTCGTTTCAAAGCTGAACCTAGATGGTATAATCTTAAAAGTAGATATGAGAATTTTCATAAATCTTCAATCCGAGGAATTATTTTACAAGAAATTCAAGATAATTTATTAACTTTATGATAAAAGAAATAGTAATATCTCCGACAATAGTTGAAAATCAACAACACTATATTGATTTATTGACCACAGGCAAGTCTTTTATTAAAAAGAAATTCGGTGCAGAAGATACAACAAAAGCATATCCCATCTATAATGTATTTTCTATTACATCCACAGATTTGTTAATGTATAAACTGTTTAATGAAATTAAAACAATTGTACGGAATAATCTTGGGTACGACCAACCTCTTTGGATGCAGGCATGGTTGAATTTTCAAACTAAAGATAACCTGCTAAACTGGCATAACCATCTATGGGATTGGCATGGATATGTCTGTATAGATCCTAAAAACAGTAAAACTATATTTGAAGATTTTGAAATTGAAAATAAAATTGGGCAAATATATTTTGGCGAAGGTCATAAGATGCATAAAGTAGAAGCGGTTGAGCCATTCAGCGGGCATAGAATAACTATTGGTTACGACATAACCGAACAAATAAATGTCCCGTTTGGGAATACAGGGCTTATACCAATTTAAAAGAGGTGTTATGAAAGTTGATTCAATTGCAATAGTCGGCGGTGGTTCTGCTGGGTGGATGACAGCTGCCGCCCTGGTTAAGTTTTTTCCAGATAAAAATATTACATTGATTGAAAGTCCAGATGACCCAATTATTGGTGTTGGAGAAAGTACATTTGATCGGATCAATTACTTTTTTGAACTTCTTGAAATTGATAGATCTGATTTTTTTGCTTATACGGATGCATCTATAAAAATTGCGGTGGAGTTTTCCGAGTTTTATCGTAAAGATGATTTAAATGATTTTATATATCCATTTGGTCAAGGTCTGTATGACTTGAATCAAGACGGGGTTCAGGATTGGCAGATTAAGAAGTTACTGTATCCAGAAACCCCTATTACGGAGTTTGCAGAATCTCATTACCCACAAGCTTTATTGGTTAAGCATAATAGATTTACAGATAATGAAGATAATCTATTCCCAAATTTTAACTCAATAAGAGATACATCTTTGCATTTTGATGCAGTAAAATTTGGTCAATGGTTGAAAAATAACTATTGTATACCAAGAGGCATCACCCATATTTTATCCAAGGTTGTTGAGATACCAACTGATGATTATGGAATTGAGAGTTTGATTTTAGAAAATAAATCTAAAATTAAAGCTGATTTATATATAGACTGCACTGGGTTTTTAAGCCTACTGCTTGAACAAACATTAAAAGAAAAATATATATCATATGAATCTTTTTTGCCGAACAATCATGCGTGGGCAGTTCAGATACCGTACAAAGAAAAAAATATTGAATTAAATAACAAAACTCGCTGTGTTGCATTAGATAATGGTTGGGTTTGGAATATAGGCTTGTACTCAAGACTTGGGATTGGTTATGTCTATAGTGATAAATTTACAACTGATGAAGATGCGCTTAATGAATTAAAAAATTATTTAAAATTTAAATTAAAAGTAGCAAGAACTGAAGAAGATATTGATAATCTTAAATTTAGAAATTTAACATTTAAAGCGGGAAGGCATGAAAGAATTTGGGTGAAAAATGTTGTTGCCGTGGGTCTTTCTGCTGGGTTCATAGAACCTTTAGAAAGTAATGGTCTGTATTCAATTCAGGAAATCATATATGAATTATTGAAAATACTAGATCATGATTTTATTAATCAATGGGATATTGATGTTTTTAATAAATCAGTAACGCAAAGGTTTGATGATTTTACCGATTTTGTTAAAATACATTATTGCCTAAGTAAAAGAGATGATACTGAATATTGGCGACATGTAACTTCTATGCATAATGATATTGATCATAACGAAAATATAAATAATTTTAGATTTAATATGCAAACATTTAAAAGAGATGATTCGTATCCGCTTAGGTGGACTTCTGCAATCTGGGTTGGTGTCGGAATGCATTTTTATACGGCAAATCGTGTCTATCTTAAAATAAGGGAATTTGTTACTGGGCAAAATGTTGCCCAACTACTTCAGCCAACATTTGATTTAATGGAGTCTAGAAGATTGCTTTGGGAAAAGAAAGCGTTAAAATGCCCTACTTTATATGAATACTTGAAAGATAAATATTATGGAGGCAAGCCATGATGAAGTTAAATGATATTGTACATATCTCAAAAAAATGGGGTACTCGTGAGTATTGGTCTAAGGTAAACATCATTGAAGCTTGGGCTTTCATGACCAAGATTGCAATCATATTCCCAGGTCTTCTTTTTGGAGTTCAGTGGTGGTGGTTGTATGTGTTTGCGTTAGCGTCAAGTTTTTCTTTAATCGTAACTTCAACTATTAAGACAATGCCGACTATTATCTGGTTTAATATTTTGTGGGTAATTTTAGCTTCTCTATCTATTCTTAAAAATTGGTGGTGGTTTAACTAATGTGTCCTTTTGGAATAGCGTTTATAGTATTATTAATCAATAGGGTTAAAAGTATATTTTCTAATTAATCGTATATAAACTATAATCTATATGTGAAAAACATTAGGTTTAGAAAAGGTTCTTGGGTAATTCTGCCCGCACTTATTTTTGCTTGGTTTTATCCAACACCGTATTCTGCTAAAGCCGATGCGCTTGGCGAGTGGACATACAGCCAATCAAAAGCATGCGGAGGCTCTATTGAGTTAGTTGGTGATGCAATTACCCTACACGGACCTGACTATAACGGCTGTAGCGGTGCGGCTCATTGGGTCAAAATTGAAACCACAATCCCTGCGGATGTGGACACAATAGATTTCACATGGGCATATCAAACGAATGATGGCGCATGGTATGACCCACCACAATATGCAGTAAATGGTGTATATATCCAGCTTACGAACGCAAACAATGCGACAGGAACTAAGTCTATACCCGTCAATGAGGGTGATGTGTTCACTTTTAGGCAGTACTCTACTGACTCTTGCTGCCAACCTGGTCATCTTACAATTAGCGGTTTATCTTTATGGAATGGTATTGTTGAATCTACTACAACAACTTCTACTACAAGTACGACTAGCACCACAACTACAACAAGTACAACTACAACAAGTACAACTACTACAACAAGTACAACTACAACAAGTACAACTACAACAACAAGTACAACAAGTACAACTACGACTATTCCAGAAACAACTACTACTACTACTACCAGCACTACTACGACTACCTCTACTACGACTACAACAACTGTTCCAACTACCACAACAACAACTACCACTATTTCTCCCAACACTACAGTATCGGTTACGACCACAATAGATATTCCAATATCAACTACAACCACTGAAGTTGTTATAATTACACCAGAGGCTCCGACAACCACAGTTGAGGTTATAAATACACCAGAAGTGCTCCCAGAGGCTCCTACAGAGGTGTTTCCACAACCCAGCCCAGATGTAATTCCAGATCCAGAACCAGTTATTATAGAAATACCCGCTGAAACCACAAGCTCAATTCCAGAAGAAGTTGATCCGAACACCATCCTGCCTGATCCAAACACTGCTATTGGTCCAGATGAAACGCTACCGTTTGTACCAAATTTAGAGCCAAATTTAGAGCCAGATGTAACAATCCCTCTTCCTGGGGAGCAGATATCTAATAATGAACTGAATAATATTCTTGATAATACTTTTACATCTGACGCTTCAACAGAAGAAATAACGGCTGCACTTGACAATATTTTAAGTGCTGACCTTTCAACGGAACAGTTTACTGCGGTGATGGATGCCGTACTTGCCGATACATCTGATACAGAGCAGGTGTCTGAAGTCCTTGTCAGTTTGCTGAGTTCTAATCTTTCGGGTGAAGAACTTACAATTGTAATGGATACCGTCTTTAGTGCAGAAGCAAGTGTAGAAGAGATGGGTGCAATTGTTGAAAACTTATTAAATTCTGACCTTTCATCAGCAGAATTGACAGCAGTATTTACTGCGGCTTTTGACGGGGACTTATCTGATGCAGAAACGATTTCTCTTGCTGAAGATGTACTTTCACAACCTGTATCCACTGAAGAACTCACAGCGGTTATTACGGCTATCTTTGACGAGGAAGTATCTGATGAGGTGTTGACTTCAACTTTTACGGCTGTACTTGAACAGCCTCTCACGCAAGAAGCATTTGCTGCGGTAGTTAATGTTTTGGAATCAGATACAATTAGTTCGGATCAAGTTTCACAAGTAGTTGATTTAGTTATCAATCAAGATGGTGGTGTTTCTGCTGATCAAGCAACTGAATTAGCAACAAGCCCTAAAGTTCTTGAAAGCATTGATGGATCGCAAGCAACTGAAGTCTTTGATGTGATTGTAGTCTCTGAAGTTACAGCAGAAGATGGTCTTGCAATTTCACTAGCTCTTGTAGACGCTTCTACGGAAGTGAAAGAGGCATTTGAAGAAGAACTTAATATATTTGAAGGTGTGTTTGATATTTATGTCCCGACTGATTCAGAAATTAATGTTGGGGTAAGAAGAACATTTGTTGCTGTAGCCGCAATTACTACAACACTTACAACTGCTGCTGGCGCTGCACCACTATCTGGCGGATCATCGGGTGGAAGTGGAGGCTCCCCTGCTGGTGGAGGCGGTATGCCAGATAATGAAAAATCATCTAAAATTAAGAGGCGTAAGGGTCAGCCTCGGAGGAGAATAAAATGAAAAAATTGTTAAAAGAAATGCATGATTTAACATGGACTTTAGCTGGATCTTTTATGGTATTTATTACTCTGTCTGGTCCAACTCTTAATTCTGCAATTAAAATAACAGTAATTGCAGCTGTAATTCACCTTGTTGGTCAAATGATCAAGAAGGATGATGAATAATAATAGTTACGATATAATGTAGTATCGCCCGTTGGGGCAAGGAGGTGGTCTTTTGTCTACTTTGTTGAATGAGAATAATAAGAGGATGCTTGCGTCTTGGTCAAGATCTTTCATCGGAGCTGCGCTGGCAGTTTACATGACAGGTAATCATGATTTGAAAGCTATTGGTACTGCTGGAGTTGCTGCTCTTGCACCTGTAATCATGCGTTGGTTGAATCCAAACGATGCTGCTTTTGGTCGTTCTAAGTAATACAACCAAAATAATTTAGGAGTTTTAAGTGAAACAAATACAGAATATTCTTTTTAGAATATTGGCTACTTTTTCTGCGTCAGCTCTCGGTGTTATTGGAGCTGGCGCTATAGCCGATATACCTTTATGGAAAGCCTGTTTTATGGCGGGCATTGCTGGGGTTGCTGTTGTAGTAGAAGGACTCTCACGAGCTTTCTTAGATGATGGTAAACTTAGTTTAGATGAAATTGATGCTGTGTTTAACAGGAAAGTTGGAGGAGATAAGTAATGGCTAAAGTTGAATGGGATTATATCGTTCCCGTTAAGATGCCTGCCGCATTAAGAAATGTAGAGCCAGGTAAGTTACACCCAAGTTTGTTGCGGGACATTCCGTCAGGTGGAAAGTTATTTTATCTTGCAGCTGATGCTTGGAATGCAATGGTTGAGGCTGCAAAAGCTGCTGGCGTAGAGCTTAAGCCCACGAGCAGCGGTGATTTATATCGCAGTTATGACAGCCAAAAGGCTGGATTTTTAAGTCGCTACAGTCTTGAAAATACAGGTACTGGTTCAACAAAAACTTTTGAAGGTAAAACTTGGTATTTGAAGAAAGGTATGGCGATGCTAGCGACACCAGGTAAGTCGCAACATAATCTCGGGTTGGCTGTGGATATTGCTAATGCCTCCGAAAAGAAAAGAATTAATTGGTTAATTGCTAATGTTGAAAAATTCGGGTGGAGTTGGGAAGTTGTTCCAGAGGAACCTTGGCACATTCGTTATGTATCTGGGGATAACCCAACTGCTGCTGTACAAGAGTATGTTGCTCGCAATCCAAAACCAGTCGGGATGTTTGGAACTGTAGCGGAACAGAAAGCTGCTGCTGAAGCAAAAGTTGCTGAACCAAAACCAAATGTTACTGCCGCTGCTTCACAGCCTGTCATTATCAAAGATAATAAAGGTCAAGCGGTTAGAAAGGCTCAATCTTTATTAAATGAAAAAGGTTTCCCTTGCAAAGAAGATGGTGATTTTGGACCTAAAACACAAGAAATTGTAAAGCAATTTCAAAAAGCAAAAGGTGTTCCAGTGACGGGTGAAGTTGATCAACCAACTTGGGCTGCGTTGCTAGCATAACCAATTTAAGATAAAATCTTAGAGAGGTATTATGGCTGCAACTAGAGATATTAGTATTTACCAGGGCGATACTTATACGCATGAATTGCGTATAAAAGATAGCGCTAATGCAAATGTGAACATTACAAGTAGAACTTATACTGGTCAAGTTAGAAAGAAAAGAAATTCTGACACAATTGCTGCTACTTTTACATCAACTCTTACTAATGCCGCAAATGGTATTGTTGTGCTTTCTTTGTCAGCAGCATCTACTGCCAATATAGCAGCTGGAACTTATGTTTATGATTTTCAAGAAACTAATGGCGCTACTATTACAACACTAATTACTGGGTCTTGCATAGTTGTTGGAGAGGTGAGTAGATAATGCCAGCAGAGACTACAACCGTTCAGGTTAGTAGTGGTGATATAACCTCACTTTCTATTACCTCGGATATTTCTAATATTACTGTTGCATCTGAAATTACAGCGATAACGGTACAAACAAACGATACTACGGTGCTCACATCAGCACCAGCAACAATAAACTTAGCAAGTTTATCTTTTGCAGATACTACTCCTGCCGACATTGCTCGGACTGGGGTTATAGGTGTAAGTGTGCTAGCAGCAAGGGCAGATCATGTTCATAGTGCAGCATCGTTATTAATGGATGGAGGAAACTACTAATGGCAAATACATTGAGAATTAAAAGAAGGGCAACTGGCAATACTGGTGCACCTACAAGTTTGGAGAATGCAGAATTAGCATTTAACGAAGTAGATAATATTCTTTACTACGGTAAGGGAACTGGTGGTGCAGGTGGAACTGCAACTACTGTTGAAGCAATCGGTGGTCTTGGTGCATTCACCACACTGACGGGTGCACAAACAATTTCTGGTAACAAGACATTTACTGGTACAGTAATTGTTCCTACCCCAACATCAAATACACATGCTGCAACTAAGCTTTATGTTGATCAGGCTGTTAGCGCAGTTTCTGGATCAATTACAGTTGCTGGAGATAGCGGCTCAAACCAAACAGTTAGCTTAAGTGATACACTTACTATTTCTGGTGGAACTGGTCTTTCATCTGTTGCGAGCGCAACTGATACATTAACAATCAATCTTGATAATACAGCTGTTATTGCTGGTACATATGGTAATGCATCTACTGTTGGTGCGTTCACTGTTGACGCTCAAGGTCGTTTGACAGGAGCAGCTAGCAATACAATTTCTATCTTGTCTTCACAAGTTAGTGATTTTACAGCAAATACAAGAGCATCAATTAGTGTTTCTGGAGATCTTGCCTATAACACTTCAACTGGTGTAATTAGCTTTACCAACGATGCTGGTGATATTGAATCAGTAACCGCTGGAACTGGATTGTCTGGTGGTGGAACATCTGGTGCTGTCACTTTAAATCTTGCCAATACAGCTGTTACAGCTGCTACATATGGAAATGCATCCTCTGTTGGAACATTCACTGTTGATGCTCAGGGTCGTTTGACCAATGCAGTATCTACATCAATTTCAATTGCATCAAGCGCAGTTTCTGATTTTGCAGAAGCCGCACAAGATGCTTATGGCACATTGGTAACTAATGGCTCACAGTCTGGAATTACAGTTACATATGATGATGCTAATACAAAAGTTAACTACTCAGTAGCTGCTCAATCATTTACTCTTGCTGGCGATACTGGAACTAGCCAGACAATTACTGCGGGAGATACACTAACAATCTCTGGCGGTACTGGTCTCACAGCAACTGCTGGTGGTGCAACAGATAAGGTCACACTTGATCTTGACAATACTGCCGTTACTGCTGGTGGTTATGGAGGCGCAGGTACTGTTGGAACATTTACAGTTGATGCGCAGGGTCGTTTGACAGCTGCTGCTAACTCAACAATTTCAATCACTGCCTCACAAATTAGTGATAGAGCAACAAACCTTGTAACGGGTCTGACGGGAACTGCTAATGAAATTGCAGTGTCAAACTCTGGTGTCGGTGCGGTAACACTTAGTCTTCCAGCTAATGTTACTATTTCAAACAACCTTACTGTTTCTGGAGATTTGACAGTCCAGGGTAATACGACAACTCTTAATACAGCAACACTTGTTGTTGAAGATAAGAATGTTGTTCTTGCCAATGTTGCGTCACCAACTGACATAACAGCAGATGGTGCTGGATTTACAATTAAGGGTGCAACAGATAAGACACTTAACTGGGTTGACGCAACAGATGCTTGGACATCATCAGAGCATTTTAATATTCTTGCTGGTAAGTCATTTTACATTGGCGGGTCGTCAGTGCTTTCAAATACAACACTTGCTTCAAGTGTCATTACTTCAAGTCTTACATCTGTAGGAACAATTGGCACTGGTGTATGGCAAGGCACTGCTATCGGTATCGCTTACGGTGGTACTGGTTCAACAACTGCTGGTAATGCAAGAACTGCGTTAGGTCTTGCAATCGGCACGGATGTCCAAGCCTTTAGCTCACAGCTCACAGCGCTTGCTGCGAACACTGCTACAATTGATGGCGGTACTTTCTAATTAAGAGGCTTGAATGGCTAATGTAATTAAATTAAGGAATTCAGGAACAGCGAATAGCGCCCCTACCTCACTTGAGGTAGGGGAGCTTGCTGTTAACTATGCTGATGGTATTTTGTATTACAAAAATTCTAGTAATACAATTTCTGTACTAAGTTCTGCATTATCTGCTCAAGGCGGTAGCGGTAGTATAACAATTGCTACAACACCACCAGCAAGCCCATCTTCTGGTGATTTATGGTTTGAATCAGATACTGGCAAGCAATTTATTTATTATGATTCATTCTGGGTTGAAGTATCTGGCGCTGATGGCGCTGATGGGTCAGATGCTGCGGCAACAACAGATGCAAGTGCATTAATTTCTGGGACTTTACCAGATGCACGACTATCTTCTGCAATAGCAAGAATTGCTTCACCAACATTTACTGGAGTTCCAGCAGCACCAACAGCGAATGCAAGCACAAGCACTACACAAATTGCTACTACAGCATTTGTTACTACGGCAGACAACCTGAAGGCAAATATTGCTTCGCCAACATTCACTGGGACTCCATCTGCTCCAACAGCTTCAGCAAATACCAATACAACACAGATTGCTACTACAGCATTTGTTACTGACGCAGTGTCAACTGGTCTTGCATCTACGGTAATTGATGCTCTTGATGATGTTGCGGATGTAACAATTACTTCTGCCGCTAACGGTGATTTACTTAAGTGGAACGGTACAGCGTGGGTGAATGCTTCTGGTTACGCTTTGTTGGCTTCTCCAGCGCTCACAGGAACACCAACTGCTCCTACGGCAACACAAGCAACTAACACAACTCAAGTTGCTACTACAGCATTTGTTCGTGCAGAAGTTGCAGCACTTGTAAATAGTGCTGGTGCAACATTAGATACTCTTGGAGAAATTGCTACTGCTCTTGGGAATGATGCCGCTCTGTCTACAACGCTTACAACTAGCATTGGTCTAAAAGCGCCCCTTGCTTCACCAACATTTACAGGAACTGTTGGGGGTATTACAAAAACAATGGTTGGTCTTGGAAGCGTTGATAACACAACAGACCTTGGAAAACCAATTTCAAATGCTACACAGACAGCGTTGGATCTTAAAGCTACTCTTGCAAATGCTACATTCACAGGAACAATTGTCCTTCCAGCGACAACATCAATTGCTAATGTTACATCAACAGAGATTGGTTATTTAGATGGTGTCACAAGCGCCATTCAGACACAGATTAATGAAAAAGCATCAACAGGAAAAGCCATAGCAATGGCAATAGTATTCGGAGGATAAGACATGGCGGCACCAAATATAGTGAGCGTAACAACAATTACAGGCAAGACAGCGGTTCTTGCTGTAACGACTTCTGCAACAGCAATTGTTACGAATTCTGGTTCAAGCGGAAAAGTATTTAAAGTTAATGCCCTTTATGTCTCCAATATTGATGGTGTAAACTCAGCTGATGTAAATGTTGACTTGTATCGTTCAACAACTGCTTATCATATTGCAAAAACGGTTTCTGTCCCAGCAGATGCAACACTAGATATTGTTAGTAAATCTATTTATCTAGAAGAGGGAGACTCTTTGCGCCTTACTGCTTCTGCTAACTCTGACCTTGAAGCAGTATGCAGTTATGAGGAGATTAGTTAATGCCGCAGTTCCCTGGGCAAAGTATTGGGGCATCTGGTTTATGGAGTTTGAATGAAGTACGAGATTCTGTATCTGGTTTTAATTGGGTATCTCAAAAACCAAATGCAGTTGAATATTTAGTAGTAGGCGGCGGAGGTGGTGGTGGTAATTATGTCGGTGGCGGTGGAGGAGGCGGTGGATTTATTGAAGGAACAGTGTCTGTTGCTGCTGGAATTACTTACACAATAACAGTTGCTCTTGCCAGTGCTGGAGATGCTACTGGGTCAAACTCAAGCATCACTGGTGGAACTGTAAGTATTATTGCGCTTGGTGGTGGGGCTGGGGGAAGATACCCAGATAATGCTGGAGGCGCTGGTGGTAGCGGAGGCGGATGTGGTGGGGTGTCAAATGCATCAACCCGACCTGCTGGTGGAGGCGGGTTACAACCAACCTCGGCATCTGGTGGTTATGGAAACGCTGGCGGTTCATCAACTTTTGGTGGAAGAACTGGTACTCCGACATCTGGGCATGGTGGAGGTGGAGCAGGTGGTCCAGGAGGAAGTGGAGATGGCGCTTTAACAACAAAAGGCGGAGATGGGAGGGCTTCATCCATAACAGGAGCAACACTGGTTTACGCAGGCGGAGGTGGAGGCGGTGGCTACTACAGTGCAGGTTCTGACGGAGGAAGAGGTGGTGGAGGAGGCGGTGGAGGTCATGTCTCAACTGGTGCTGGAGTTGGCGGCACAGGCGGATCTAACAATGGTTCAGCAGGAAGCACCGCAGGTGAAGCACCAGGTGGTGCTGGTGCCGCAAACACTGGAGGCGGTGGTGGAGGAACTGGTCATAACCAAGCATCTGGCGGAGGTGGTTCAGGAATTGTTGTAGTTCGCTACTCAGACTCTTTTACGGCTGCTACAACTACTGGTTCTCCAACAGTAAACCTGTTAAATGGATATAGAATTTATGTATTCAATGCTACTGGGAGTATCACTTTCTAATGCCGCAATTTCCATCATCAAGAGGCGCTTCTGGTATTTGGTCGTTAAAAAAACATAGAAATTTTAAGATAGGGAATAACCTTCCTCCTGCACTTGACGGTTCTACTGAAGCGTTGGCTGCACCAAGTGCCCTTTACTTGTGTAATGAACTTGAAATAAAAACAAGTGGTAATTATTGGATAAAGCCAACAGGATATAGTGGAGCAGCAGTTCTTCTTTGGTGCGATATGACCAATCTTGGTGGAGGTTGGGTTCTTATTGGTAAAGGTCGTCAATCTTCTGATAACAGTGGTGGTTGGTTTGGAACAAATAACGAACTATCTCTTTCTGGACTGCAGCAAGCAAATGCTTTTTCCACAGGCATAAGCAAAGTGAGTTCTTCATTTGTTAATTATTTAATGAACGGAACAGATAGCGGATGGAAAAATTTTGACGGCGCAAACTATCTTGTAGCAAATAGAATCAGTAATGCTACAGATGGATATTCTGGAGTTGGAGATAGTTTTTATCATAAGATAACTAATCAATCAGCATTTGCGTGGGTTGATCAATTTGGTTCTACTCCAACAGACGCTGGAACTAATGCAGGGACAGGAGTTAATCGCCGTTATCCAAATATTTGGCTAGGTGGGACTCAAACATCTACAGATGTTTCTGGATTCCGTGATAATGATTTTGGTTCAGGAAATGGAACGGCAAGACTATTTACTTGGCACTGGAGTGGTCACGGTGTACATCATGGTTGGTCTTCTGGGTCAACTGAAACCCGTGGTTTCCAGAATGGTTCTGAAGCCCACGCTATTCAATTTGTCCAATTATGGGCAAGATAAGCATGAAAATTCGTAAAAAAGTTCATTATAATCTATAATAGATATTAATCATGGCTGCTATTGATTTTCCATCCTCCCCGACTTTAAATCAGCAATATTCTTCTAATACAAAAACATGGACATGGGATGGGGAAAAATGGGTGTTGAATTCAACCGATTTTAAAAACCAAATTGCTGATATTCAAGTATCTGTAGCCATGCAGACATTCTAAGGCTTAGAATACCTTCTCTGATATAATTGAGTATTATGGATGATGTAAAATTAGATACAAGCAAGACGCTTACTTTAACGCTTCCTTCTGACCCAACTTCAAATGCGGTCTCTGTAAAGTTGTATCATGAGTTTGGTTCGCTTGTAAGTGGACCAACGGCAGCAACTAGGACCTCGGCGGGTGTTTATACAATCACTTATGGGCAGTTGGCATCTGGTCATTATGTTCTAAATTCAGCAGGCAGGCATCGTGCTGATTTTACATATACTGTATCTGGCACTTCCTATACAAAATCGCAATATATAAATGTCTACACCCCTTATATCACGGCTGATGACTTCTTTGAGGACCATCCAGAACTGGAAGATGACTGGTACGACAAGTTTGATAAAATGGAAAAGAAAGTAAGAAATATCATTAACACATTCTGTGGTCAGCAATTTGACTATTATCCATCAAAGTATATTGAACTTCCTGGGACAAATAAGAAAACTTTACATTTGCCTTACCCAATTGTGGATTTAACTAAAGTTACTTTAAATGCAGGGATGAGCGATGCAGCAATTCTGTACGACTCGTCAGATGCATCTTATACCGCCATAGAGAAAGCAAAGGAACCGCACAGTTTTGGAAGTACATACTATATTCAGTTTAAGCGATCAACTTTGGATAGTGTTCAAACGATCATTACAACAAACAAATTTAACGCTGCTGACTCCTATAAAATTGAAGGCAGTTTTGGTTGGCAATTTGTTCCTAATAATATTGAGCAGGCAGCGGACTTGCTACTTGAAGACATGATGAATGATGATTCTGAGTTTAGAAGGCATGGCATCCATAGAGTAGATATGGACACTATTGAATATCAAACCAATACAAACTTTTATGAATCAACTGGGAATATTGATGCAGATGTTTTGTTGATGGATTACACATTGTTTATTATGGATTATGTTGTCTGATGTCTAATGGAGTGTATTTAAAACTTCCGCATGAAATAGATGTTTATGTTAAAACAACTACTACAAATGCAGCAGGGCAAAGAGCTGTGACTTATTCAAAGTCAGGAACAATTCAAGCAAAGTATCAAGCTATTTCTTCTGATAGAAGAACATTCCCTTATGTTGATAACATTGATGAAGTTGAATTCTATATATCATATAAGGATTTACAGTACGCATCTTATAGTAATCGTATTCAAAACATAGTTGACCGCTACGGCAATGTGATTGAGGCTGGTCCTGTTGAAATTATTAACATTCATAAACAAACTGGTTTGAATGGGAAAGTGAGACATGTTCTTCTTACCTGTAGAAAGGTGGTTGAAAATGCTTAGTGTTCAAATAAGTAAGAATGCTTCAATACAATTAGAGATGGCTGCTCTTTATTATTCTATGTTTCCGATTAGAGTACAGGCTGCTCAAAGAGAAGCGCTTGAATCTTCAAAGGGAAAACTCAAAGATGCGTTTAAAACGGTTGGTGCTGCAGCTAAATATTTAGAATACGATGTAATACCATATGGTCCAACTGGAATGAGACTAAAAATCAAACCACCAGCGCAAGCAGAGACTGGTGACTATGGGCGTAATACTCAAATTGGTGCATCTATCTTGTTGACGGGTAGAAAAGGCAAAGCAAAAATTTATGCTAGAGATGGTGGTGTTATGGCAACAAGACCAGGCTGGTCAGGTGGAAGTCGTATTTTCTTTTATGAAGCTAGACTTGTCGCTATCAAATCCAAGAAACAGCAACTTAAGGAAGTTGCAAAGGCTGTAATCTTGAAGCAGATTTCTGCTGCTCTTACAAAGCAAGGTTTTGGCGTAAGAGGCGGAGTAAGAGGAGCTTAACTATGCCAATTAGCGTCTATGATATAAACACATTTTTAAAAGCCGATGCAACACTGACGAGTATTGCTGGGAAAGTAATGAACTTCTTCCCAGTTCTTGGTTATGGCACTGAAACCCCACCATTTGCAATCTATTATTACAACCCCTCAATCCCATCAGTGGAGTCTTATTGGAATCGTTATGACGCAATTCGCTACTCTGTCTACGATAGTAATGTGGATCGGTTGTTTCAAATTTCGGAAAGAATGATTTATTTACTTGGTCGGGGTGATCAGATACAGGGAACTGTTCCAAGCGCAAATGTAAGAGTAGTTTCATCACAATTAGTTGGAACTGGGCTCTCAGAACCTCTTGAAAAAGAAGGCTGGTACCAGATGGATCTTGATTTTTCTGTGTTCTCGGTCAGTCTGTAGAGAATTTGTGGTATCATAAAAGGATATGAAGTATACTGTAATTACATACATCGGCAAAACCCCAGGGTATGCCGTAAAATTAGGAAAAGATCTTTATGATTTTGAGTGGCAAAAAGGCGTAGGAATAGGTCGCCGCTCTAATGAAATAAAATTAGATAACGCCATTAAGATTTCTAAATGGCGGGATCGCAAGGGTAAAAAAATTTTTATCCTTGAATAACAGGAGGAAAATAAAATGGCAGTAACAACTTCCAATATCGTGGTCGGTGAGGCAACAGTTAAGACTGGTCTTTCCAACATCACGATGACAAATGCAGATTTTGATAGCTTGACAGATGTGGGCGCAACCCAAGGTGGTCTTGAAATTTCGTGGGAACCAGACATGGTTGACATTGAAATTGACCAGTACGGCGATGCTGCACGAGTCATTCAATCAAAGGTTAAAGTTATGGTTAAGACAACTCTTGCTGAGGGTACATTAAAGAACCTCGCACAAGCTTGGAGTTACGACACTACGATGGGTGGAGCCAACCTTAAGGCAAACACCACAGCAGCTAACACAACAACATTCCATTTCGGTGCACAAAGCGTGAACCCTTTTGAGTATGCATTGCAAGTAACTGGTCAAGCACCTGGCTCAACAGCCTCAGTGACAAAGACTCGTAAGTTCAACACAAAGAGAGCAATCTCAATGACAACATCTATGATTGCAATGAAAAGAGCAGAAGCTACCGTATTTGAAACTTCATTCCGTATTTTGCCAGTAACAGGCGATTCGGGTTATGAGTACGGCAAAATCATTGACCAAATCTAATTTAAACCAATAAATTATTTGTACTAGGGAAACTCCCAAGGATCGGTATGATATACTGAAACTTGGGAGTTTTCTATATCCCCACTATGAAACAAGGAGCAATATAAAATGACAACAAATACTGATTTGTTTAAAGGCACTGAGATTACTTTTTCTGATGGCAAAACGAGAGTCGTAAAGGCTTTAACAATCAAGCACCTCAGAGAGTTTATGAAGGTTGCAAATGAAATGAAATCTGATAATGAAACTGGAATGACTGACGAAGACATTGATAAAATGGTCAGTGCTGCTTCCATTGCATTGCGTAAATCAGACCCAGCATTGGCTGCAGACAAGGATGCACTTGAAGATATTCTTGACTTGCGTACATTTGGTGAAGTCATGGCTGCCGCTATGGGGAACGACCCAAACCCAAACGCATAAATGGGGATGGGGATGAAGATCCTCTAACTTGGAATGATATCCCCCTTCTGAAGTATGAGTCGGAAGTGTTTGTGCAGGTTGGCGCATGGACTAGTTTAGAGCACTTAGAGGAATCTCTACTTTTGCATGAATTGTTTTTGTTGTTCCGTGCTTGCTCAAATGAGTTTAGTAAAAACATGAAAGCTCTGGCTGCTTCTCAAGGTGCCGATGTTGACTTTGAAGAAGACTGGTATGCCCCAGAAGATCGGGCTCCGATTGACGCTATGCGCAGTTGGGACATTATGAACGCTGCTATTGGTCTTGGTTATTCTGAAGAATCATGATTGCTTATTACTCAATAAAATGGGATAATTTACCTTGGTACAAATATGTCTGATGTAGATCTTATAATCAATGTCCACACTAACGGAATTAAGGATGTAGCTAATCTTAGCGCATCTGTTAAAGCACTAACCGCCAATTTAAGAGAAATCACGATTCCAATGTCCAAATTGGACACGCAAAGTCGGGCTGTAAATAAAGCGTTAGGTATAACAAATCGTGGTATGAATGATCATGCCAAGACAATAAAGGGGTTAAAAGAAAATCAAAGAGCTCTTGGTGAAGAGTCTAGAAGACTTAAAACCAATATTATTGCTTATACAGGAGCAATCAGATCTGCTGGTGGTCCTACTACTGCTCTGGGTAGAGAGTTAACATCAACTAGAGCACAACTCCAGGCTATGAGTGCCGCTATGCGTGGTGCAAGAGTTAGAGCTTTCGGTTCAGATGTTGCCAGCGTTTCGTTGAAAATGCAGAAGATGGGTAAGGACTTCCAGTTCGTTGGTAGAAGCTTAATGATTAACTTGACAGCTCCTATCATGCTGTTTGGCAGATTAGGTTTCCAATCACTGCTGGCAGTAGACAAAGAAGCTACTAGGCTTTCAAAAGTATTTGATAGCGTTGCAATGAGTGCTGAACAGGCTGCTATAAAAGTTGGTGTGGTGGGAGATAAGCTGCCAACTGAGAAGCAACTAGAGCAGATGAACATAATGCTGGCTAATTTCAAGGCACTGGACAAAGAACTAACCAAAGTTAGCTCTAAATTTGGTGTTTCAAAAGAGATTGTTGTTGGATTGGCAGCAGAGTTTGCTGAACTTGGAATCGTGGGGCAAGACAATGTTGTAATACTAACCGAATTAACAACAACTATTGAAAAACTTGGTGGAATGGATATTGGTGAGGCAAAAGATTTATCTCAAGCTCTTTACTTTAATGCTAAAAGAGCCTTAGAAGCCAATGGTGCATTTAGGTTAGTTACAGATGCTCGTGAAAGAGAAACAATGGCGATTAAGGCAGCGCAAGTTCAGCTCAATATGTTTAATGCTATTGAAAATGTTACCACGCTGACTCTTCAAGACCTCGCTAAAGCACTTCCAGAAGTTGGATCAATGGCAACAGCTTTTGGTTTGTCTATGACAGAAGCAGCAGCCATGCTTGCTCCTATGGCTGCTGCAGGTCTAGATGTTGGAGCTTCAGCAACTTCAATTAAAACTTCTTTGCAGAGATTAATTCTTCCAACTAAAAAGAACATAGACTTCATGGCTCAACTGTCAAAGCAGTACGGAGTTAATACTGAGGCAACTGAGTCATTTAAGAATACAACAAAAACTAGCTTAGTTGGACTTGAAGCCATTGTTGATGTGTTTAGCAGGGTTAAAGATTCTGCTGCGGGGCAAGAAGGTGCCTTGAAGTTGATGTCTCAATTGTTTGAAAAAAGACAGGGACCAAGAATGTACATTGCAATTGAACAACTGTCAATGTTTAATAAAGAATTAAAAAACACAGCTTCAGCAGAATCTAAGCTTGCGAAACCAGCAGAAGATGCTATTCGTGCGTATAATGAATTAAACAATACATCTTTGAAAGAAACTATTAATAATTTTAAAGATATTGGTATTCTTGCTCGTGTTGCTTCTGGCACTGTTGGTACGACTGTTGAAGGATACAAGGGTACTGGTACTGGTGGTAAGTTAAGTACCATAGATATTGAAGGTGCAATGAAAGCACGAGAGGCTGTTGCGAAAAAAGTTAAAGCAGATCGTCAGAGCGGAGTAGATTCTTTTGCTGGTATTACAACAGAGGCTGGGAAAGCAATGATGGTCCAGCTGGCTGGACCACTAACAGCTGGTGAAATAGCGAGTCAGGAATTAGAGGTATCTTTAGCTTCTCTATCTGTTTCTGTCCAGAAAATAAAAAATAACTTTAAATTATTTGCGGCTGAAATATTAAGAGCCGCTGGTCCTGCAATAAAATGGTTGTCGGCAAAGATTGAGCAATTCCAAATATATTGGGACGGCTTAGCTCAATCTACTAAGGATAATATTGCTAAAATTATTGGTGGCGTACTCTTGTTTCTTGCAGCGCTTGGTCCAATCGTTATTGCGCTGGGTACGATGCAAGCCTCTATTGGAGTTTTAGGTAGAAGTTTTGCATTTTTTCTTCCTAAGATAAGAAATGCTGAAGGCGGGTTGATCGCTTTTGGTTCTTCTGCTGAAGCTGCTCGCCAAAAAATAGATAAGTTTTATAATAGTTTTAGGAATAAAGCTTCAGGTGCGCTTGAGGCTGGTACTAGAGCAGGAATGAAATCAATGGATACCTTGGATGCCGCAGGAATTGCGGCTAATCAAGCCGCTGGTACAGTAGGTACGCCAGGAAGAGTTGGTAAAAATATTAAAATGGCTGGGATGGTTGTACCAGATGTCCCTCATGATTTATCCGATAGAACTGCTCTGCCAACAGCAAGAGATGTTTATAAGAAATCAGGATACAAAACAAACGCTGCGGGTAGACTGGTTGATTCTAGTGGTAAATTTGTTTCATCAGCAGATGCTTCAAAATTAAAATCCGAAATGTCAGCTGCAACAGGTGCAAGAAGAGTTGCATCTAAAGCAAATAAAGCAATAATGGACCCTTTTAATGCAGCACAAAAATTTGCTGGAGAACAATATGTTCGCAATGAAACTGGGATGCTTTCCAAAAAAGGAATGAAAGTTAACTCCGCTGGTCGGGTTATGAATATGACTGGTGGGTATGCAAAAGGTGGGAAACAACTGCTTGGCGAAGTCGCAGATGCTTCAGCATTAAGAGAATCAAGATTTGCTGCAAGAGGTCTCACTAGAGGAACGGGCGGGGAAGTAATAAGAACAACTCGTAAAGGCATAGAGCGTCAAATTACAGAGAATCAAGGTATGCGTCTTGCTCGTGGTGGTATTGCTGGCAAGATGACATCGGCAAAACTTGGCGCAATGGAAACAGTGAGATCTATTGGTGGTGCTCCAGCAAAAGCTATGCAGGGATATCGTAACTCTATTTTAGGTGCTCAATCAGCTATGCGAGCACTGAGAGTTCAACAGATGGCTCAAGGCGGTGTTGGTCCTATTAAAATGGCAATTGGCGCTATGAAGGGGTTTGCAAGCGCAACAAAGCTTGGCACTTTAGCACTAAAGTTAATGAAGTTGGCAATGATATCAACAGGTATTGGTGTTGTAATTGCCGCAATAGGTATTGCTGTTTTAGTTATTGTAAAAAACTTTGATAAATTTAGAGAAGCTGGTTCTGGTGCTTTTGCAAAAATAAAAGAAGCATTTGATATATTTAAAAACGCTTTATTGGAAATTGCAAGACCATTCCTTGATCTTTTTGCAATGTTTGGGAAAGGCGGAGCAGAGGGGGGAGATGCAATAAGCGGTCTTGCCGCAGCATTTGGCGGAATAGCAACAGCTGTTAAATGGGTTGCTGGGATGTTCCAGAAGTTTGTAATGAATGTTATTCAGCCTTATTTATATATGATTATAAATATTGTGATGTTTGTTGTTTCTATATTTAAAGGTAATTGGGGAGATGCTTTTGATTTCCTGAAAGCTGCTGTCTATCAGGTTGTTAAATTTGTTGTACAGGGTTTTGCTCTATTAATTAAAGGTGTAATTCAAGTTGTTGCTTTTGGCATAAAGTTAGTCATTGGTTATTTTACACTTATACCGAAAGCTGTTGCTAAAGCTTTTGGTTGGCTATCAAAACTTCCTGGAATGGGATTTTTAAAGTCTGTTGGTAATGGTATTGATAATGTAATTGATGGTTTGTATGGCATGGTAGATGCTGGCAAGGGTGCTGCAATGGGTGCTGTTGACGCTATTGCGGGAGCTATCACCAACGGTCTTGATAAGGGTATTAGTAAAGGTGTCAAAAAATCAAAAGGAAAGGTTAAAGGCTTAGGTGATGATGTTAAGCCTGAAGCCGAAGAGGCTGGCGAGGCAATCGCACAATCCACAGGCGATGGCTTTGCTGATGCGTTAGATCTTGCTGGGGCAATGAAGAAAGAGATTGATGGTGCCGTTCAGGAACTTCAAGACTATGTTGCTGGTGAATTAAAGAACGCTGTAGATAAGTATCTCACGCAAGCAGAAAATGCTCTTAAGAAACAAAAAGATGCTGCGCTAAAAGTATTCCAAGTCCAAATTGAAACGCTTGATAAATTAGAAAAAGCGCAAGAGTCTCTCACGAAAACAATGGCTTATGAGTCAGAGAAGCGTAAGCGTATTGATGACAAGGCTCTCACTGATGAACAGTATCGCAGAAACTATGCATTAGCTGTTTATGAAGGTCGGGTTGATGATGCAAGAATGTTGCAACTAGAACAAGGTCTAGACGAGAAATCATTTACTGAAGACATGAAGGCTATTGAGACAAAGCGTAGTGAGGAATTAGCAAAAGAAAATCTTGATGCTCTTAAGACCGCTATCAATGAGGCTAAGGAAGCTGCTGGAAAGTTCTTTGATGAATCACTTGTCAAGTTCCAAGAGGCTGCGGCTTTAGTCACTAAGTTCCCTCCTATAACAATTCAGGATTACCAAGACCAAGTTAACAAATTGCATACGATTACTACGGATGCAGCTCTAGCTAATAGTACAGAGTTTGGCAATATGTTTGAAACATTTGTTACAACAATAAATGACAAGATGCCGAACAAAGTTATTGGTGCCTTCAGCATGAACCTTGATGATCTTGTTATAGAAGCACAGAAAAAGTACGGCTTGGGTGGTAATCCAGAAGAAAATTCTATTATTGGCGCAACTCTTGGAATGCTTGCCGATATAGGCGGAGTTTTTGGGGACAAGAAACAAACAGTTATTGATGCGTTTGGTTTAGTTTCTACTGGTTTGGTTGGTAATTTTGATGTTGCTAAAACAGAAATTTTGCGGATTGTTGATGAAGAGTTCTTAACTCCTTTTGCAGAAGCATCATTGAAATTTGTTACCAATTGGAAAACAATTTATGAGCAAGCTATTATTGATGGCAATATATCTATTACTAATAGTTTAAGAAATACTGTTGCAATAAATGCAGATTTGTTTGCGGAGATGCGTGGTCATCTTGATGAAACCACCAAGAAGTGGTTAGCTCTTAAAGTTCAGGCAGATGCTGCAGCAGCAGCTCAAGAGGCTGCAGCAAACGCTGGGGGGACTCCTTCGGATACGAGTAGTACCCCTTCAACTACTGGTGGCGCAGGTGGTAGGGCTGATGCATTTGAAAATAATAACGCAAGCCGAGTTGCACGGGGCTTAAAACCATTAACCTATCAAGAGTTTGCTTTTGGTACTGGATATACCAAACCAGTTGTGCCAGTTGTTAAAAAACCAACTGGACCATTTCGTGGTTATGCAAAAGGTGGAGTAATTCCAAGCAGGAGTGATGAGAGCAGTTATATCGGAAGCGGGTTCATTAATGCCCCTACTCAAGAAGGAGTTCCAGCATTACTTCATGGCGGGGAATATATCCTTAATGCAAAAGCTGTTTCAAGATTGGGTCTTGGTGCATTAGAAAAGCTTAACAACAACCTTATCCCAAAATTTGCTAAAGGTGGATATGTTGCACCAAAGAAGGGTGGTATTCCGTTCGGTGGTGAAGATAAAATTCTTGCTAACTCTACTAAGAAAACACCACAACCGTTACAGGGTCCGTATGCAACATCAATTCCTGTTGTTGCTTCTCCAACAATTAACTTAAAATCACTTCCACTCGTTAAGAACAATCTTGCAGGTGAAGGTGGTGTATCTACTGTTCGCTCTGCATCTTTTGGGATTGGCAAGGGTGAAGTATTATTGCCAACAGTTGTTCAAGGAAAGATTTTATCTGACACTAATGCTTTTAACGCATATGCTAATGGTGGTTACAAAAACCATTTAGGTATTTATGCCAATACTGCTGCAGCAAGTAAAGCTGCTGAAGTTATTCATCTTTCTGAGGCAAGTAGAATAGGGCAAGTCGCTAAAGCGCAAGAACAAAGGAATGCTCAAAGAAATGCTGACTTGAAAAATGCGGGGCTTGCTAAGAACTTTATTGGACCAATAGCACCAGTTGTCAAGCCAGAAAAGAAGAGTATATTTGCAAAAGCTGGTGGGTTCGTAGTTAAATCGCTCTTTGACTTACAGCAATCGTTTGTTAAATTTGGCAATAGTGCAAATAACATTGCAATGGGTGTTGTTGAATCACCACTTGCTTTATTTGATAGAAGATTAAGTTATAACCCAATTAAGAATTTACAAAATAGAAATCAACATGATTTAGAAAATGGTATCAATTATATTCGTGGTATTAATAACTTGACTGGTCTCAATCTTCCTGGCGGTAAATCTGACGGGTTTGGACAAGTTGCTAATAATAAACTTATGAATATGGGTGATGCATTTAATATTATAACCACACTTCTTGGACCAGAAATTAATGCTGGAGTGTCAGCTGTTGCAAAACCTCTTTTAAGACCGTTTGGTATTGCAGCAGTAGAGAAAATGGGGCTTACCGCAACAGAGTTGACTCTTGGTCAAATAATGAGACCAGGGTTCACAGCTGCCATGAACAATGCTTTGGCACGAGAAGCTGCTGTATTGGCAGAAAAAGAAGCATTTGATCTTGTATATCATGCATCGCCTATTCAGGGTCTAAAAACATTACTCCCTAATCCTGCATCCGCAGAAGGTATTAATGCTATTCCTAAAGTTTGGACTTTTGATGCCGCAAAAACTACAGCAGATAATGCAGTAGAAAAATTACTTCCGTATGCAGATAGTGCGCTTAATGCTGGGGACAGAGTTGGGTCTATCTATATTGGAGGGGCTAGAGGGTTAAAGCCAAGCACATTTGCAGAAAGCCCTATTTCATGGACAGACAAACCAGTGGGTGTTTTGCAGGAAGTTGTTACAAACGGTAAAACAAGAGGTCAAATAGCCAAAGAATTAGGAGAAGCAATTGAAGCTGCTAGAGGGCAACAAGCGATTAAACTTGAAGGAAAAGCTCAACCGCCGAATATTTTTAGATCTTTGGGCAATATGTTTTCAAGCATTAAAAACCCTTTTGGCGATCTTGATAGAATAAGCACTTCAGGAACATTTTACCAAAAACTTCCAAAAGCACCAGGTAATGGCTTAGAGTTATTCCGTCCTCCACTGACCCCCCAAGTTATTTCAAGAGAGGCGATGAGGGATGCAGAGCAAATTGTAACTGAGTCTTTTGAAATGTATAAAATTGGAGCAGAAAATATTGGGTTTGGACTTCCGAGAAATGGTGGAGGCTTTAATGTACCATATAATTTTAAAAATGTTGATTTAAACCCATATGACATAAGTGGATTAAGCCAGTTCAGCAAGGAAGGTCAAGCAATATCAAGAGATTGGATTTCCGCTCATATAGCATACAAAAAGGAAGGTGGAGCTGCAACAAACTTGATTGACGCACTGCTTTATGCTGGTCAAAGAGGCGATACTAACTCCATGATGCAGTTTAATAACTATGCGCAGGCTGGGAGAAAAATAATACAGCAAGCAAAAGATGATTCAACTTTTTCATACCCAATGCAAAATTTATTAGGCAGTGTTAAGCGTGGTGGTTTAGATTCACTTAATCTAGATGATTTATTTCTAGTTCATGAGACTCAGTTTGCTCCACCACTTGATGCTGCTGGCAATATTGCCTTAAGACCTACGGCTGACTATAAAACAATATTTCCTAGCGAGACCCCGACTGGGACTATGGAATACATTAGAGATACTATTCATATGTCAATAAACCACATTGTCCAAGGGCATCAACAAAGAGCAAATATTGAAAATGCTCATTATATTGTTGCGAGGCTTAAGGATGTTATTGACGCTAACCCTGGGGCTTTGGATAATTTATACACTGTTGATACATGGTTTACTCCAAAACCTGGTGAGGGTCTGAAAATACCAACTGGTTCATTTAAAACTTTCACGGGTGGGTCTTCTCCAGGTCAAAAAGTTAATGATGCAATGAATGCTTTATCCCAAACAGGAAAGCTAAGTGATCAAGCTTTCTTTAGAGGCGGAGAGCATGGGTCTAATACTGCAGGTGCAGATGAGTTGCTTAGGGTGTTTGGAAAACAGTTAAATACTGGTTTTGGTCCTCACTTTGATTCACCTTTCTACCATAATGCGATAACTTATGGAAAAGGAACTTATAATATAGCAGACTCTTATGGTCCCCACCAAATTGCTGCTTTGAGCGATAACGCGATCAGCCGCTTGTTTTCTAGAAACAATATGTATAGCGGTGTTAAGAAGCATACAGAATGGATTGGTAATCGCTTTAAATCTGGTGGTTATGTTCCTGGTGCTCCTTCAATGGAAGTTCCTGCAATCTTGCATGGTGGTGAATATGTTGTTAATGCTGATGCTGTAAGAAGCATGGGCGTAAGAACAATGCAGTCAATCAACCGCTCAAAGTTTAATGTTCCTTCTGGTTCCCCGTCCTATTCTGGTGGTGGGTCAACCAGTGTATCAACAGTCAATATCAATGTTGAAACATTTGTTGGGGAAGAAGAATGGTTTAAGTCAATGATGAAGAGTTACAATGTTAATGTTCTTCCAAAAATGAATAAGGCTGCTGGTAATGAGTCTAGAACATTTACAAGCTATAATGGTATTAACTAATGGCTATTCAACAACCTAATATCACCCATCTTGTTGTCCTTAATGGGCAAGAGATTACCGAGCATAACCGTATATTCAGTGGTGGTATGATTACATCTGCTGCTAATACCGAACTTTTAAACGGGAATAGAAAAAGGTTTATTAAGAACGCAAAGAATAATTACACCTTCTCTTTCACCTACCTTCCAGACAAGCCATCAGAAACTATTGATGGTCGTAAGAGTCGGAACTATCTTTATGATCTTGCTAGAGCTCCATCGTCAGCTACGCTATCAATTAAATTGGACCCTGATGATGCCTTCTATAATACAGTTGTTTATGTAGAGTCATATTCAGAAACATTAATTAGAAGAGATATTCCCAACCAGTGTGCTTATTACAATGTTGAGATTTCTCTTAAAGAGAAATAACAATGGCAGACAGTTTCTATAGTTTTAGTGAACCTCTAAATAGTGGTGTAGATTTCTATTTTGCGGACAAAACACAGTTCGGTTTAATTGCGGTTTCTGGGAATGTAACCCTACAAGTTACTTCTATCAAACTTTCTCATGGGACAATTGCACTATCAGCTGATGCTGTATTAACTGCTACTTCTTATAAGATTGCTCATGCTCAAATAGATATAAGCGATATTCTTTCAACAACATTGACGCTTGGAACTAAGATCCAGCCGTTCTTGGTACCAATATATATAACATCAAGTGTAGTTACTGTTGGTACAAAAATAGCATATGCTTCATCTGCAATAGATTGTACATCAAGCGTTGTTACGGTAGGAATGAAAATAGCATTGGCTGCATCCGCAATAGATTCTGCGGCTTCGGCTGCTACAGTTGTAACAAAGATTGCTTATAGCAATACTAATATCCTATGCACATCTGATGTTCCTGTATCTGCATTAAGAATTAGGTTTGTAAGTTCGTTAATATCAGTACTTGGCAATGTTACAACGGTGCCAAATGCTAGTACTGTAAATGCTCATATATTCCTTGCAACAATTAGAATAAATATTAATACATCTAATAGCGAGACAAGGGCGCAGATGATTCGGTTCAGCCCGAACATTACAGCTGACTCTTCACTGATACGAGCCCTACTGTTGTTAGATGGTGTGCCTTTAACGAACCAGTCAAGAACATTTGACATTTCTACAACTCCAGTATTTATAGAAAATAATAATTGGGCAGGAGATTCGTCTAGGTATTACAAGAATTCCGCTCAGTATGGCGGGTCCAAGAGAACATTTAATGCCAAATGGAGCTTTATTCCCAATAAGAGTGATGAAACAGTTGACTACAGGGAGTCTAGAAACTATTTGAAAGATGCAGCAATGGATTCAGATATCCATACTTTAACAATTATCAATCAAGATGAAAATGGTATAACCCCCTATACCGAAGAGTCAGTAAGTGTCTTTATTACTAATTTTAATGAAAAATTGTTAAGAAGGGATTTGGTTAGTGGTGTATACTATTTTGATTGCGCAATGACGCTGGAAGAGGTTTAAATGTTAACATCTGGACTATATGGCAAGGAGTTCTCTACTTCATTTAATTCAGCGATTGTTGCACCAGCCCAGAAGATAAAGCCAAGAGTTATTATCAAATGGCTGGATAGTCGTCACCTTGACAACCTGGTTGTTACAACAAACGATGCCCCTGCAAATACAGCCTACCCGACTCGGGGCTTCTTCTTCCCTGTTACCGAAGCTTTTAACGGAATTAAAAGACAATCGTTTACTTGGGCAGTTGCTGGTGCTAAAGATATAAATGGTGATGTGATTAAAGCGGATGGTAGTTGGTATGCAATGCCATCGCTCACTACTAATGATTTGGCTAATACACAAATTGGAAGCAGTCTTGAATTCGGATGGTGGTCAAATAGTACAAGTACTTCTAATGCTCACGCTACACATAGTGGATATGGATTTACTACTGATCCATATATCCAAGCAACTTTTACAACAAGAAAAGTAAATAAAATTAGAATTGTAACATCAGAATTTTATGGTCAAATATCAACATATACTGTTGAAGCGTATGATGGTTCTTTAAATTTAGTTTTGAGTGAAGTTGGAGAGATTCCTATTGGTGGGTATTACATGGACCACATCTTATCAAGTGCATTAACAACACAGAATATTTCAAAGATTAAAGTGATTATTCATTCAACTTCATATCCGCAAGATTATGCAAGAATCCAAGAAATCATTCCTTTGTACGAAGAAGATATTAGTGACTACATTATTTCGTACTCAGTGAATAGAACTCGGGATGTCCATTCCACCAGTTTGCCAATCGGCGGGTCAGAGACTGCTGTTGTTGATTTAACATTAGATAATACAACAAAGGTTTTCAATTTATTTAATACATCATCTCTTTATGGTAAATATATGGTAAAAGATTTAGAGGTTGAGGTCTTTACTGGATGGAGAATTAAAAAACCAAGCAGTAATAATATTAATGCATCCTATTTAGAGACTCAGATTACTAGCAGTATTACTGATACAGATATGTCATTCACTGTTCTGGATAAATCCAATATTCCTACTGGTGGGTCTGGTAATGAATTTATTGTTGTTATTGATCGTGATACACAATCAGAGGAAGTAATCCTTTGTTCTTCAGTGTCTAACTCTAGTGTTGTAACAGTATTGGAGCGTGGGTATGGTGGTTCTGTTGCTAAAAATCACAGCACTGGAAGTCTTGTTCGTTTTGATATTTATGAATATGTAAAAAATGGGACATTCTATGTTGATGAATGGTCAATTGGTACAGACATGACAGTGAGTGCTAATTTACAGGATTGGACAAAGTATTTGTCTGAACGAACAATCAACTACGGTTTCTTTTTACAGAATTCTTATGCAGATGATGCTGTTGAAAATCTTTTATTAAGGGCAAATTTCCCAAAGGCAGATATTGAGAGATTGCAAAACTACAAACAGGGCGCTCGTGCAAGAGGAGCTGTTGCATCGTATTCTTTTAATGAAGATACTGTTGATAGGAGTGGTAATAATATCATCCCAGCGACTGGATTAAGGGCACGGTTTTGGGGGATGCCATCAAATAAGAAAGATGTTTCCGTTAAAGATATTCTGGCAGATGCCATTGATAAAGAATTGTCCCCGATGGATAAAGCCCTTGAGGTAGAAAAATTTACTTCTCCAACAATTACGGCGCTCTCTAAAGCAATATCATCATCTAGTGCATATGCTCTAGATTTAAATGATTATACCTTTACAGGCACTGACGGTACTGTTTATTCTGAATATTATAATGGTGTATTTGATGGGTATTATATACCAACAGATTCTGGTTTACAACAAATTATTATTAGAATAGCATATGGCGGGGTTAGAGTTTATTTAGATGATATTATAATTCTTAATCGCTATAATCTAACGACAACATCTACAAGGTTTGCGTCAAGCACTGTTAACCTTACCGCTGGTGTTCCAAGAAAGATAAGAATTGAATTCTATCATTCTTTTAACACTGGCGGAGTTGCTTCATTTGATATAACTCTATACAAAGCGTTAAGTGGTGGGTCAGATGTTCTGGTAAGTGCAAACGAGTGTTGCACGATTGCTGCACTGGATAGTATCGGGACTAAAGACCCATCTAGAACTCTTACTGTTGCTGATGCCAATAATCATAGGAATAATGCAATATATATTAATTCACCAAAATTAAGTCAACCTTCATTTTTGGTTTCTGATCTAGATGATCAATCAGTTTTGCTGGAATCAAATTCATATATTAGAATACCGAGCGATGCAAGCCTTGATGTGACTGCTGATGCAAGATGGTCAATTGAATTTTATGGGAAATTCCACAATGGGTCTTTTAGTAGTGATGGAGAATATTTGAGTTCTTGGAACAATTCAACATCTACTGCTGGTTTTGAATTTTTCAATAACTCTACATCTCATGGTTTTAAAGTTAAAGCAATTGCGAACTCTGTTGTTGCAACAGAAACTGTTTCTTCTAACACTGCATTGTCTAATTCTTCTGCATCACATCTAGTTGCTACTTTTGATGGGGAGAGCCTCAAATATTATGTTAATGGGGCTCTGTCAGACACAGAGGTTGTCGCTGGCGAAATTGTTTCTTGGGCTTCAAAGCCAATTACAATTGGTGGGAGAGGGGCAACCTATACGGCTGGTGCAGAAGTAGCCCCAGCAACTATTAGAAGTCTTTATGCTGATGAGTTTGCTATCTATAATGAATGCCTCACTTCTGCTCAAGTAAGTGATAGATATACTGAGGCAAAAATGCAACCTCTTACTCAATTTGCATTCTTGTATGGCAACGAGGATACCATTAGAGGCATTATGGATGGGATTACATTTGCTGATATGGGTCGTGTTTATGTAGATGAAACTGACCATGCAAGATACGAGCATTACTACCGATTCTTTGAACCTACAATTAATCAACATGCTGTTATTCAAACATCAATTAGTGATTCAACAAATATAACAGAAGCTAACTATGTTGTTTCTTTACAGTGTAACAAGGTTATTGTTCCAGTGGGCGCTATCCAGACATCTTCATCTACGGTGCAGAATTTGTGGACAGCTCCAGACAACGCTTCATTAGCAGTTACTGCTCTTACTGCAAATCTTGCAAGTAACGCAAGCGGGGCTAATTCCGTTATGTATGTTTCTACTACGCTAGATCCAGTTTACCCAAAGACTGGTTATCTTAAAATTGATGATGAGATCATTAAGTACATCTCAAAAACAGCGGTGTCTTTTAATGGGTTAGAGCGTGGACAATTTCAAACGACTGCTGCTGCTCATACTTCGGGAACAAAAGTTAGAGAATCTAGATATTACGACCTTAAGTTTGATAAGTCTCCAGCTTATAATATTAGGAGCCCGTTTGTTTCTGCAATTCTTTTTGACTCTCCAGCCCGAGTTGAAATATCCAGATACTTACCGTATGCGTATGGAGCTGAATTAATTGTTTCTGCTACTACCGATGTTGAGCAGGGTAAGCTTGCTTGGTTGCAGGGTACAAACCCAGAAACGCAGTATCCTTACGCAACAACAATTGGCGGCATTGCTGTTGAGATGACTGAGCAAAATACTCAAGTTAAAGAACAGTCGGCTTCAACAGATGCAAGTATCAAAAAATATGGGATTAAAGATTTAACAATTCAAAGCCCATTCATTACAGACTCTGTTCATGCAAAAAAACTGGCTGATTTTATTATTGAAAAAACACAACTACCAGTTCCAATTATTAATATATCAGTTACGGCAATGCCAAAGGTTCAATTGGGTGATAGAATTAGAATAACGGCACTTAATGCGTTAGACATAGTTAATACTGATTATTGGGTGATTTCTCATAGTACAACTATTGGTGATACTGTAACGCAGAATTTAGTCTTACGAGGTGTTTCTTAATGGCTAGTGAAAATACTATCTACTTTTATCCTGGTCGGGGTGGTCACTCTCATGATGGAGAGAACTCTAGTTTTATTGATACATCTAAGTATTCTTTATTTGACTTTTCGTGGGGCATTTTCGGAGATCCTTCTCGTATTGCAGACCAAACAAGAAATTATGTTTCATTTGAAAATTTTATTATAGATACAGTTAATAATGCGGTGTTGAAACCCGCCAACATAATTCTTCAGCCAGGAGTGGTAAATGGCTCTGCCCATATTGTTTCAAGATCAATTGAAGCAAATTCTATTGTGACAGGTACATTAACAGCAAATGAATTATCTGCAAACATTATTCTTGTTAATAATGTAATTAGAAGTAATAACTTTGATGGGACAGTTCTCGCCAATGGTGTCATCACTACTGCTGGTACAGTTGGCTGGGCTGTATCTGGGCAGGGTCAAGCTGTTTTTGATACAACCTTTATTAGAGGGCAAATAGATGCTGCATCTGTTCATACTCCAGGTATTGATATTGATTCCGCTGGTAATCTAACTGCCGATAATTTTGCATTGTATGCCAACGGTAAAATTGTAAATGGTAATTTTAGTGTTAGCGCAGCTGGAGTCTTATCTGCAACTGGTGCAAATATATCGGGCACTATTGAAGCATCTTCACTATCTACCCCAGGACTTGTCATTGATTCTAATGGCGATCTAACTTCTGGTGGTGGTGCTACTGTACTTTTTGCTGATGGTTCAATCGCAACATCAAGTGGTAATTTTAGCGTTGATGCATCTGGAAATCTATCTGCAAATAATGCCCTATTGTATGGCTCTATTTATGCAGCTGATGGTTCAATTGGAGCCTGGACTATAGATTCTGATGGTATCTACAATGACACTGCTGGTAGATATGTAGCATTATATCCTGCAGTCGGAAGTGTTAGCGAAAATGTTTTTGAAGTCAACTATCTAGGCTGGACTTCAGAGATCAGCTCTTCAATAATGAAAGTTAGCTATGGTGGGTCATTTAGCTACTTAACTGGTGGCAGTGTGCATGCGAGTGCCTATCTTGCGGTAGGGTCATATATTGCAATTGATTCAGATAATCGTCATTACGCATATAGTATAAGACCTATAGTAACTGGCGCTCAACCTACTTATGTTGATATTACTGGATCTGGCTGGAAATACAATGCAACAAATTTAACACATGATGGATTCCCAATGGCATTTGGTTGGAGAAACTCTGGTGGAAGATTGACATTTGTTGTAAACAATGATGCTTCTGTTAGTGGTACCATTACTAACACAATAACTTCGGATAGAAGAGTCAAGGATAATATAAGAAATGTTTCAACATCTGTATTAGATAATTTTTATTCTATAAATACTTATGAATTTGATTGGAATGAAAAGGCACCTCAATGGTTGCAGGATCGCAGTTGTGGAGTTGGAGTTATTGCTGATGAGTTAAAGATACTTTACCCTGAAGCCGTAATTGATGACTATGCATATGAGGGGTGGGTTCACAGGTATTCGGAACATCCAGAAGGTTTTTCATTAGAAGAAATGGAACTATTTGGTTCTGATTTTTATGAATTTGTTCCTGGAGAGGGTGTTTGGCAAAAACCAAGATATGCGTCAGTTGACTACACTGTTCTCATTCCTCATCTAATATCAGCTATACATGATCTAAACAATCGTGTCAAAGAACTAGAAAGTAAGGTATAATAGATAAATGGCTTACGAGAACTATACACAAATTTCATGGACTGATGGAACCCCAATTACAGGGGACAGGCTTCAGCAAATGTCTACAAATATTCAACAAGTTAAAGAGTCTACTGACGATAACCCACAAGGTGTTAAAAAACTAAAAACAGTCACTAGCACAGTTGGACCATTCCAAGATTACCAATCTGCTCATGAGATTATTAGCTTAAAAGACGATTCTGGCACTGGTGGTGGGGATAATCGTGTGACTATCGGGGTTAGTCGTTACTATCGGGTAACAGTTAACTTTCCAGGCTTTACAGTTGATACTAAGGGTGCTGAAGATAGCACCTATATATTAACTCTTCGCTCAGGCGTTTCAGGTGGGGCTAATACTGTTATTAGCACTTTTTCTTTTACTCCTCCACCATTTACTTACATTGATGTCTCAGCTGGGGCTAACGCAACAATTGCTAATAACACTTTGCGTAATAACGCTTATGATTCCAAGTTTGGTTCTGGATCGTACTCCGTAGTTTTAGCAAGTAATGTTTCTGGGTTTCAGAATAGTTCATTCTTCGCCGCTGTGGATAGAAACTCTGGCGCATCTACAGCCAACCTGCCAGCATATTCTGTTATTGTTTCTAGTGGAACCATTCCACTTCAGCTATATGTTGAAGATGTTGGCGGGATTGCATAATACAATAAAATGGGTTTAGCTTCTAAAAGAAAAGACATTGACTGGTCAACCAAATTTCTTTCTGGAGAGGACAGTCCTAATTACAACGGTGGAAAATATATTGACGATAAGGGGTATGTTCGGGTTTTAAAACCAGATCACCCTAAGAACATTCGTGGTTATACTTATGAGCATAGGCTTGTAATTGAGCAATACTTGGGCAGGTATCTTCAGCCGTGGGAAACTGTCCATCACATTAATGAAATCAAGGTAGATAATCGTTTATCTAATTTATTTTTGTGTACTCCTCAAGAGCATAGCGCCTTGCATAAAGAGGGGAATAAGATGTCGGATACTCATCGTGCTAAAATGAGGGAAACTGCTAACAAAGTAAAACCTCACACTAAAAAGAAAAATGCATCAAAAGCTATAATTATTAAAAAAAGACTCCCGTAGCAACTTTTAGTATATCCTTATGATATGCTGTAAAGAACCCAAAGGAGTCCTTATGAAAGTTTGTGCAGGTGAAGGTTGTGGAATAGAGTTTGAACCACAAACAGCGAATCATAAATACGCTGACAAGTTATGTCGTCAATCAATAGATGTTAATGGATTATGTAAACATAGAAGGGATAATGGATTGTTTGATATTCAACCAGACCCATTGACTGGAGCAATTCCGTCAAGCGATAGTGAATTGAGGCTTTCTTATAACAAGCTTCTTAGCGAATACACAAAGTTGAAAACAAAGAGTGATGATCTAGCTGGTGCTATCTATCGTGCTGTAAAAGAAGATATTGAAACAGTTAAGTATGTACCAGTAAACAAGCCAAAGCTTGATAGAAAAACCAAGGGCGAAGAAGTCGCTGTTGCAGTTCTAGCAGACTGGCAACTTGCTAAAGTCACCCCTGACTATAACTCTAAAGTTTGCGAAGAGCGCATTGAGCTTTTTGCTGAGAAGGTAATCCAACTTACAGAAATCCAAAGAAAAGATCACCCTGTAAAGGAACTTAGAATTTGGGCTTTAGGAGATATTATTGAAGGTGAGTTAATCTTTCCAGGTCAATCATTCTTAGTTGATGGTGGTTTGTATAGACAAATTACTGTTGATGGTCCACGCATCATGAAGAATTTTATCAACAAGATGTTGGAAAATTTTGAGAAGGTAACATTTGTTGGTGTTATTGGTAATCATGGTTCTATCGGTGGTCGTGCAAGACGAGACCATGACCCTGAGACTAATGGTGACAGAATGCTTTATCGTATTACTCAATTAATGTTTGAAAAAGAAAAGCGTGTTGAGTTTAAGATTCCTGATGGTCGTGGTGAAAGACATTGGTACGCCGTTGATACAATCGGTAACTACAAAGCAATGCTTTGTCACGGTGATCAATTCGGTAGTTTGTCAGCCTTCCACTCTTTCCAAAAGAAAGCGTATGGCTGGAAGATCGGGGCATTGGATGAAGATTTTGATGATATCTTCATTGGTCACTTCCATACTCCTACCAAGATGACATTCAACACTGTTCAGTTAAGAATTTCAGGTAGCCCCGAGTCAGTTAATACATATGCTGCAGAAGTCCTTGCTGCTGCTGGTAGACCATCTCAGTCACTGTATTTCGTACATCCTGAGAATGGTATCGTTACAGCCGAGTATAACTGCTGGTTAAACTAATATGGTAAAAGCTACTGGTATCTATTGTCAGCATTGTGCTGGGCGTATGTTTACTGGTCAGCAGTATTATGCTTTCCAGAAAAACTATATTGACCTGACTTGCTTGAGATGTGCTACATCAATTGATGTAGAAGTCAAAAAGTTAAATAAAGTATTGCGGTATTTGAATTTCAAAACTGTGGAGGAACGCCATGATATCCAAGAAACCAATCGCAAATAAATTTTATAAGTACGCTGGGTCTATTGTCAAAATTAAAAAGATTTCTAAGCCCAAGAATAAAATTTTTATTGAAAAACTAACCAACAAAGAAATTATAACAATTCCATATGAGCAATCGGAAATTTTAATTATAAGGTTGTATACTGTTGGTGAAGTTGCTAAGATTGTTGAGCGTAGACCTGACACTCTTAGGAAATACGAAAGAAAGAATTTAATTCCTTCCGCTAGTAAGTTTGGAGATGAATATCCAGGCTATTCTAACTGGAGGTATTATGATGAGAGTGCAGTATATGAAATGGTTGAATTTTTCAATCAAAGAACACAAGGTCGCCCCATTACTCAAAGTAGTATTGGGGTTAGTAATAAAATAAAGTTATTAGATCAAAAAATCAAACTTCATAGATGAGGATGTTATGACAACAGATAAAGAAAAAGGCACAGAAATTTGGGCTTCATTGGGTATTACCAAGAATCTTGGTAATTATGAATCACTAAGGCTTGATGCAGGCGCACGAACGCAGGCATCAGATCCTAACGACCCTGAAGCATGGGCGAAGGTTTGGGCTTCAATTGATTCCCAGATTGAAGCCAAGTTGCAAGAACTAGATAATGAAAGCCCAAAGTGATTGGCGAGTAATTGCAGTTTGTGCAAATGATGAACAGCCAATTGCTTGGCTATCGTATGATATTGAAGATGTACAATACGCCAAGCACGGCTGTTCACAATGCAAAGTAAGAGTAGAATGTTTCTTGAATGCATGGGAAAATAAACCTTATGTCGGAGTTAATGCAGGGATATCAGAGTATGATTTCCTAATGCTTACTTGGAAGGAGTCAAAGAAATCTAATGGAAGTAACTGGTCTAGAACTAATAAAATTCTTCAAGGAATCTTGCAAAAAGTCAAATAAGCTTTTTATTCCAGATTCTCCAAGACAGGAATCTGTTGCAGACGCATTAGCTGAATTTTATAAAAAAGAAGAGTTGTTCAATGCGGTGCAATTATTTATAAAATCAAAGACTGGACCATTCTTGGTATTTGATTTTGCGATAGAATCAAGATCATATGTTGATAAAACAAAATTTGAATCTAAGTCTGTCAACGCTTTTAAAGAAATAGTAGAACAAACCAAAAAGAGAATGGAATCTGAATGAACTATGAGATTAGATTACTCAACTGCATTATTGATCAAGATGGTTATGCCGAGGCAGTAAACGCAGGTGCGGAAAATGTGTTTGTTGAGTATCGGGATATTTGGAACTTTGTTATCAGTCACTTTGACGAACATAAGAAGGTTCCGTCTAAGGATACTGTAAAGCATCACCACCCAGACTTTGAGTTTGTCGCTACTCCTGAGCCTTTGAAGTATTATCTTGATGATGCAAAGCGAGAATCATTATCATATCAAACAAGAACTATTGTTTCCAAAGCTCACTCAATACTTGGGGAGTTAGGTCCAAAAGAATCGCTCTCTTTTCTCATGGAAGAAACATCTCGGCTGTACAAGTTCTCCAGTAGCCTTAAAGATACAGACTTGGCTGGTGACTGGAAAGAAAGAGCAGATAGTTTAAGAGAAAGAGCCCTCCGTGGTGGTGATGAATTGCAAGGTGTGCCAAGTGGTATCCATGTAATTGATAAAACATTTGGTGGTTGGCAACCTGGAGACTTTATTGTTCTTCTTGGTTGGACTGGTGTTGGAAAATCATTTATTGCAAGATTGTTTGCAGTTAATGCTTGGAAGGCAGGGTATAGACCATTGATCATTTCACTTGAAATGAATAAGATGCAGGAAGGTCAAAGACTAGACACTTTGCTAAACAACGGCGAGGGTAACTTCACCAATAGCGATCTAGTACGAGCCAACCCTGCTATCGTAGACAAGTATGAGAAGTGGGCAGAGGCTACTTTCACTGGCAAGCATGCCATCCACCTTGTAACATCGGAAGGTCTTGAAACAGCAGACCAGAACATGGTGCAGGCTAAGATTGATCAGTATCACCCAGATATGGTAATTCTTGATTACCACGGCTTGTTTGATGATTCTAGTGGTGCTAAAACTGAAACAGAGAAGGCTAAGAACCTCTCTAAAGCGTTTAAGCGCATGGCTGTGAAGAACAACATCCCTATCATAGATGTTGCAGCAGTTACAATGGCTGAGGGGCACTCTGAGAGACCGCCCGAATTGGAAGAGGTCGCATGGAGTAAGCAGTTAGCTTATGATGCCGACCTTGTGTTAGCTATCCATCGTGAACCTTCTTCAGATGTGTTTCAGGTTGTGTCACGCAAGGTTAGAAGAGCTGGGCATTTTGGTTTTTATCTTAGATGGAATCTAGAGACTGGAAAGTGGGCAGAAGAATGGGACATTTAATTGATGCTAAAATATCAGGTACTGCAAAAGATATAGAAACAATTGCAAAACTAAGACCTTGGATGGAAGATGAAGCAAGGGCAAAGTATGGTTTTACAGGAAAGACAAAGTTGATTACTGACTATGATAAAGAAGCAAACATATTTTCATTCTCAATCGTTTTTGATGATGAACTTAGAAACTGAAATCAAGGATCTCCTCCAAAAATTTGGTATCCATGTTCATACTGAGTCGGGTAATGAAATTACATTTTATTGTCCGTTTCATAAAAACAGGAATACGCCTTCTTTCTATTTAAACAAAAAGACTGGACTATGGCAGTGTTTCAATCCATCCTGTGGTGAAAAGGGTAATTTCAAAAAACTATACCGACAAATTACAGGCAAGTCTTATGGTCGTGAAGTAAAGCTTGACCCTTCGGCATTAAGGAATGAACTTGATCGGGCGTTCAGACCGATTGTTCCAGAAAAAGAAATTACTTTAGACAGTATTGCTCTTGATTATGATAGCGATAATATCAAGCAAGTATTGCTACCTTTTGTAGAGCGTGGTCTTTCGCTAGACACATTGTCGCATTTTGAAGTGGGCTTCTCTAAAGGTAAAAATAGGATTGTTATTCCAGTAAGAAATCCGCAATATAAGGTTGTTGGGTTAATTGGTAGGGCGATAAGTAGCGACCAAGAGCCAAGGTATCTTTATAATACTGGGTTCAAGAGAGCCATAGTGTTGTTCAATATACAGAATGCCAAGAACTATAGTGATGTTATAATAGTAGAAGGAAGTGTTGATGCAATGAAAGTGCATGAGGCTGGATACCCCAATGTTGTTGCATCGCTAGGAGCTCAAGTTTCACCTCAACAAGTCACAATGCTAAAAAAGTACTTTGACAGAATAATTATATTTTCTGACAATGATGACGCAGGACAGGCTATGAAAGGTGCTATAATAAAATCTTGTTGCGGTAAAGAACTGTACGCAGCACAGATTCCCGAGGGTTATAAAGATCCTGGGGAAATGGATATACAACAAATAAAAGACAGTATCACAAACAAACAATTAATCATATAGGAGACAATATGTCATTTACATCAATCAAAACATTAAAAGACCTTGAAAAAGCAGTTATTCCTGCACAGGGTACAGGGAAAGGAGTTAAGAAATACTTTACTCTTCAATCAGGAGATTCTTTCAAGATTCGGTTTCGCCAAGAGCTTACCGAAGATGCAAGTAATTATAATGAAGAGATCGGTACGGGTATTTCAGTACCAGTTGTTACATCGCCAGTTAACTGGAAGTGGAGAGTAGCCTCCACCGCTTCGTTTGAGAAGTTTAACTATCGTTGTTGGGCAACTGAGCAATCAGTTACAGACAAGGCTTGGAAGCCTAAGCCACACTTGCTAATCAACATTGTAGTAGAAGTAGAGCCAGGAGTTTGGGAACCACGAATTCTTGACACTACATTTAATCAACGACATGTTGGTTTAACTTTGATTGAATATGCTAAAGAGTTTGGCACAATCACAGACCGTGAGTATAAGTATTCACGAACTGGATCGTCAGCATCTGACACAAACTATAGCCTAATTCCTTTGAATGTTTCTGAAATGCCAAAGGCAGTTAAAGAATTGCCAATGCATGATTTGGAAAGTGTTTACATGACACTCTCTTATGAGAAGCAACAAATATTCCTCACTACTGGAGAGCTTAACAAAGACTCTTGGTGATTGTTATTCATCGGGCAGGGGGAAACCCCTGCCCTTTAACAAAAGGAATATATGAAAAATAATTCTATTGTTTTAGACCTTGATGGTGTCATTGCTGACATAGACACAGCCGTTTCTGACTACTTGCATTATGTTTGCGGGGTACAGGAAGATTATTCAAGTTGGTTTACTACAGACACAAAAGATAAAGAAGCCTTAAAGTTATTTTCAAATGAACTGTTTTGGAAGAACCTAAAACCATTTGAAGATGCTTGGTATCAGGTTAATAAATGGTTCTCTGATGGCATTGATGTGCATATAGTAACTGCAAGAAGAACTGAAGCATCTGTCAGGTCCGTAGAGCCTTGGCTGGATGATTGGCGTATAAATACATTAAGACCAAAGTTTGCTAAGATGCATGCTAAGCATGAAATTATTTCTGAAATCAACCCAGTATTTGTGGTTGAGGATAATCCGAATGAAGTAATTTCATTAAGAGATAATGGAATCAACTGTTACTTGCGCAAGGCATGGTACAATAAGCAGTTCTGGAATGATTTACCTTGTATTGATTCACTTTACGAACTGGAGATTTAAGTGACAGAGTTTGTTCACCTTCATTGCCATAGCGAACACTCGCTACTGGATGGGATGTCTACTCCTGAAGAGATCGCACAAATTTCTAGCACGAATGGGCAATTTGCAGCAGCACTCACAGATCACGGAACAATGGCAGGCGTTCTCCGTTTTCAGGATGCGTGTAAGAAGCATGCAGTGCGACCTATATTTGGCGTTGAAGCGTATTTTGTACCTTCTGTTAAAGACGATGGTGATGGGAAGCATGAGCGTTTTCACTTAATCCTTCTTGCAAAAAATGATGCTGGGCTAAAGAAGCTTTTTAAATTATCACAAATATCATGGCAAGACAATTTTTATTATAAGCCTAGAATTGATTTTGATTTACTAGAGAGTATGGTGGATGACGATATTGTTTCATTGTCGGGCTGTAGAGGAAGCTCTATTGCTAAAGCGATTGAGGCTGGCAATACTGGTCGTGCAGAAATGTTGGCAGATAGATTTACTAAAATCTTTAAAGATGATTTCTATTTTGAATTACAAGCGTGGAACCCTAAAGAGATTAATGATGGGCTATTAGATTTGTCTAAGGCTTTTAATAAGAAGGCTGTAGCGACTGCTGACTGCCATTTCCCAACACACGCTGATAAAGCTTGTGAAGAGGTTCTGCTTCTCATTTCGCAGTACCCTAGTCTCGGGGCTTCTATTACTAATCTTGCTAAAGAAAACGCTACTACGCTTCACAAGTGTGGTAATGACCTTCTTGAAAAGGTAAATCATCTTTATCCTGAAAGAAATTTGCGCTTTGATGATATTAATCCGTATGTTGCAAATGCAGAAACGGTACTGTCATGGTTTAAAGATGCTGGTTATGATAGACCAGACATTCTTGAAAATACAATTGAGGTAGCGAGCAAATGCAGTGCCGAGATTACCAAGCGTAGAAATCTGCTCCCTAAATATCTAAAGTCATTAAATTCAGATGAGTACCTACGAGAGATGACTGAGTTTAGACTGAAGGAACTTGGTTTAGGTGAAGAATACAAGGTAAGACTTGACGAGGAACTTGGAATTATTAAACAACTCGGCTTTGCTGATTATTTCCTTATTGTTTGGGATCTAACATCCTGGGCTGACGCTAACAATGTTGGTCGTGGGACTGGTAGAGGTTCTGTAGGTGGAAGCTTGCTTGCCTATCTATTGAACATTTCTAAAGTTGACCCGATTAAATATAATTTACTATTCGCTCGCTTCATCAACCCTGAGCGTAACGACTATCCAGATATTGACTTGGACTTTGAGGATAAGAGAAGAAACGAAGTTAAAGAATATCTTAGGAATAGATGGGGTAAAGACCATGTTGCTGCAATTACTACTTATGGTACATTCAAGCCTAAGTCAGTAGTGAAAGATGTTGCTAGAGTATTGCAAGTTTCTTACGAAGAGACTAACAATATCACTCCATTTTTTGAAACAATTGAAGAGTTAATTGAGTCACCCAAGGGTAAGATTTTCTGTAACAAGTATCCTGATGTGCCTAAGCTGGCTACAAGGCTTGAAGGTAGAATTAGAAATGTTGGAATCCATGCTGCAGGTATGGTTGTATCGTCTGTTCCATTGAACGAAGTTTGTCCTATTGAAACAAGAAAAGAAACTGATGGTGGAGAGCGAACAACCGTTACTGCATTTGATATGACTGATGCAGAGGCTGTTGGGTTGATTAAAATAGATATTCTTGGTCTAAAGACCGTATCTGTGATTAAAGATTGCTTAGCGAAGGTTACAGAGCGTCTAGGCATTGATGTAGAGGCTCAATCATTGGCTCTAGATGACCCTATTGTGTTTGAAAACTTTAATAAAGGCAACACCGTTGGAGTTTTCCAAACCGATGCAGCAGCTTATCGTAATCTAATTGAAAGAATGGGTATTGATAACTTTAGCGATCTTGTAGTAAGTAACGCTCTGGTAAGACCAGGAGCCTTGTTATCGCAAGGTCAGAAGTATATTGATTGCAAGAAGGGATTTACTCAACCGTATTATCCTGACAAGTCCGTTGAAGAAATATTAAAAGAAACATATGGTACTGTCATTTTCCAAGAGCAATTGATGCAGATGTCTGTGTTGATTTCGGGTTTCACTTGGTCAGATGCAGATAAGCTAAGAAAGATTATTGGAAAGAAAAGAGACATCAGTGAATTTAAAGATTTTAAAGATAAGTTTGTCAATAATGCAATCATTCCAAAAGCAGAGGCAAGGAAAATGTGGGCTGAGTTTGAAATGTCAGCTCTATATATGTTCAATAAATCTCATGCTGTAGCCTACTCAATGCTGTCCTATCAGACCATGTGGTTAAAGGTAAACTACCCTCTAGAGTTCATCTGGTCATTACTATATAATGAAGATTCTACTGAAAAGATCACTGCGTACCTTATGGAAGCCCAGCGTCTAGGTATTGCAATTCTTCCTCCAGATGTAAACTATTCCGAAGAATACTTTACAACTGACAGCCGAACAGGGCTTGATGCTATTAGGTTTGGTTTAACGAATGTCGCTGGCTGTGGTGCTTCTGCAATTAAGGAAATTCTAACTAAGAGACCATTTACTTGCTTAGATGAGTTTAATAATAAGTGTTCTAAGTCTGCTGTCAAAGCGCCTCTCCGTCTTAATCTTGAGAAAGTTGGGGCGTATGTTTCAATGAATCATATTTCTCAATACGAGCATGAGCGTTACTATCTGCCAGTTCTTGGTTTCTCTATTAAATCGGGTGAAGAGAATAATGAGATGGATGAGTTCGTAGGCAATCTTTCTGAGTTCCATGAAATAAATTCTCCATTGACGCTTATTAAAGCAATTGTGCGATCAACGAAAAAGACTCCGCAATATCTAAGAATTGAATTTGAAGACTTCTCGGGGTCAGCTACTGTATTCGCTGACAGGAATACTGAAATGGCGAATAGAGATTATGTTTATGCTTTGATCGGGGATAGAACACTACATTCGTTCTGTGATGCATATAATTTCATTGACACTGACTTACATAAGTTTATTACTCTTAGACAAAAGGGTGATGACCATGAATATAACTGGCTACATGAAACTGGGTTGGGTTATGTTGGTGATGAAAAGACATTGATGTATGTAATGCACTCTAGAGTCTTCACAACTTCTAAAGATAAAACAATGGCTAACCTTTATTGCTGGGATGGTAAGGAAATCTTTAAAGTTGTTATTTTCCCAAGACCTTATGCAAAGCTTAAGGGTGTGATAAAGCAAGGGCAGTGGTATGCAGCAAGGCTTTCAAAGATTGAAGAAAAGCAAACACTGACTCGCATGGACTCGTACAAAGTAGAGTCTGATTCTTCCATCATCAATATAGATAATTATATAGAGCGAAAAAACTTGGTGAAAGTAGTAGCCTAGTGCTTCTTACAATATACATACCAACTTATAAAAGAGATTCTCTAGATTACTGTTTGGATAGTATAATATCTCAAACTAATTCTAATATTGAAATTATTGTATCTGATAACGACCAAGATGGTTACGCAAGACAAGTGGTGTACGAATACAAGGACTACATCACTGATTATTCCATTAGAAAACAAAATATCGGTTGCGATGGTAATTGTTTGCATGGAATTACTGCTGGCACTGGTGATTATGTCTGGGTGCTTGGTGACGATGATATTTTAATTCCTGGAGCGATTGATACTATCATGCCGATGCTGAACGGAGTTGATCGTGTAATGCAATTTGCCCCACACTCTGGAGAAGTATTGCCTGGGTTTTCTGGTACAATGATAGAGTTGATAAATAAACTTAATGATAAATCGTATTTAGTTGCTGCAACTTTGGCAAGTATGAATATCTGGAGAAGAGAAGTCATGGATTTTAAAATCGGGGTGAAACATCTTGATTCTAGGAATGTCTTAGCCTGGGCTGGTATTGGTTGTAGTACGGTGAGTGTTCCAGAGGTTCCTACTGTTCTTGTTAATGACACAAACCTCTTTCAGTTTAAAGATTTTGGTAGTGTGATGTCTGAGTACTGTGATGCTCTATCTGATATTGAAGGTGTGGAGAAATTTACATTCAATGATGCCAATCAATGGAATTTTGTTAATGCCTCAATGGGTGCAAGATGATTGTATACACAGGCGGGACATTTGATCTATTCCATTCTGGTCACGCTAGATTGTTAGAGAGGTGTAAAAAAGCTGCTGGTGACGATGGCTATTTAGTTGTATCTGTTAATACAGATCAATTCTGCTCTCAATATAAAGAGCCTCCAATTTGTAGTTTGGCTGAAAGAATGGAAGTTGTTTCTTCTTGTAAATGGGTGGATAAAGTAATTGTAAACTCGGGCGGTGCTGATTCTAAACCTGCTATCATAGAGGCAAAAGCTGATCTTGTAATCGTTGGTTCCGACTGGCAAAGTAAAGATTACTATAAGCAAATGGGATTCACACAAGAATGGCTTGATGAGCATAAGATTGGCGTGATGTTTGTCCCGTATACAGAAGAGATTTCAACAACAATTATTAAATCAAGAATACTAGATAGAATGTTTCAATAAAGGAGAAATATGTTACTTGTAGATAAAAGAAAAGGCGATTTGATGCCGATCCATGATGTTATTCCGACTCCCAGTGTCGGTTTGAATCGGGCTTTAGGTGGCGGATTAAATACTGGTGCGACTCACTTGTTTTGGGGTACTCCTTCTGTGGGTAAAACGACTATGTGTTTTAGAATTATGGCTGAGGCGCAGAAGATGGGGTATCGTCCGATTATTGTTGATTCGGAGTCTTCGTATAGTGATGTGTATGCTGAGAAGTGTGGTCTAGATATTTCTGATGTGGTGGTGATTCAGTCTACTATTGTTGAGGATATTATGAAAAGTTTGATTGGGTATTTGACTGATGATAAGGAGAAGCATATTTTCTTGTTTGATTCGTTGTCTAATATTGTGAAGGAAGAGTTTTATGATAAGCCTGAGGGTGGTAAGGCGATGGGTTTGTCGGCTCGTTCGCAAGGCTACTTTTTACAGAAGCTGGTGAACTATCTTCATAAGGAGCGTAACATCATGTTGTTTGTTGCTCATCAAACGGTTGACTTGAGTGGTATGTACGCTATTACTAAGGCAAAAATGGGTAATGTTGTGCATCATAATATGCATAATATTATTAAGTTGTTTCTTTCTATGTCTAAGGGCGAGATGGAGCGTGAGCCGAATAATATGATTACTTCGCAACGGGCTGTTTGGACTATTGAGAAGACTAAGCAGTTGCCTACGATTGGTTCTACTGGATATTATTATGTGCTGCCACAATTGGGGCAAATTGATGCTCGCCGTGAGTTGATTGATATTGCGATTGAGATGAATATTATTGTTCGCAAGGGTGCTTGGTATACTTATGATGATAGTAAGTGGAATGGTATGGGTGCGATTGAGCTTACCGATAAGCAAATGAAGGCTATTGAAAAACAAATAAAAGAGTAGGAGCGAGTAGTGAGTCACCTAGATGATGAAATTGAAGAAGTTCGGTCTTATATTTCTGAGCCTTTCTTCCAGACCATTGACTGCAATCAGGGCTGGCATCAATTGATTGTTGATTGCCATAGGGAGTTGGCTACCATTGATCCAGATTATAAACTTTATCAAGTCAAAGAAAAGTTTGGTGGATTAAGGTATTATATAGATTCAAGTTCAAAAGATTATTATGCGATGCGTGATGTGATTAATAAGTTTGAAAGGCTTTCTTTGCAGACATGTGAATATACTGGAGAGCCTGGAGTTTTGGCTAAAGGAAAGGGCGGGTGGATGAAAACCTTGTCTAAAGAAGTGATGTCGGAGTATGGCTATGAACAAGCATAATCTTATTGTTATTGCTGGAGCTATTGTTTATTTATTTTTTCTTATTAAGATGTTTTTGTGAAAAGAACTGAACAAGAAGAAATCAAGAGGGACAAAGCAAAGGCTGTAAAGAACTCTGGTCGTGGTTTAAGAAAGGGTGATGCTTCGTTGAATAAGTTTTTGCTTGATTATAAACATAACGAAAGAACATTCACTCTCACATTAAAGGCTTGGAATAAAATGCGTAAAGATGCATGGAATGCTAGTTATAAATATCCATGTATTTCTGTTGTATTCGGTGAGAACTCCGAGACAAAGGTTGCTATAATAGATTGGGAAGTGTTTCAAGAACTAGTGAAGGGAAGCGAGTATGAGTAGGAAATATAAGTACAGTTTTTTCTGTGACAAATTATCTGGTTGGAAAACACTAGGGTTTGGCATTGGTCATGATGATCAATATATCGGATTGTATATAATTTTCTGGATGGTTGGAATTCAAAGAAAGATGGTAACAGCATGAACCAATATGGGAACCCGATGTTTTTTCAGATTCTAGAAGAGCTACGAGCGCTTCATACAAAGAAAGGACAGGACTATGGCACTGCGAGCGATCCTCTTGCTAATGTTCGTGCGTCAGTTGAATGGGGTGTTCCAGGTTGGGTAGGCACTTTAATTCGTGCTAATGATAAAGTAATTCGCCTACAAAGTGCCGCTAAGGGAAGTAAATTGGTTAATGAAGGTGTAGAGGATTCCCTTATAGACCTTGCATCGTATGCAATCATTGCTCTTGCATTATATCGTGAAGATAATGATATGAAGCAGGCTGTTGTTATTACAGAAGATCTAAGAAAGAGTCTACATGCCTGATATTGTTGTTGATACAGTCTTCCTGTCTGAACAGATGGGTGATAAGGCAAAAGAATTTACAGAGTGTATTCGTATTGTCCAAGACATTATTGAAAACCCTGACCATTACATTGGGATGCAAGCAATCAAGTATGCCAATATGTTAGCTGGTTATAGAACACTTATGATTGTAAAATCACAAGCATTTAAAAGAAGATCTAGTATTATGAGCGAGCAGGACAAGTTCGTTAATGATGTATGGAAAACTATGTATGAAGCATTATCCGAGAATATTAACGCCCTTAAACTGGCAGCAAGAGGAACAAACTCATGAAAGCAATACAACAATTAAGAGCACCAAAAGCAGTTGCCCCTGTTGATGGTCCAGTGGTTATGGCAGATTTAGTTGAAGCAATTAATGACCACTTAGCGTTAAGAAATACCCCTAACTTTAAAAAGGTTAATGGGTTTCATCCTAGCTACACAAACCAGTGCGCTCGCTACTGGTATTATATGTTTGAAGGAGTAGAAGTAACCCCTTCATTTAGCTCCCAGACCTATCGTATTTTTGATAATGGTCATGCTGTCCATGAAAGACTTTATAGTTATCTTCGGGGTATGGGTATCCTTGTTGGGGAAGAAATTAAGGTTAATCATACCGATCCTCCAATTGAGGGTACTGCAGATGGTATAATTAATTGGTATGGCGAGAAACTAATTGAACTTAAATCAATAAGTCAAGAAGGTTTTCATTATAGACAACTGCATAATAAACCTAAAGATGAACATTACCGACAAGCCCAAATTTACATGGAGTGCCTCAACCTAGATTCAGGTTTCGTAATCTATGAAAACAAAAACAATCAACAAATTCTTCCAATCTTTATTGAGAGGGATCAACCGTTTATTGATAAATTATTTAAAAAATATAGGAAGTTCCACGGCTCTTACTTGAGCAAGGAAATTCCAGTGCAACCATACAAAAGGACATCGGCTAACTGTAACTCCTGCGATCTGGTTGCTCACTGCTGGGCAGGAGGAGATCGTAATGATGAAGAGAAGGGGAACGAGCCTTTTTAATTTATGCGAAAGCGTAAATGGATGATAAATCTTTTAAGATTTGCGCTTATGAAGAGTGCGGTAAAGAGTTTCATGCAAAAGTTTATAACGCTATCTACTGTTCAGCGGAGTGTCGCAAGGTTGTCACAAATAGAAATTTATTAGCAAGTTACTACGAGAAGAAAGCTAATAAAAACAAGAAAAGAATTTGTAAAACAAAAACATGCACTGCTGTATTATCCATATATAATAAGGAAAATATTTGCGAACAGTGTAAGAGAAAGCGCTTTGTAAATAGATTAGTCTCATGGGGATGGTCTGAAGAAAACGCTAGGCGTGGTATGGATTGAGTATCAAGTCGCTTGTCTCATCTGTAAAAGAAACTAGGATACTCGCTATTGACCCATCTTCGCATTCCCTTGCTTGGGTTATTTATGATATTAGCATGACTGATATTTCTTTAATTGCCTGCGGGAAAATTGATTATAAAAAAGATAAAGATGTTTCAATAAAGTTTTCGGTTATTAACAAAGGGTTATCTGATATTGTAAAAGAATACACACCGAAACATGCAATAATTGAGCAGTCAATTTATGTTCAGAATTTTGAATCAAGCAGGATCATATCTTATATAATTGGTTACAGTTGGGGAGTGATAAGTGCTGGTAATTGTACAGTGTCAGATGTCAATCCTTTAGTTTGGAAGGCGGGTATTGGGTATAAGAATCTGGGCAAGAAAGATAAAGAGATTTTTATGAATGACGGGAAGCCAGGTGCTCTCCAGATAAAATTAAAGAATGAAAGAAAGCGCAGAGTGCGCATGCTTGTATCAAAATATTTTGCTACAGGCGATATTGGTATCAATGATGATGATATCATAGATGCAGCAGGTATTGGCTTATGGTACGCAACAAAAAAGATACAGCAGGCTTCTAATGGCTAATGAACCGTATAAGGATAGATCGTTCCTGTATGAGATGTATGTCCAGAGAAGAATGAATTTAACTGATATATGCAAAATATTAAAAGATACATACAACATTGAAGTAACACCGCAAGCTCTTTACAACTGGGTTAAGAAATATGATTTACTTAAGTTCAGAGGTAAGGGTAGAAGTTTAACAACGGCTGGTCCTAAGAGAGCGAAGTCTGCGGCTCAGATTGACGCTGAGAAGCGCAAGAGAGAGCTGCGGAAGAGAAGTGAACTACAAAGAAAAAGGATGGGAAAATGAGAAGAAGTGTAACTACTAAAGATATTTCTAACTTTGCAAAGCTTGACATGATTTATAATCAAGTAAGAGTTATTGAGTCCAAGCAGAATGAAACTAAATTTAAATGCCTCGGCTCTGGCGAGTGTTGCAAGATTGGTCTGGTTATTCACATGGCTGAGTGTGCGAATATCGCATTTAAGTTGCGCCAGCAATATTATTTGTATCTTGAAGATAAGGGTCGTATTTTTGCTGAGAAGTGGATGAACGAAGTAGTCTCCGATCTCACTACTGCAATGTATGATAAAGACTGGGTTGCTGGTGGAGAGACTAGTCGGCATTGCGCTTTCTATAAAGGTGGATGCACCGTTTATGGGTACAGACCGATGGTGTGCAGGACATTTGGAACGATCACGACTGTAGACAACTATTGCCCAAGAATTAGAAACGCTAATGGCGCTATTGAATATTTTACTGGCGATGCAGTGATTAACACTATCAAGATGTTCCAGGATTATTTGAAAGATTTTTCTGAAGGCAAAGATGAAGGTTACAATCTGGTTGTATATATGCCATTGGGAGTTCTAAGCTTCTTACTTGAATCTGACGAATTGATTGAACTTGAGAATACTACTGATAAGAAGTTTTGGAACGGTGTTCAGGGCTGGCACAACTACAGAGTAGAGTTTACAAAGCTTCATGGTTATGATAGAGATGTTTTGGAGAAAGTTGCTGAAGTGACTGGGGTGCCATTAACATTTCCAAAGTTTACCAAAGAGGATTAAGTAATTGATATTTTGGAATAGTGGAGGAGCGGCTCGGTCTGGTGAGGGGTATGGCGATTCTTCTTTAAGGATTATTTCTAATTTAATCAAGCATGGAGTTCCTATTTCTGAGTATCTTGTTGATGTTCCAGAAGAAATAGAAAAAATGGATTTTGGTATTGATTATATGAGTGTTAATACAAATACTAATAGTCCTATTATAATAAACAATTGCCTTCCAGAAGGTTATGTTTACGGCTCTAAGTATTCAATTGGGTTCACTTATTGGGAAACAACCGCTTTGAGAAAAGATTGGGTTGACCAGATGAATCGGATGGACGAGATATGGACTACATCTGAGTTTATGAAAAATGTATTTATAAACTCTGGGGTGCACAAACCAGTCTATGCTTTTAACTTAGGCGTTGACCCAGAACTGTATTCACCTACTAGAAAGAACTCTCATAAGCCATTTACATTTCTGAGCATGGGTTCTCCTTCAACAAGAAAAAATTCTCAAATGGCTGTTGATGCATTCCTACATCTTTTTAGTCGTGATGAAAATTATAAACTGATTTACAAATCTAATGGACCGCCAGACGCTCGCCTTCATAAAGGTACGAGCGATCAGTCATCCATTCATGGGCATCCTAGGATTGAAGTTATAGATTGGAAGATAAGCGAAAGCCTTCTTTCTGCATTATATGATGAAGCAGATTGCTTGTTATATCCTACAAGTGGAGAAGGGTGGGGGTTGATACCGTTTCAGGCGATAGCGAAAGGTATTCCAACGATCTGTACTAACGCTACTGCCTGCGAGGAGTATGCAGAAATGTCTGTACCTTTGGATTACAAATGGTCTAACATGAACATGACTGGTATATATCATAACACTGGAGAGTGGGCGGAGCCAAGTTTTGATGATTTATGTGATAAAATGTTATATGTAGTTAAAAACTACGATGATGTTTCAAATAAGACACTGAAAGGTGCTAAGCATATTAACGAGAATATGACTTGGGAAAAAGTAACAAAGGAATACGCTGAAAGATTATGGCAGATATTGAAAGATACCAGGGTGAAAGCCTAATAGAAGAATTGAAGCATGTTGAAGAAGCTGGTTTGCTTTTTGTTAAAGGTTATAACTACTCTGAAATATCAACACTGCTCTCTTTAACTGTTGATAAAGCTAAATCGTATGTTGTAGAGTATAAGAAGATCCTTAATAAGCAGGCTGAGTCTGACCCCTACTTCCTAGAGAAGCTGCAGTTTAATACAATAAAAGCTTTGCAAGAGTTTGATCAATTAAGTAAGGAAGCCTGGGAAACTATCAATATCGCTACCGATCACGGTATGATTCCTGCAAGAATTCAAGCTATCAAATTAGCTGGCGAGCTGGCTACTAAAAAAGCTCAGCTGCATAAACTTCTTACTGGCAACACCACTGATAACCAGTACATCGCTCGGATGCAGAAAGCGGAAAATGTTAACCAAATTCTTTCAAAAGTATTACGGGATGTGATTGGAAAGCACCCTGATGTTGCTAATGAAGTTCGTGTTGAACTTGAAATTGCTTTTGAAATTATGAATTCGGAAAATGTTTAAATGAAAGTCAAAAAACTTAGACTCAAAACCCTCTATCATAAAGGTTTAAAAAATCTAGATTACAAAAAGGGTGGTGCTTTGCATGTCTGATTTCATGGGAATGAATCTTGAACTTGCAGATTTTGATAGGCTTTTGCGTCAAGATGATCTTACAGAAACACCTGTTGATATTCAAACATTTGTACAAGATAAAGAATATTTGGGTTTACCTCCGCTTTCTGATATTCAATTAGAGATTGTAAGACATTCTACACAGATTTACAAAGAAAGAACACTAATTTCTTTATTAGGGGAAGAAAAAGGAAAAGAGTGGTATAAAACATATACTGATAATGAAGTTATTTGTATGTTAGGTAAAGGATCTGGGAAAGACCATTGCGCAAGAATATCAATGGCTTATACTGTATATCTTATTCATTGCCTTAGAGATCCATTAATTTATTATGGTAAGGCTCATGGTGTGTATATTGACCTTCTAAACCTTGCTGTAAACGCTCAGCAAGCTCAGAGAGTATTCTTTGAACCATTAAAGAACTTATTACTTAGATCTCCTTATTTTAATAAAGTTGGATTTGAACCAAGAGTATCAGAAATATTTTTCTTTTCTAAACCTGTTAGATGTTTTTCTGGTCACTCTGAATCTGAAGGTTGGGAAGGTTATGAAGTAATGACAATTATTTTGGATGAAATTGCTGCTTTTAAAACAGATGCTGAATTGCGTGGAGAAACGAGATCAAAAGGATCTGCGTCTGCAATTTATAATATGTCTAAGCTTTCTATTATGTCTCGCTTTCCAGAAGTAGGTAAAGTTATTCTATTGTCTTTCCCCCGATATAAAGGTGACTTTATTCAACAAAGATATTATAATTCTAGAGAAAAGAAAGAGCCAAAGACTTGGACTATTAAAGCTGCAACATGGGAAGTTAATCCTACAATTAAGCGTGAACAATTAGAATCGGAATATATTAGAAATCCTGTTGAGGCTAGAGCTAGATTTGAATGTGAGCCTCCTAATATGGAAGATGCTTACTTTAGAGATCCTGAATTAGTTAGAAAAGCTTTCATGTATAGTGAAGATCCTGTTGATGAAGAAGGTAATTTTAAACCTTGGTTTAATAAAACAGATGGTCAGGTAAGATTTATTCATATTGACTTAGCCTTAAAGAGAGACAGAGCTGCGCTTAGCATGGTGCATTGCACTGGACTTAAGGAAGTTAAAACATTAATGGGTGTTGAAAATCTTCCTATTATTAATGTTGATTTGGTTTACTCATGGGAAGCATCTGTTAACCAAGAAATTAATTTTGCATCCATTAGACAAATGATTCTAGACTTATGTAGAAAATTTGATGTTGCTAAAGTTACTTTTGACAGATGGCAATCTATTGAAATGATTCAAAGCTTAAGAGCTCAAAGTATTAATGCTGATTTTCATAGCGTTAAGAAAACAGACTTTGATACATTAATGACTGCTATTTATGATACAAGATTGCGTGGATATTGGAATGAGCTTTTAGTTGAAGAAGAGCTTTTGAAACTTAGACTATTTGGTAATAATAAAATTGATCACCCAAGTTCAGGTTCAAAAGACTTAGCAGATGCGGTTGCAGGTGCAGTATTTGTTTGTGTTGAAAATATGGCTATTGATGGAGATGTTGAAATAGAAATATTATCACCAGATAAATATTGGGAAGAAAATGAAGATATTCCAAATTTTGGTACTGTGCAGGTATATAATAGGGAAACAGGTGAATATTCATCTGGCTTTAATCAACAAGAAACGGATGGTATGAAATGGCTGGAAAATCTCTAGACCCAACTAAGGTTACTCATGAAGAAGTGATTAGCCAACTGGCGATGCAATTGGCTTCAGTGCAAGTTGATGTTATTGTCTTGAAATTGGAAAATCAAAAGCTAAAAGAACATATTGCTAATAACGCTGAATTCTAAATCAAATAATAAATTTCTTTTAGTTTTTAAAAGTTTTTTGCTCCCTGTTGAGTTTTTTACCATAAAGCCTGATATGGTCTTATCTAAGCAATAGGTGGTCAAAATGGCTTCCTATCAAAACAAACCAAACATAGGAGAAATTAAGTGACAACACTAAAGATGAATAAAGTAGATACGCTTCCAGAAATCGCAAGAGCTGGTCGTAAATCTGAGGAATTGAATATGATTATTGCTGCACTCAACGAGTCGGCAAAAGATGGTAATTCAGTTCGTATTGATGGAATTAAAGCAGGTAATGCTTACAATTCAATGCAACAAAGAATTCGTGCTCAGGCTAAGAAGTTGGGTTACAAAATTGTTATCCGTTTTGATTCAACAACTGATTCACTATTCTTCAAGGCAACTCGCATTGGAAATGTAAAGAATACAACCGAGATTGGCGTTACAGCAGTTAATAATCTTTCAGCTAAGGCTAGCGAAATTACTGGTGTAAAAACTAAGGTTAAGACAAAATAATTAGACCAAAAACAAATACCATAAAGCCCTGCGCCTAGCCAGCGCAGGGCTTTTTTTTATGTCATAATGTAGGGATGACATTACAAATTGAACAACAGAATATTGAAATTGATAGAGAAGATATTGACTCATGGTGTCCAATGTTTGCGCTTCCATGTTACGATAGAGCATTGACTGAACCTTTCTTTATGTCTTTTATGAAGACAGTTATGTATTGTAAGGATATCGGATTAAAGTTTGCGGTTAGTACAATTACTGACTCACTAATCAATAGAGCAAGAAATAACCTTGTTGCTAAGTTTATGGCTAACCCACAGTTTACTCACTTGATTTTCCTTGATGTTGATCTTAGTTTTAGACCTGAAGATATTGTAAAGCTTCTATGGCATGATAAAGATATTATGACTGGCGCTTATCCTATTAAAGAAATCAATTGGGAAAAAGTTGTAAAGAATGTTAATGATGGTATTGAGAGTAAGGATTTAGCTAAGAAATCAACTCGCTTTGTTGTAAATCCAGTTAGGTCTGGTAGTAATACAATTGAAACAGATAATGGTGCTATATCAGTTCATGATGCTGGTACTGGCTTTATGTGTATTAAAAGAGAAGTCTTTGAGAAATTAATGGTTGCCTATCCTGAATTAAAGTTTAGAGATGATACAGGTAGCATGAAGGGTGCAGAATTAGATAATACATATGCTTTCTTTAATTCTTATGTTGATGATGATGGAAGGTTTGTTTCTGAGGATTATGGTTTCTGTAGATATTGGCAAAAGATTGATGGTAAAGTTTGGGTTGATCCAGGTATTGAGATTGGTCATTTAGGTAGAATGACATATGAAGGTAGTATGATAGATTATCTTGTAGAAATCTCTGTTGATACATCTAAGGCTGATGCATTGGATCTTGGAAAGCCAAAATCTAAGAATCAGTCTAGGAAATCCAAAAAATAAATAACCAGCTAGTAGCCTAAAAAATATATACTAAAATTGTGTAAAATATTGGCTAAAATGTGCTTGGTGAAACATTAGATAAAACATTATCTAATCCCTGATATAATTCCCTAACTTACACAGCTGTAATCTTACACGACCCCCTGCGCATTTTTTTATATAATTCTTTATCTAAAACGAGACAGGTTTTTGACCAGTTTTCTGACACAAAAGAAATATAAAAGAAATATTATTACGCAGGTTTTGTTTGAGCCATATGCCCGATACAATAGTTAGCCAATGAGTTCACTATTATTCAGTCTAAATATCAAGGAATTAGCGCACTATTTGTGCGCTATTTCTGCGTATAATCACCAATATAAATCATTATCTTAGGGAAAGGAATAGTATATGAGTAAGCCTATATTCGGGTCATTAGTCGGTAATAAATTATCAGATAAAAATACAGTTTATGGAATTGTTACAGAAGTGCGTGAGATTACACAAAATAATGAGACTTTCTTTATAGCATTATTAGATACAGGTAAAGCAATGCGTATGTCTACAGTTTCTAAATTGCTATACGCTAAGAGACAGCGTTTGCGTAAAGTTGGAGATCAGTTTGCTGTTTATGCTTGGACTAGTGATTATGAAGTGTCTAAGCAAAAGTTTGGTCCTCAAAAAAAGCGTATTGTTTCACCTTGTGTTACAGGTAATGTAAACACTATAGCAACTATTGGAGATGAGAAAATAAATATTATTACTCATATTAGTTCCAGTAACCCTATTTATTATCCAAAATTCTAATAATAACCAACAACGAAAGGTAAAAATATGACAATGGAAGAAATTTACAATAGCACTATTACTCGGCTAAATAATTTGTATAGCCAAAAATATAGAGGTTTGATAACCTTTAGTGAATTTGCTAGTGAACAACAAATGGCATTACTTGACTTTAGTATTGGTATTAAAGAAAAGGTTCATGAAAAGATTGAAGAAGATATCCAAGAATCATATTTACTAAAAATAGAAAGTGAGTTGCAATAATGGAAATTGAAATTGTAGATGCTTCAGAAATAGTTGCTCCTATTACTTTGACTTCATTTGAGGTAACAGGTGTGCTTGAGTTTGAGTTTATGGATGAAAGTGAAGTAGAAGTAAAAGAAACTAAAAAAGCAGTAAAAGCATATTTCCCTTATGGTTCATATACAAAAGAGAGAACACATAGGGATTACTGGTTGAGTGACGATCAGGAATTTCTTGCTTGTTTAGTTTCTATTAAAGTTCAAAGAATGAGTCGGCGTAATCAAATCATTATTCTAGACGATATTCGTGAGTTTAGACTATTGACTAAAGAAATTGCTACTGGTTTGTGTGAAAGTTTTGCAACAGTTGGCTATAAGTTTAGTGTTTACGAAGAGGCATAAGTGGAACATAAACAGCAATTATTAGATGAACTTGAAAAATTAACAAGTCTTATGGATATCCCTTTTGCTCGCAGAACGGATATCCATTGGATATTAAGAAATGTTGCAATAAATAATACAGATGAAAAAAGAATAAAGAAAGTGATTAGTATTTGTCAACTTCTAATGAAAGGTGAATAAAATGAAAATTGGATCTGAAGTAGTAATATCTACAAAAGAAGAAGGTTCTATTCCTATGAATAAAATTAGCCTTTTAGAATTAGCAATTGAAATGAACCATAGAACAAATAGTATTATGGATGTTCTTGAGTATAATCAACAGATGATTGTTAAAATGCAGGATAAAATTATTGAATTAGAAAATGTTATTGATAGGATTAATAATGGCTAAATGTATATATTGCTCGTCATTATTTATTGACGAACGGTATGAAGCAGGTTATGAATACTGCTTAGATGAGAAATGCCAAAAGATTGGACTTGATATTTCAGAACGGGAATTTAGAAAAGTTTACACTCCTGCTTTGCTTCACAAGTCTAATTACTTTTGGGTAAAGAAAACAGAATTAAAATCTTTAAATGTTAGAGCTGATCTATTAGGACAAACAGACTGAAAGGGAAAATATTATGAGTTGGTTAGATGATATTGAAAATGAAGACAATAGCAAAAGGAATCACCCTACAATGAGAAATGCAAATAAACTAACACCTAAGAATCATGAAAACATTAGCCCTTATGATTGGGCTTTGGATATAGATATGAATCCAGATTGGTCTTCATGGGACAAAGAGATGAAAGATTTCTTTGGTTACAAAGAGGAGAAATAGTTAAATGCAAGATCAAGATATTATTTTAACAAAAGAAAATTGGTTTGATTGTGATGGTTGTGGGGTAAAGATGCAGCCTGAGTTTTGGAAAAAGACTTGGGATCAAGAATCAGAATCCTATATTGTTCAGGATCAAATGGAAGCCAGATTAATTGATGGTGATATTTATCCTATTATGAATCAAATTGATGGGGGATTATCATTTGAGTTATGTGGTGGTTATGGTGAATTCTTTGATTGTATGACTGAAGATGACATAATTAAATTATGTATTTGTCATGATTGTACATCTAAAATGTTTTCACTCTTTAATAAAACAAAGAAATTGGCTGGTCTTCATCCTTCATCTTCAACTAAAGAAGGTGAATTTTGTTGCGAATGGGGTTGGAGTAGTAAAAACGGTGAAGTAATTCTTCCAGAAGGGAAAATGTAATGGATTTTCAATGTCAAGAATGTTTTGAATTTTTTGAAGAAGGCATTATGCCTTGTGTTATTTGTGGGAGTGAAGTTGTAATTCCAGTTGATTTTATCACTGAACAAAATGAATGGGATGATAAATACTAATGGATCACATATTGCTTTTAGCAATGCTTTTATTGATATTCACAATTCTAATTAAGGATAAATTATGAAAAAGAAAAAGCTTAAGATATTGGAATGGGTCAAAGTAAAATCTGAACCTCAATATTATTGGACCAAAGAAAATGGTTGGAACAATAAAAAGGATATGCCAGAAGAATATTGGAAAATTAAAGAAATAGGAGAAATCAATGATTGATTATATGGAAATAGGTTCATCTCCAACTGATGAACATTGTGCTCAATTAGGTTCTGATGAATATGCAGTTTTGTCAAGAATTGAACTTAACGCTTATGTTCATCAATTAGAAAGAATGTTCCCTCATGTTAAAGAAACTGATTCATTAAAATTTGCTGTTAAAAAATTCAATCATGATTTCGGTACTTATGCCGAAGTTGTTATTTATTACAATGAAAGTAATGAGCATGATTATGAATATGCAATTTTAATTGAACACAATCTTCCAATGAATTGGGATGAAGAAGCTAAAAAAGAAATCAAACAACAACTAGAAAACAAAGGAATCAAGTCATGAAAACGCTAAACAATCAACAACTAGAAGTAGTTATTGGTAACATTCACAAAACAGTCACGCATCCATTTGATGCAAAGCAATGCTCAGCATTTGGTATTCTGCTTGATGAAGATCTAAACATTCAGTTTGAAAAAATTGATAGTGCTTATGATATTTATGAAATGCTGGATACAGATAATGAAACCCTTGTTAGCCAAATTAATCAATACGATATGATTACTGTTGCGACTTGTGGTTGGGCTGCACCTATTAGTGAAGAAGAAGATGAATATAGTGATTTGCCTCCATCTCAGCATCCTAAAAAAAGAAGGGTTCGCCTATTTACTTCAGCTAATACTGCTGGAAAGATTGGTAGTTCTATTATGTTTAGTGATGATATAGATAATCCAGTATATGATTATGGAAGTGCTAGGGGAAGTATGGCAGAAGCAGTTGTCAATCTAATGAATGTAGCAAAACTGAAAGGAATGCAGTAATAACGCATGAATGAATATGTTGAAAACATTGAAAAGTATGCAAAACAAGCAACTACTAAACCTGAAGATTTTGGTTATTGGGGTTCTGAAGATATGTTTGATACTTGGGGTTTTACTAATATTGATCAAAGCAGAGACTCTGACATATTAGAAAAATCAAATTTTAAATATATTACTGAGGATTTGATGGGTAGTTTCCCTGAAGATTACAGAATTGAAACATATAACCATTGGGCTGTGGGTTCAGTTGACAGATTGGTTTGTCGTGTATATGAATTAGATAGAAAGACTATTGCATTGCCATTTGCTTTGGCAATGGAATGGTTAGACAAATTAGATGACTATCCAGTTGCTGATGAAGATATGTATCAAAAAATGATTGATCTTGAAAATATTAGTGATCTTGAATATTGGAGTAAAGATAATCCTGATTATGTAGATACTGATCAACATCCAGATTGGGCTTCTGAAATTCTTTTTGAATTAGAAGTGAATATGGATATTTTTGTTAGTTTTGAAAATAATCATCCAAAAGATAGTGATATTATCATGGCTATTTATAATCTTCAATATTGGAATGCAGCAGGCTATATAAAGTGGTTTGAATTCTGTGATCGTAATGGGTTAGAGCGACCTCCATTTACTGCTAATGAAATATCTAAATATGATACTGCCCAAATAGAATTGGAGTTTAAATGATAGTAACAGTAACAAATCTTAATTCATCAATGCTTGATGAGTTAAGATATGAAAGAGATAACGGCAATATGTATGGTGAATTAACAGCTATATTTAAATCTTTGGATACATATTATTATGAACAAATATATGTTGATGATTTTAATAAGTTAATAAATACTCCAGGAACAACTCCTGGAAAACAATTTAAAGCAGTAATTGAATCAAAGTATACACATTACAAAAAGACATATAAGGGAGAAGAATAATGCCAAATCATTGTAATAACACATTAGGTGTTTTAGGTAAAACAGAAGATGTAGAAAAGTTTGTAGCATTTGTAACAAATAATGGTGAAGATAAAGAACAAAACAATTATCAATTATTTAAAAGTTTAATGCCAATGCCAAAAGAATTGGAAGGAACTACTTCACCATCTAAATTAAGCAATGAAGAGTTAATTAAGAAGTATGGAACTGATAATTGGTATGATTGGTGCAATAGTAATTGGGGCACTAAATGGGGTGATTATGATATCACTAAAAGCGATCTTGCTAATTTAGTTCAATATTCTTATCCATTTGGAGAAGATGGTATTAAAGATTATGATAAGCCTATTGAAAATACAGATAACTCATATGTTCATTTTTATTATGATACTGCTTGGGCTCCAGGAAGTGATCAACTTTCTGATGCACTTTGTGTTCAGTTTCCAGAATTGAATTTCAATTTGTATTACGAAGAACCTGGAATGGGTTTTGCTGGTCAAGTTAAAATTAAAAAAGGTGAAGTAATTTATAATGATAGTTGGGATTTCCATCAAGATTGTGCCGATATATCCGAAATGGATTTTGACAACTAAAGGAGAAAAGCATGGGATTAGATAATATGCCAATGGTTTTACCGTGTATAGGTAAAGCAACTAAAACTGATGAAGGTCATATTGATTGTGAGGCTACAGCATTATGTGGTAATTGTGGTTGGAAAAATGCAATTGAATCAGATCCATTAGTAAAAGACTTAAAACCAGTATTGGGTATGTTTGGTGCTGATTGCTGGTATAGAGGAAAGTATGGGAATTATCTTTTGAGTGTATTAGAAGATAAAGAAGATACTTATAATGATGACTCTAGTTGGACTTTTTATGGTAGTGGTCATGTAAATGGAGATGAAGGTATTGATTCAGATGATTGTATTTCAATGTCTGAGTTTATGAAAGATAATGCAGAATTATTTGCATACAAAGTAGGTACAAAATATCCAGAACAATCAAAAGAATTAATTAACGATTGGATTTATGCCAGTTGGTGGTTAAATTTTGTTGGTGAGAAATGCAAAGGTTCAGCAATATGGTACTAACAAAGGAGAAGTATGTTTAATATGGATGACTTTAATAATTTGAATGAATCAATGGATTCTGTTCCAGATGGTTTGATAGATGCATCAGATTATGCTAATGATATGGAGTTGATAACTAATATTCTAGACAATATAGAATATGATGATATGGTATCAAGAATGCATGGAATGATGAATATAATGAACAGTGTATATGATGATAGTGGAGAATTAGATATTGAGAGAGTATCAGGAGTTACTGTAGCATTATGTTTTCATATTGTTAATATTCTTGCTAATTTGGAAGATGAGAGTAGAGAAGAATATTTTTATAATACAAAGCACAATGTTATAGAAGAAATCAAGAAAGAATCTTCAACTCTGCCTTATTGGAATACAGAGGAAAATGAAAATGAGTGAACACTGGACTAATAATGCTCTTTGTCGTAAGACTAAGGGTATTGATTTCTTTGCCGATGATACTTCTGGAATTAAATTGGCAAAAGCATTATGTTCTAAATGTAGTGTTGCTGCTGAATGTTTTCAACAATCTATATTTGCTGATGAAATATATGGGATTTGGGGTGGTCTTTCACAAAGGGAAAGAAGAAAGTATCACCGCACATATAAGACAAATATAGAGATTAATCTTGCAAAGGAGATAGTGATTAAACATGGTAACAAATGTATTAACTGACGAAAAATCTTTTAAAATTAAAATTGTAAAAGATATTTATATTAGTCTAAGAGATATTAATGAAGCTCAACAGATTGCTGATTTGATATCAAGTAGAGAATCCCAAATGACAACATTTGGGCAAATGACTTCTGTTTATTCAGAAGTAGAGCAATTAATCCACAACAGCATAGGAGAATAGTCATGGAAGCCATTGACTTTGAAGTGCAAGTAGAACAATCAGAAATCAAAAAGAACCTGAATATACCAATCTTTTCAGAAGAAAAAGTTGGTGCATTGTTTAATCAAGGACATATCTCTAAGATGTCGTCAATTGTTAAGATATCAGATTTGACAATTGATTATACATATCAGAGACAGCCTATTATGAAAAAAGTAAACAAGATCGCAAAGAACTTTGATTCAGATATTCTTGGCGTTATTATTTGCTCAATGCGTGAAGATGGCTCTATTGCTGTTATTGATGGTAGTCATAGAGTTCATGCTTTGCGTATGAAAGGGCTAAATGATTCAACAGTCAATGCTCTTGTTTATTTTTCTTTGACTATTCAAGAAGAAGCAAAAATATTTGCAATGTTGAATCAAGAACATACAAAACCTAATACAACAGATATCTTTAAAGCTGGAATTGTTTCTGGTGATGAAGAAACTATTGCTATTAATAAAATCCTTAATAGTTTAGGTTTGATTATTGGTGTAGGTCCTGGTGATAATAAGGTTCGTGCTATATCTACAATTAGGCGTGTATATCGTAATGCTGGAGAAAAAGTATTGCGTGATACATTGTATACGATTAAATCAGCGTATGGAGATTCATCTAGCACAATGCGTGATGTTTTGATTTCTGCTGTTGCAATTGTTTATAATCGTTATGGTGCAAAAGTTGAGGTATCTCGTATGATTACTACATTGCAAAAGTTTGGTAATCCAAATACGCTTATCGCAAATGCAAAGTCAATTGGTGTAAATGCAAGTTCTGTTACAGCATCTGCTTTGCCATTTGTTATTGTGAATGCTTATAACCAGCGATTGACAAAGAATCGTCTTAGCGATTATCCAATGAACCTACTTGCTCAACAAGTTTGGGTTTCAATTAAATAACAGATTTGGGGTTAGGGTATTTGATCGGTATCCTAACCCCATTTAAGTTCAACTAACAAAAGGAGAATGATATGAGTAACTATCCACCTGGGGTAACTGGTAATGAATATGAAATTGCTGGCGGGAATGAATTTGAAGAACATTTTGATTGTGAAGCAACAACGGAATATGTAACTATTACAAGATTGCAATTGTATCGTCTTTCTGATCACGCACTGACTTTGTATAACGAATTTAAAAACAATGGGAGTATTGGCGAGTATTTAATCAACACTCGTCTTAAGAAAATAATGCATGAACTAAATGGTTATTATCATTCAGATGAGGTTGTTGAAAGGACTTGTGATTTCTCTGGCGTAGTGCTAAAAGAAGAGTATCGTGGAACAGTTATGTTTGAATGTCCTAAATGTGAAAAAGAATATGAGTACGATATTGATTAGTAGCGTATACTCAAAATTGTGAAAAATTGGCTAATAAATCGGCGGGTTTGTTTTATATAAATCATATTACGATGTTTTACATCGGGAAAGGAAAGTAATGGATAGCATTAAACTACATAGTGTTAAAAACTTAAGAGGAGGATATTTTATTCCTGAGTTTATAGATCAAAAATTTATAACTCAAGATGGAAATCTTGGTGTTAATGTAAAAGATCATCATTCTCGCATGAGTCCTCTATTAGATGGGCAAATGTATTTCAACTATGAATTGAATGAATATGTATATAGCGGAGTACAGGCTATGTTTTGGAATAAATGTCAGTCAATAGGACATAGCTGGGGTTATGATCATGTTGATAGATCAGGTAGAAGTGCAGGTTGGGCTTGTCCTATGACAATACATTCCTATAATTCTACAACTACATTTAATTATATTAAGTGTCCAGAAAGTAATGGTCAAAGTAGTATTCCAATCTCAGATTCAATTATAATTGAAAGATTCAATGGGTTTGCAAGATATGTAAATTCATTATTCATTTTAGTGAAATCAGAAATTAGTCATATAACAAACATAGATGAGTTCTTTGAACTTAAGAAAGAAGTTGAGGCATTATGAGTGTAAAAACTGATAGTTGTGAATCAAGAATACAATCAAATATGGATAACTGTGAAGAATATCTTTCGTTTATGTTTAAAGTAGTAGATAGTGAAACATTGGATGAAGATGATGAAGATGATAAGAAAGTAATGCAACTAATTGAAGATGAAGGTCTCAATGAGGATACTATTTACGAGTATGCATTGGGTATTTCAATTCAAAAAGTTATGAGAATTGAATTGAGTACTGGTGGACCTGCTTCTTTTATTGAAGCTTATCTTGATGATAGCAATAATGTTGATGAAGTATTTTATCATTATCAAGATTGGTTTGATGGGGCTAAAAGGAAAGTATCAAGTCATTCAGCAATATATAGGTATGCACAATTCATGGCAGAAGGGTTATAGAAATGACACAAGAATTTTTAGAAAAAACAGATACAGCAGGAAATATTATTTACACCTCAAAAACAGGAGAAAAACTAAACATGGAACCAGTACAAGAAAAGAATAAGGATGTTGTTGCAACAATGACATTCCCAGCAGAACAGTTAATTGAGATGTTTAAAGACTACACAATGACTGGAGATCAGGTTGAGGAACTGATTGCTGGATACGATTACGATAATGTAATTGAATCAGCAATTGAGAATATTGACTGGAACGATAAGGTTACAGATGTTCTTGGTGATATTGATTTGGAAGATTATATTAGCACATCAAGCATTGTTGATAGCGTTATGGAAGCTGTTGATTATGGAGATATTGCTAATGAAGTAAAACAACATATGGAAGAACCTGATGCTGAATCAATGGCTAGGGATTTGCTTTCGCAATTCAGTTATGAATCACCTTGTCATACTGGTCAATTGTTTATTAAATCAGTAGAATCAATTATTGAAGGATTTATGAAGAAGCAAACAGAAGGTGTTATTCAACCTACTGCTATCATAAATAATGAAGTTGTTTTGCGTTCGTATTCCCTTCTAGAAATTAATGAAGTTCTAGATGCTTTACAGTATACTGAATACAACAAGAGTCGTATCTTAACATCACTATCACTAAAATAGAAAGGTATCTTTATGCAGAAGTATATCAAAATAGCTAATGAGTCTGGTTTCGTTAGTCGGATAGCCTTAGAAAAACTAGGGCTATCCACTAAACGAAATGATCCAGATACGATTGGGCAATTCGGTTCGGGTATTAAATATGCTCCGATTGCAGCTTTGCGTATGGGATTGGATTGGGCATTTACTGGCGAGGATGAAAAAGGTCCATATACGCTTAAGTATGATGTAGAGAACGAGGATGGAGTTGACTGTATTGTTTACAATTACGGTGACTATAAAAAATCATCTTCGTTTACTGTTGATGCTGGGGTATTGAGTTGGGAAGATCCATTTCAAATCTATAGAGAAGCAATAGCAAATGCTATGGATGAAGCTTATACTTCTAATGGTAATTGGTATCGCAGCATTGTTGAAGAAAAAGATGTTGCTTACAACAAAGGTGAGTTCGCTGTTTACATTACGGCATCACCTTTGATGATGGAAATATATAATGATCACAATAAATACTTCCTTGAAAATAGAGATTCAGTCTATGAAAATGAATCCTCATATGCTCCAGTTAAGTTTTATAAACCATATAACAAACAGATGCATGTTTATTCAAAGCAAGTTATGGTTTATGAAAATGAAGAATATCAACCAATGTTTGATTATGAAATTCAAAATCTTAAACTCAATGAAATGCGTACAGTATCAGATGAGTTCTCAATGAATTACAGGATTGCTCAATCTATTTGTGAGTGTAAGAGTCTCTCTATCGCTAAAGATATGATTAAGATGGCAAATTCAGGTAAGACATATTTTGAATTTGAACTTAGTACATCTTTACATGATGTAGATGATAATTGGTTAGAGGCTTGGTGTGAACTATATGATGAGAATTGCATTATGGTTACAGATGAGCAATCTCTGAATCAAGCGTATGTTTCTTTTATTAAAGAAAAAGGATTCCCATTTAAAACAATGGGTTCTAGTTTCTTCTTTGGTATTTTGAAAAAAGCTGGAGTTAGAACAATTGATGATATTGCTGGTGAGGCAATTAACTTTGAAATTGATAACGATATCAATCGTTATCCAAAGTTGGTCAAAGCAATTGAAATTGCAGCAAGGTTTGAGCCAGGTTTATTGCAATTAGAAAAACCAATTGCTTGCTTTATCCCTAAGCAAACTGAACACTATCTAGGTGTTGTAATCAATCCGAATACAAAAGACAAACAGATTCTGATTGACAAAAACCATGCATCAAATGGTGAGCTGAATGAATTGGTAGCAACTATCATTCATGAATATGATCACTATGAGACTGGTAATACAGATGGTGATATCGCTGGGAGAAAGTTTAGGGATTTGGCTGATCGCAGGATTGGTAAATTGATGTGCGATTACTATAAGCCAGACTTAATTCAAGTTGGGGTAAATGGAATTTATATTCCATTGGAAAGTATTTCCGAATTGGGTGGAGTTGGATATAGCATTGCATGGTGTCAACCGCTAAACTGTTATGTAATGTCTCTCGGTAAAAAAGCGTATAAAATTTCTGGTGATAGAGTAGATGCTGGAGTTGGATCTGCTATTGCTATTGACAATGGCACAAGGTTCTTCATTGAGATTGATGGTAGTTTTACTGTAAGCATTATTCACTAGAAAGGATACTATGCCTAAGTTTGGTAATTATTTCGTAGTAGAGTTCCGTTTTCCTATACAGGTTGATACAGTAAATACTGTCAAAGAAGCATTAAGTATTGCTGGTCAAATATGTAAGGATCAACATGGGTTTAAGCCTGATAATTGGTATGCAAGAATATTTGAATATTCTACTGCTGAATCAGAAACTACTGGTCACATTAAGGAATACTTTTATAATCCTCATTCAGCTACGCATAGAGAGATAACAAAGAATATTGAATACTTCTCTCAGTTAATTGAACAAGGATTATCGCCAGATGAAAAGAAGAATAAGAAAAAAATTATCAAAGCCTTAACAGAGGAGATTTAGTGTCAGTATTAGAAGCGTTTTTGTGGTGGTGTTGGATTGCGTTTTTAGGTGTAGTATTTGTTATTATGGCTTCAATGATAGGCATTGTCATATTACCTATGATACTTATAGCGTTAATAGCATTCATAATTGTTTAGTTATTTTATAATATATGGTATAATTGTTTACCGTATATTTACTTTGAAGGAGTGGTATGTCAGTAAATTTAGATAGTAATGATGAGTTGTATACGGATATAGCAATGCAGATGCTATCTGCATACTTGAATAATGACAAAAATGTTACTAATGAGCTTATGCTTTCGTATTCATCAGATAACGAAGAAGACCCAGCATTTATGCCAGGAGTAATATTTGGGTGCATGTTGCATTTGGGTGTGCTTTTGGCTACAATTGCGGAAAGTTCTAGTATGACGATTGAGGAAGCATTTAGTCATTACGCAAATTCTTATAATTTAGAAATGCGTGAGCAAATGTCAATGATTCCTACATTGCATCAAGGTGTCGCAAGGCAATTATTTGATGTAATGAGAGAAGAAAACCTTTAAATAAAAGTAGTTTGGGAGGTCTGTATAAGATAAAACAATTGTAAAGCGAGCGAGCAAACTTGTAGATTGCCCTCGTTTTGCATCTAAAGCTATGCTAATGCGAACTTATCGCAAAACCTAAACTAAGGAGGCAAAATGAAGACAAAAACTTCAATTTCAATTTTAATAGTAAGTATATATTTAGGAGTAATAGCAACAATTGCATATGGTGCAAATGTTGAACAAGGTAAAGAGACCGTGAATGCTTATGCGTTTGCACCACGGATAGACTTACCTTCAATACAGCGAGATGATTTGTACATCCCTGTTGTAAAAGATACAAGAGTACCTGATGATAAAACTAAAAGATGTCCTCAATGGGAATCTAAGTTTAGAGAATATGGATTGCCAGTAGATGTGTTTTCATATATTGCTTGGAGAGAAAGTGGATGTAATCCAAAAGCAATAAATGCAAAATTTGATGCTAATGGTAATGTCATATGGACTTTAAATAAAGATGGCTCTATTGATAGAGGCTTGGTTCAGATCAATAGTTCATGGAAAACTGTAACTAAAAATGTTTGTGGTACATCATTAAATGGATTACTTAATATAGATTGCAATCTTAAAGTTGCAAAGTATATTATGGATAATTCTGAAGGTAAGTTATTAAACTGGAGAATTCAAAACTAATAGAAAGGGGTATCCAATGGGATACTATGTAGATACAACGGAAGCCAATATCTTTATCCCTAAAGATAAGTTTGAGGATTGCTACAAGGCAATGTGCAAACTTAACGAAAGAGATGATCTAAAAAGTGGTGGTGGTTGGAATAGTGAAGGTATAAGTTCTAGTTCACCTAGACCTGAAGGTATGGATTATCATCCAGCTAAATGGTTTAGTTGGATGCCAGCTAATTATCCAGAAACATGTAAAAGTATGGAAGATATTTTGTTTGAACTTGGCTTTGAAGGTATTGCTTATGATGAAGAAGGCAATCTAACAGATCTATGCTATAGCAATAAGATTGGTTCTGAGGAACACTTCTTCCAAGCAATTGCGCCTTTTGTTAAAGAAGGTAGTTATGTTACTTGGTCAGGTGAAGATAATTCTATGTGGCAATGGTACTTTAATGGTAAGGAAATGGTAACTAAATCAGCTCATATAACATGGTCTGAATAAGTTAATGTATCCGTAGCTCAATTGGATAGAGCAACAGACTTCTAATCTGTAGGTTATAGGTTCAATTCCTATCGGATACGCTAAGAGTTAGGCTAAGACCAACCTTTCGGTCTAAGAGAAATATGCATTTGTCTATTAGTGGGAACATATAGAAAATGTTACAAGCGGAGAGTATCATTGTTCTTTGCTAATGTTTCTTGCCTAACTCTTTTTGTATATATTAGAACAAATAAAGGAGCATCATAAAGATGAAAGTTATTATCATTAATCAAAAAAGTGAATATAAAATTGTAGAAATGAATCAAAAACCTAGTCTTGATATTCTACAAGGAATTGTAGGAGGATATATAGAGTGGATTACGATCAAGAATAATACTGGCTTCTATGTTAATGAAGAGGGCAAGTTTAACAAAGAATTAAATCAACTTGCTACTTATTTTTGGGCTAGCAATTACTTTGATCAATATGGTGAGAATGTAGATGACTATATCTCAGGAGATGTAATTTATTTAAGCACAGATGAGGAAGGAGATTCAGCAGGATTAACAGAAGAACAAATAAAAGAGTTTGAAGATTTTCAAGAATATGTAACTGGAAGAAAACTAATTGCGCAGGAGGCAAATGAATACAAATAGTGACACAAATGAATATGGTTTGTTATTTTATAATGAATCAAAAGTGGTTGGAATTAGTTCCTTTAGTGCAACATTAGAACAAGCTAGAGATGCTGCAAATGTTATTGCAAATGCCTCTAGTAAGAAATTGCCTAACTCTGGTCAATTTGACGAGATTGGGTTTATGAAAACAATTGATATAAATGCTATTTTATCTTTAGCATCTGAGGAGTTTAATGGAGTCTGAATTTCAAGAATCATTATGTCCACAATGCGAATTTGAACAACTTCCAATTGGAATATTGGGTGATTTATTACATTATAACTGTAGATTATGTGATCTATGGTGGAGTGAACCTAGAGAAGAGGAAAAGTAAAACATGACATTAAACTATGATATTACAAAAATTGCAATGTACAAAGATAATTATGATGAAGCTTACCAAGAATATACACAATTCGGTAGCACATATACAGATGTAAAGCCTTTTCTGAAAGGTTTGATTTTTTCTGGGGGTATGGTTGCTCTTAGTTCAATTACATTTAAAAATGTTGGTGAATGGTATGCAAGATTGAAATTGTGTGAAGAAATGTATAAGACATACCTTACATCTAAGTATGATGAAGATAGAAAGGAATGGGTAGATGTTCCTTTGGAGGCAAAGGAATTGGCTAAGTATATTGGTTTGTCAACAAATCATTCTACTGTTACAAGAAGTCAATGGACTAAGAATGTAAAGCGTAATCAATCTGTTGATCTTACAACAACACAAATGATTGCTCGTTTGAAGAAACTTGAAGAAAAGTTTGAGAGAGAGGTATTCCAATGATTAAACAAGGACAAGCAAATATGTATCCAAGAGTATCAGATTGGTATGAAACAAATGTTATTGAATACCGAGAGAATAGTGCTTTTGATAAATGGTACATTGAAGTTGTTTATTTTGAAGCAGATGCAGAATATTCTTACGGAGCAGGTAAAACTAAAGCCCTTAGTGGTGGATATCAAAGAGTTGAAATTATTGACAAGCTAACAGGTAATTATTGGGAAGATGCATTTCTTGGTGAAACTGCTCATCAAGATGTTGAGAGATGGGCTAATGATATTGTCAATAAAATTAAGTATGGAAAGGTTAAATGATGGTAAGTACAATCTTAAACACTGATTATGATGTATTTAACTATGTTAAACAACATCTTTTAAATCAACAAGAAAGATCATTAGATCCTCATACATTATCATGCTTTTATCGTGCGCAAAATGAAAGCGGTAAAACATTGATGTGTGCTGTTGGTTGTCTAATAGATGATAATTTCTATTCAGAAAAATTAGAAAACTCTTCACCATACGACTCAGATGTTAAAAAAGCTGTTGAGAATTCAATCTTTTCAGATTGGGAATATAATGTAAGTTTGCTAAGTGAATTGCAAAATATTCACGATGAATATGAAGCTGATGAATGGTCTGTAAAATTAGAATCTCTTGAAAGTTATTTTAACGAAAACAACGAATATATACAGGCAGGTTAATCATGACATTAATATACAATTACATCATAGGTTATGATACTGAAGATAATACATGGTTTCATAATGTTGATGCTGAGGCTGATCTTATGAATTGCAGTACAGTTTATGATCCAGAATCTCAAAGCTATATAAATGAATATAGCGGTGATGGAATCTATTTACCTGAAGCCGAAGAATTAATAGTTAAATTGAATAACACAGTGGAAAGGCTAAACATTGAGGAAAGACTTGCTGTTAATGCATATGTTACTAGATTTAATAATGCTGTTGAAAAGTTGAGTAAATTATGAATGTAACAGGGATTGAGTTACTGAATGGTTTTAACTTTAATGAACAACAAACATCTCCAGAATTCTTTTGTGCTGGAGTTACATCTAACGCAATATGTCATGTAAGTCTAAATGGTGGTGATTATGTAACTATTTATTGTGATGGGGATATGCGTATTATCTTTCAAGATGAAAGCATATATGATTGCAATCAATTAGTAGATATGGGTGTCACTACTGATGCTGAATTAAATGCTATTTATGATGAAGAAAATGGTTCAAGAATAATTATGAATCCTTGGTTTGATATCTATGATAGCAATGGTGATCATTTAGATATAGTTGGATATGATATCTGGGAATCAATTGAAAGTGCTAAAACATACCTTAAAGAACAGGGGTTGAGTAATGATGAGAAGCATTAAACATGAAGATATCCATAGAAAAGAACATCATTTTATTGTAAAAGCATGGCTTGATAAAGATGACAAAATTAATTTTGATTTAGACATGGAAAATGTTGAAGTGTTTTATCCAACCCCAGTTTTCAATATGGGTACTGGTGAATGGGTGAAATTAGATAATGATAAGATCATGGCAACAGATACAAGAATGTTACAACTACTACAAGAAAGATTGAGTATTAATAATGACAAAAAGACAGAGGTTTAGTTATAATGAAGTAAATATTTCTTGGGAAAGAAAACTAGAATTAGACCATGAATATAGAGATTTGTCTACTATTCACGCTAATCATGCGAAAGAACTTATGGCTCAAGTTGTGTTTGATCCTAAATGTATTCCAACGATTACAGATCCAGCATTGACTGAAGCATTGATTCATGCACAATTAAGCACAACATACGCAATAATGCATGGGAGCAGAAAATGAGTCACAAACATATATGGAAATGTTCACAAGCTCCAGGTTATTATAAGTGTAAAAAGTGTGGAGATATGAAGTTTTTTAATTATAGAACTCAATCATATATAGAATTTAAAAAGAAGGAGGAGTCTAAATAATGGCAATGTATTCAGCACAGATAGTATTTGATTACAGTGTAATCTATGTAAATCCTTGGGTGTCAAGTGCGACAAACGAAGAGGATTTAGAAAATGAAGCGCTTGAACAATTATTTGATTCTTACTATCCTGAATTGACAAAGAAGCAGGAAAAAGAATTAACTAGCCTTGTTCAAAGTATAGAAGTAGAATTACAATCCGACTAACAGAAAGCAGTATATATGGCAACTCGTAAAGTACCTAAGAAATTTGAGGCTAAGAAAGACGCTAAGACAGAAGCTCAGCTTTTGATTCAGGCAACAGTTAATAGTGCATATAGCCTATTGATTCCATGTAGAGGTGAGGAATTTATCTATGTAAGAAATCCAGTTACAGGTAAAATTTCTCACTTTGAAACAAAAAAACCTGAGTTCTTTGAATTCATCAAGGAACTTACAATACTAGGACTAGGAGAAAAACTTGAAAAAGACTTTGAAGATCTTGTACGCAATAACAACCATAATTGGGTTAAAGTTCTTGATCAATTGCGTGAAAGCAATGCGTTCAAATTGGAACAAGTATGACAACAGTAAAAGAAGCAATTAAAATGCTCACTGATTATAATGATCAGGATGAAGAAATTTGTATTGCTTGGTGGAGTAAAGAGTTATTTGAAGACTCTCCCGAAGATAATAGAATAAAAGAAGAAGCCTGGAATAAGGTTGTATTAGAGTTTGATGATATGACTGAACACTACCAGGGATTAATATACGACATAATTGTAGAAACTATATCTGAATATGATGGATGGACAGAATGAGTAAAGTAAACGGAGATCAATTACGGTCAAAGATAGAAAAGCTTTTACCTAATTGTTCTTTTGATGAAGATAATGAAGGTCAAGTTATTATTTATACAAACCTAAAAGAAACAACAAACGGAAATTACAAGGAGCTAAAATGAATAAGGAAAATCTGCAAAGAGTAATTGACGCAATTAAGTTTGACGGTAGAAAAAAGTTCAATATGAATGTTTTTCTTGGGAAACTTGATGCACATCATTATGAAGAAAGAGTATTCAATGGTACGGATTCAGCTAGTGAATATTCTGCAACAAGAGTTAATCTTGTTGAAGAAGGTACAGATATTTTTAATTGTACTTCAATGGGTTGTATTGCAGGATTTGCTGCGGCAATTGCTAATGATTGGAAAGCGCCCAAGTGGTTATCAATAGATAATCATTCAAATCAGGTTAACAACTTTGAATTTGATTCAAACAAATTCTTGGGGTTCACACATGAAGAGGGTAGAAACATTTACTTTGGTGACAGCAATTGTATCTGGAAATGGCTAATGAAGCATGAGCCAGAGAGATATTCTCAATTGGTAATGGAAGATTATGAGTCAATGGATGACGCTGAAGAAGAGGGTCGTGAATGGGATGAAGAAGATCTATGCATTGACTTTAAAAGTATTGATTACCTTACAGCAGTAGATGTATTGACCAGAATCTTGAATGAAGAAATTGGTTTGGCTGATTTTAGTAATAAGCCTTATTACATTAAAAAAGAAGCGGTAGTGTCATGAGTAATCCTTATTGGAGAGGTATGGTTAAAGATGCAATTGGGTGTGATGATGATTATGCAGACATTCTTTTGAAATTTCAGCACACTATATCTAACGGCATAGATTCATCTGAAGCTACTACTTATGAATTAAATAAATACTGGAAATGGATAGATTTAGAATATAAAGAACAACTAAAGGAGAATGCATAATGGAAGTAATCGGAAGAAAAATTGTAGATGTAAGATCTTTAAGCAAAAAAGTAATTGAAAAAGAGGGTTGGGAATATAGTCCACATAACTCTATTTGTTTGGTATTAGATGATGGTTCAATTATCTATCCATCACAAGATGAAGAAGGTAATGGACCAGGTTCTTTCTTTGCAATGGACAAGGAATTAGAGACTGCTTATTATATTTTCCCAAATGAAGTAACTGCATAGCATTTAACCTTTATAAACGATTACAAACGATTACAGACCCAAATGGAGGGCTTTTAATATGGAAACAGAAACACTAATTGCATTTGAAAAGAGTTTAGAATCAATAACAAGTGATAGACAAGCATTTCATCATATTGCTAGAGGTCTTTTAAAACAGAATGCTAAATCTACAGATATTTATTATGATGATGATGACCAACAATTTCAGAGTGACGAATGCGCCTACATTAGCATAAATATGAAGAGTGGTGAAACAACAAGATGTGCAGTTGGTTGGCTTATTAATGAAGAGCATTATGTTCCTGAAATTGAAGGTAAACCAGTTTACGATAGTGATGTAGAAAAGATTGTTTTGGAATCAACTCCTAATTGGAATAGAACAGAAGAAAGTATGGCTATGCTTGCTTTTGCACAAAGAATTCATGATGGTCAAAATCCTGAAGATTGGCAAAAATTATTGTCTATTGCTAATAGCAAATTGTTTACTATTGAAGGAGGATCTTTCAAATTGAATAAAATTGCTATTGATACAGTTGCTGATGACATCATTAGATCGTATAAAGAAGAAAGATATTTTGGAACTAACTATCCTAATGTTGAGCAGTAATTATCATTAGGATAACAATGATATATATATAATATATTTGACTTTAATTTAGGAAGGGATTAATGCCAGGTTATAATAAAAAAGCTTATGAAAGAAGAAAACTCGCAAGATCAATAAACCCTGAATTGCGTGATGAATACAATGTAAAAAGAAGAAGACAAAAGGTTGATAGAACCGAAAGGTATCTTGCAGAGATTGGGTTTGATTCTGATAAAATTGATACTGGCGTTTGTTGTTTTACTGAATGTAATACAATTAGAAGTAAGTACAATAAGGATTTATGCTGCGCTGCTCATCAAAGAACAATTGCTCTTTATGGGTTTTATCGCATTATAGAAAAGGAGAATTATGAAAAAGCGCCTGCGAGAGACATATGAATAAGGAATTAGGTTTCCCGAAGAGTTGGCTTGAAACTGACCAGTACTGTTATGAATTGCATAGGCAGTATAAGTCAAGCGGGAATTGGGAAATAAGGATATATTTTGCTTTCAATAAGCATCAACTTATTCGTTCGTTTTCTACCGAGGAAGAGGCTTCTAAAGAGCTTTGTTTATTAACAATGGAATTATATTGGGCAAGACAAAATTATAGGAGAGGAGTTAGATAGTGGCGAAAATCGTACTAGCATTGTGTTTGGGTTTGTATATTGGACTTCATTGGCATACAAAGAAAAGTGTAGATAATTACAAACATGGTGGAGAAAATAAAAGACACATTCATCGGCATTGGGATAAGGATTAGGAATGGTTATGGCTATTGATAAGCATGGAGAATATATGGATCTTACTTTAGAGGAAATGCAAAGTGGTATTGGTTTGATCAAAGGTTTTATGGAGGATTTGGAGCGAACCAGGTTTAAGGATAGTATTCGCACTCATCCAGACTTTGACAAAATCTATGGCATTTTAGATAATCTTAGGCAATTGGTTGAAGAGTATAAAAGGGATCTGTATGAGGAGTATGGGCATGTTCATGAAACGATTGATTGGAGACCAAATCTATGAATAATGTTAAATATAAGGCTGATGCAGTGCATATGGTTCGCATAAAAATTGCGGGAATTAAGGCTCTTCAGGATATAGAAACAGGTACGCTTTATTATGATGTTTGTGATGAGTGTGAGATGTTATTAGATGAGAATGAGATGGGATATGGGCATGAGTGCCAGTGAGAATAAGGTTACTTATGGCTATTGTATTTCTGATGAGGAAATGGATCAGGAGTGGAGAGAGTATGGGCATTTCCCTTTGTCTGAAGTAAAAGCGGGGGAAAGGGTATTGGTATTCTGTAGGGAATGCAAGAAAGAACTAGCTTTGGATGAGGTTGTAGATCATATGATATCTACAGAAAAGTATCCATTAGGACATAGAGTTCACTTCACGATTGAGAAAGAATAAGGGTATGACTACGGATTTGTTTCTAAAAATGGTTGCCTCGTACTTCATGATATTTTGCGGGGTATATCTACTTGTTACTATGATAGAACTTATAGAGGTTTATCTCAGAGAAAAGAGACTGTTGCACACTCTGAAAAAGATAGAGACTAAGGTAGATGAACTACCTAAAGGAAAGATAAGAACAGAAGAAGAAATTGAAGATGATTGGTGGTTCGCTAACAGATAGGAATACACCCCAAACACTAGGAATTTATAGCCGCAATCATGTGTTAAGTACTCTAGTAAAGGTCTAGATTGTAATATACAGATTGGTATAAATCACATAAAATACGATGAAAAGCTTATATTATAAGGGTTTTATTGCATAAATCAGTGTAAAAATCAATAAAAAGACCAATAAATGCAATATTCCCTAGGATTGATGTTTTATATAGGATACTTAGACCTATACACTCTCTCTATAAAGGTTTCTGAAGACATTAATAATTGAATCCCCAAAAATATATGTGGTTGTATCTATCTAACAACTAGTGGTCATATTTATCATAAATTTAGTATGGCTATATAGACCCAAATTCGTCATAGATTCTGTCAGGCTATTTGTAATAGAATTCGGGGGCATATTAGGTAAGGGTGTTGGGTAAGGGTATAGATGAAGCTATCTGTACAAATTACAATCAGGATTCACCCCAGAAATTTAGTTGTATAAAGCATCCCCATAAAGGTATTGGTTTATCTAAAAGATTAGATAAACCTTTACCTCTTTTTTTATACGCACTCCATGTAAGATTACACAACTGTAATCTTACATGGGAGTATTGACTAAAACATTGGCTAAAGAATTAGGTGAGGGATTATAACTTTATTTTATTTCTTTTAGACAAGGTTGGAAGTTAGGAATTGCGCTGATATGCTGGTTGGGTAATTCGTAAAGGAATTATGAAATCAGTAAAATATTGGATAAAACAACTAACAAAGGAAAAGGTAAAACAATGGCACAAGAAATGCAAATTGATATTATTAATGAAGAGGATATGGAATTTGTTAAAAGAGGGCGAAAGTCTAATCTTAGCGAATTGTTTGTCCAAAATGTTCAGAAATTGATCAAGGATAACAATGCGATTCAAACAAAGAAATTCCTCGTTCTTAAGGAATTGACAATTCCTTCGGAATTGAAGAACGAAAAGGATATCAAAAATTACAAAGCAAAGACTTCAGCAATGCTTCGTGGTTTGGGTAGCCGTTTGGGTTACAAAATTGAAATCCGTTGGCATAAAGAAACAATTCCAGCAATTCGTTTCTCATTGAAGAAATAATTAAATAACCTTTACGAATTATAATAGGGTTAGGGTAAAACCTAGCCCTATTTTTTTGTCTAAAAATAAGGTTGGGATAAAGGTGAACATAAAGATTAAATATAGAAATAGTATCAACATAAAGATTGGAAATAGCATTTAGATTTAGATACTCAATTAGATAAAGGCGTGGTGTAAGATTACTCGGGTGTAATGTTACATAAGTGTAACATTACACCCGTGCGCTAGCTTACAGCTGTGTAAGTTTGCAGCCGTGTAAGTTTTGAAACAGACGCAAAAAAGAGACCCCCTTTCGGGGGTCTCTCTAACTTACGGGGGTGTAAGTTATCAGGCTGACTTTTTGACAACCTGTGGTGTTCCGTCACCTGACCATCGGATGACGATTGCAACCTTTGCCTGCTTTGACGCTTGGCGAATTGTTGCCGAGATGCGAGCCTTTTCGGTTTTCGCATTTGCCAACTTCAGGTCAACTTTCATGCCTGTAAGTTTGCATGCCTGTCCTTTTTTGAGACTGGTCAATGCTTTGACCAACTCGGGCGAGACATTTGACTTGCGCCCACGGGGCACAAACTCCATCTCGCTTTCTTCAATGAACTCAAACATGGTTTGCCTTTCGTGTAACTTTACTGTCAGACGGGATTGCCTGACAACAACCAATCTACTCGCATTTGCATTAGATCGGGCAACTCATAAAGGGATAAAACCCTTATGGGATAAGGGTTTGGTGAATAGTTTGGTGATATATCTCAGTTTTGATAACTTACACGCTCATTTTGAAAACTTACACGGGGGCTCTCATAAAGACTTACCCTGTAAACTTACACTAAACATTTAGATCAGGTGTGTAATCTTACAGCGGGTGTAAGTTAACCAAAGACTTAACTTACACCCGCCCGTAAGCTTACAGGCGTGTAAACTTACATGAGCGTAAGAATAGTAAAGCCCGTGACCAGGGGGGGTCACGAGCCTTACCAAACTTACTTGCCTGTAAGCCGACCAAGAACTTACAGGCGTGTAAGTTACGCCTTCTTGATTACCTGTGGCGTACCGTCTGCCGACCAACGGATTACGACTGGCGTTCCCGCTTGCTTGCTTGCCTGTCGGATCGTTGCGCTGATGCGTGCCTTCTCGGTCTTGGCATTTGCCTTCTTGATGTCCACCTTCATGCCAGTCAATTTGCAAGCCTTGCCTTTAGGCATTGTCTTGATCGCATTGACCAATTCAGGTGAAACATTTGACTTACGACCACGAGGAACGAATTCCATGTCGTCTTCGTTGATGAATTCATAATCTGCCATTGGATTACCTTCCGTTAGTACCAAGCGTTATTGCTTGATAAGAGAAACAATATCGGAACCCAAATACTAATACAAGGTAATCAAATTGTAACAATGCGCTAGAACCCATAGCCCATATGAGATATATCACGGCAATTGTTACAATGTGATGACATTTGCCTTACTGGTGGGTAACTTGAGCAAATTAGATAAGTTACACGAAAGGCTTCCCAACTTACACTTGCGTTACTTTTGGGTCTACATAAAGTACACAGCAGTAAAGTTACACACATGTACTAAACATAAAGTTACATTGCTGCAAACTTACACAGGTGTAAGGTTCGCAAAGAAGCAACCTTACACCTGCCTGTAAAATTACAGCTGTGTAAGTTTAGGGTGACAAAGAAAAGCCCGTGCGGAGGGCGCACGGGCTAATCTTACTGCTGTGTAACTTTACTCTCCACGCTTTCTGAACTTTGTTGTGATCAAAGTAATCACGACAATTGTGGAGCAAATAACCATTATGAATTGTAAGTCAATATTCAAGGTCATATCCATATTTTTCTCCTTTCCGTGTAAGTTTGCGGTTGTGTAACTTTAGTCAGCAAGAATATCTTCGGGTAGTTCGTCTGTAATGTCTCGGTCATCTGCATTGTCTAGATCATCGTCACAGATTTGTGCAAAAATTACACTCATGTCAGGATCGTCACTATCCTTGTCATTTTTGATAGAGCGTAATAGTTTTCCTAATTCCTCTATATTTTCGGCGTAGTAGAGAAAACTGTCTGCCCATTCTTGATTACCCTTCTCAAATTGCCAAGATACCTCGTATGTGTTCATGTAAGTTTAGTACCCTTCCGTATCGCCTAGTATTTGTGAATATGAATGATCGCTATTTTCTATTTGTGTTGTAGTGTTCAGAACACCACAAAACTTACAGGTTGCATGGATTTGGGTAAGTGTGTACCCGTTCTGTACCTCGTGAGAGTTAGTGCCAATGAACATGAATTCATGGGGCAAGTTGTCTCGGTAATTTATTCTGTTCCTAATCTTACAGGTTAGGTAGGACATGGTGTAAGTTTTGCCTTTCGTTTAGGTGCGACTTGTTTCGCTACGCTCAACCCTACCCGATACCCAACCCAATTGCAAGCATTAGATTTCGGGCTAATTTGACCCTATTCCAGACCCTGTGTAAGTTATCCACTGAATAGATTGTCATAAACTTACATGTCTGTTAACTTACATAGAAAATACACACTCAACATAAAGATTAGTGCCAGTAAACTTACATGGGTGTAAGTCGGTTGGCGGAGCCGACTTACACCCACGAAATGGTGTAAGTTTAGGCTCTCATAAAGTCTAATCTACTAAACTTACACGCCTGTAAGCCTCTATCCACAGTGGTGTGACCAGTCTACCAGGGTGCCCGTGTAAGTTTGGGGTGATTATGGTACACGGTATAAGTGAGAATAATTCTCATTTATTGGCTCAAACAAATGCGCCCGCTTTGGGTCAAGTATGTGTATACTTACATCATGAGCAATAACGCTCATCTAACTGAAAGGCTCATCATGTCCACTAGTCCAAAGATGAAAGCAAAGGCGCTCATTGCAAAGATCGCCAAAGCAAATGTGAAGTCTGCCAAACTTCGCACGAAGCAAGTATTTGATCACTTAGTATTTGCTGAGCAAATGTACAAGGCGCAAGCGTCACCAAAGATGACAGACAAACTGAGCGTGCGTGCGCACGCTGTCAAGTTTGGCGTAGTTGTTGATCAGCGCAAAGTTTGTGCAAAGCCTGTCACGCTCAATGACAAAGGCGTTATGCGCCCAGAATTGGCTGTCCTTGCGATCATGCAAACTTTGCAGAAGCACGATAAGTCGCTTGTCAATGTGGGCTATGTGCGTCTATGCGTGAACGGTACGCCTGAAGCAAGCGACATGAATAATGATGACGCTTACAAAGTTGTACTATACCGTAAGTAGTACAGCAAGTAAGTAAGAGAGAGCGAGGCAGAAATGCCTCGCTCTTTTTTTATATTTTTTATGTGTCTCATAAAGGGTACATGCGTAAACTTACACGACTTAGAATTACATTGTGTACCGATAAAGGTACACGCTTGTAAACTTACACACACATACTACAAATGGTACAGGTACCATAAACGGTACAACGGGTGTAAGCGAGGGAAACGATGCTGCCTACACCCGCCCGCCAAAACTTACACGCTGGTAAGTTTAGATAAAGCTTTACATAAACATTCACTAAACTTACACGGTGCGGGCAGGGTTACACCTTCCTGTAAGTTTACATCTGTGTAAGTTTAGAGATATTCTGGGAAAGAAAAAAGCCCCCGATTTCTCGGGGGACTTTTCTCGGATACCAACCGATCTAGCGTTTTCTATTGTTGAGGTCTAGCCATGTCTTGGACATTGTTACATCCTTGACCGCTTTATCGTAGCCGATCTCGTATGCGATAATCGTAGTCACTAGCACTACGATTAGTAGCACCGTGAACATACCGAACCAATTCATGCTAGCCCCCATACCTTCAACCATGTCTCCATGATGACCTCGGCTTGTGCCTCGTTCACGCATGGCATACGGAATAGGTGACTGTCTGAACTGTCTCCCGTTGGGCTGGCTACCCAGATCACTAGGATATTGTCCACCCGTTCTATTGCTACGGGCATTCCCTTCATTCGGATATTTGGTCTAATTTCAGTGTTCATAATGGTTTTCCTTTTCTGTTGTTTTGTTGTGTAAAGAGTATGCGTGAAATTTTCGGTAAAGGTAGGGCTACACCCTGCCGAGACCCCTTGGGGTGGGGTTGCCCCCACCCCTTTCGGGGCTACTTGGCAATTCTGTAGCAGAACACCTTATCGGTGTCGGGGTGGGTTGGGTTGCTATCGGCTACTGATTTATCCAACACTCGGATATATCCGATTTTTTTCGTAGTGTTGTTGCCCTTGACATTGGTAAGGGTGTCTAGTTTTGCCCTAACGATATTTTCGGGGCGATTGCCAACCTTGTTAGCGATATCCGAGACCGAGACAATCACTACCGATTTTGGATTGGCTACACACCATGCCCTACGGGTTGCCCCGTTGGTTCGGGTGGCAATGCGTAGATCGGTTGGGATAATGGTTGCCGATGTTGCGATTTTTTCTAGGTTCGCCCACCATGCTTGGATTTTCGGTGTTATCTGAATTGGCTTGGATTGGTTCTTGGCACTTGCCAAGTTTGCCTTCTTTACTGTCTCTAGCGTTTTCATTGGTATCCTTCCGTTGCCCCCCTTAGGGGGGGATAGTGGCTTGGTTGCCCCTATGAATACAACGATACTACGGATTTTTGCCCCCCGTACAACTATTTTTTGGATAAAACCCTTATATCATAAGGGTTTGGTAATATATCACCAACCTACTGTTGGGTAACTTGACTTACCCGTGAGTAACTTAGGTTTGACCCTACCGAACATAGGTTCGCCCCCCTACAAATATGCATGCATAACACATCTTTTTTATGTACTCAATTTTGTAAAAAAACGAGTTTGGGCGGTGTTCGGGCGTTGGCTGGTTTAAAGTTCGGGAGGAGGGCTGGAATTGGGGTTAGAATAGAAAAAAGACCACTCGGCGGAGTGGTCTCTTTTCCTCTTGGATGTTAACTATAACGGTCCTAAGATAGCGAAACTCATACTGCCGTGTTTGCGGGAACAAACAGGATCGGCAGCACCACGAGTGCGCTTAAGCATTATATCATACACAACTTATTGTATTAGAATTATTTAGAGTTACGGTAGAAGCCATGTCCATGAAATTGGATTCCTGGCGGGGTATATGATTGTTTTAGCTCTGCGTTGCATTCGGGGCAATATTTTTGTTTCTGGTCTTCCAGAATAGATCGTACTTCTTCATGAGTATGTCCGTTAGAGCAGCGATAGTTGTACTGTGGCATGTTCCCATTATAGCGTAAAAATGGTATACTTCCTATATGAGAGTGTGGATTGATCAAGACTTATGTTGAGCGTTCCTGACCACATTGTGAAGCCGCCGTACGCAGAGACTGGCAAGGTCACGCGCTGGCAGGAATCTGCTGTGAAGTCCCCTGAAATTATTGAACGCATGCGCATTGCGTGTTCTGCTGCTGCCGAAGTACTACGCCTTGCAGGAGAATTTGTTCGTCCAGGAATAACCACCGATGAAATTGATGTGTATGTGCATAACTTGTGCATTGAGCGTGGTGCATACCCGAGCCCATTGAATTATTCGGGCTATCCAAAGAGTGTGTGCACTTCAGTGAACGAAGTGATTTGTCATGGAATTCCCGATTCACGCGTGTTGCAAGACGGTGACATCATTAATCTTGATGTCACCACATACATGAATGGCGTTCATGGCGACACCAATGCAACATTTGCGGTAGGCGAGATTGACGACGAGAGCCGCAACCTAATTTCTGTAACCGAAGAGTGCACATGGCGCGGCATTGAAGCCGTTGTTCCTGGTCGCCCACTAAGTGACATTGGAAAAGCCATTGAAACCCGAGCAAAACAAGACCAAATGAGCGTTATTCGCGCCTTTATTGGTCACGGTATTGGCGAGCAGTTCCACACCGATATTCAGGTGCTGCACTACTACGACAAGAGCAACAATACAATAATGCGACCTGGCATGACATTCACGATTGAGCCGATGATTTCACTTGGCACATGGCAGCACCGCATGTGGAACGACGGCTGGACAGCAGTCACTGCAGACGGCAAGCGCACCGCGCAATTTGAACACACCGTGTTGGTCACTGAAACTGGTGTTGATGTATTGACAGGTGGACCAATCACCAAAGGGAAAAAATGAGAGTATGGATTGACCAAGACCTGTGTACTGGAGATGGACTATGCGCGGAGATAGCCCCAGATGTGTTTCATATGATGCCAGACGGTCTTGCGTATGTCAAAGAAGGCGACAAGATTTATGCGGCCGCTGTGGGGAACCCAGAAGGAGCCGCTGGAATGGCTTCTTTCGCAGACGATAGGCTTGACGATGTTCTTGAGTCAGCCGAAGAGTGCCCTGGTGAATGCATATTCATCGAGGTAGAATAGTGATTGTAAATCTAAGCAATAAAGATTTTGACACTGTTATAAAGACCTCGCCAGTTCCAGTTCTTGTTGATTTCTGGGCCGAATGGTGTGGTCCATGCAAAGCAATTGCACCAATCCTAAAAGATATTGATGCTGAGCATTCAGATTCTGTTGTTATCGCAAAGGTTGATATTGACCAGTACGGAGATTTGGCTCAAAAATATAGCGTTATGAGCATCCCTACACTTATCCTATTCTCTAATGGAAAGATGGTTAAAAGAGAAGTTGGAGCAAAAGGCAAGACCCAGATACTGGGAATGCTTGGTCTTTAGAACTTAAAAGCATCCTCATACTGAAACTGCTTTTCAAACTCACGCCATTCTTCATGTGAGCCATGCCCGTAGTTGTAGTTATCAACAGATTTCATTACGCTCTTATGGATAGCAAAAATTAGTACAGTGGAGATGGCGAAGAAGATAAACATAGTCCACTTATTAAACCATCTCAAATAGTGAAAAATCAAATTTCTGTATCACATTTTTAGATTAGATGGATTCCATCTCTAATTATGATTGCTGGAAGAGACCAATCTTGAAGTCCCAGCCCTTTCGGCACGAGTTGCATACCATTCCAACTGTTTCTCCAGTACTGCTGTCAACAAGCGCTGTCTCTAGTCTCCAGTGGTTCTTGTCTCCGCAAATCTTGCATAAATCTGCGTACTTACCATCATCAATTAAATTCTGGTCGATGTATTCACCCTTAAGGCTTGCACCACAATGTGGACAGATATGAACTTCTTCGCTCACCAGATATCGCGCCTTCCGCCTACTTTTTCTATGAATTCCAGAACATGCTCTTCTGTTGGCTTTTCTATTCCAGAGTCGACGAGCATAACATACGCCATAGCCCGTGCAGCACCCTTAAAGTAATCGCGGTCTAGTTCTGCGTCGTGGAGACGAATGGACAACACGGTCATTGGAGATTCTGGCCTACTCATCGAAATCGTCTGGCTTTTCTCCGCACATCGGATTTCTTGGAATAGGACCACGATAGACGCATTGGCACGGACGAGCGTCAGACACTTCTAGTCCTGCCAGTCATTCTTGTCCCACATCATCTCGAATGTGGCTAAGTCTTTACGCTCTTGATAAATGTCAATGAGCGGCTCAACAATCCATTTGCCAATCAACATTCCAGTGATAATTGCAAGTAGTACCGTGTTAATCACGCTTTGCCCCTTGGTAACTCTGTGAATTGATAATTCGCGTTTCTTCTCTTTCGCCCCACCAGTATGCCTCCATACCTTCTCCTCCAGCGCCTTCCTGGATTGCATGATAGAGAGTCACGGCAACACCACGCCACATATCAATGAGTTCTGCAGCATTTACTGCGTCGTCATTCATTACGCATTTAGACACAGGATTGACAATCTTTTCAATGAATTTTTCGTAACCTATTTCGTTCATTGTTTCAGCATCTCAACTTCCTTTTCTAGGTCATTTGCATAGCCCATCCACGCATCCCTATCAAGAGT